ATTGTCTTCTCCTTAGTGGTGAAATCTCCACCTAAATCTTCAACAGCCTTTGTCCAAGCCTTCTTGAGATCTTTAACATTGATTTTATCAGGAAGACCGAATGTATCCTTTAAATCTGGATATTTCTCTGTTTTCTTAAATGTGATAAATCTCTCATCTTTCTCTCTATACATATATCCAACGAGATAAGCTGCTTCTCTACAGTAAGAAAATGTATTCTTGTTAAGCTTTAAAGCGTCACTTTCTTTCTTTGTATCGAAATCTTTACTATGTGTTGACTGTGCAATGAAATGTACTGTATACCCAAGGCTCTGAATGATACCAATATTTCTTAATGCACTCTTAAAACGAAGAGAACCTTCACCAAATGCACCAACATCCTTTAAGATTTCTGCATCTCTATTTTCAAGTACATATCTCTCACAAAATTCTTCATATTTATCAAGTGTGTCAATTACAATACAAGAGAACTTCTGCTTGAGTGCTGGATTTCTTAACTGTCCAATAATTGACTTAAAATCAGACATTGTATCAACTTTCTGCGCCATAATACCAGGAATGTTCTGATATCTATCTTCAAACTCTAAGAAAAACGGATCTTTGTCAGGTACGAGTTCCTTCAAAAACTTCATGAGTGTTGTTGTTTTACCAACACCTGTATCTCCCATCCAAACTGTAGAATACTGAGTTAAGTCAACTGACACCTTATTTGGTGTTAAATCTAATAAATTTCCAACCATGTTTTGTTTATCTCCTTTACATTTAAGTTTCTTATTATTCGCCTACCCAAGATTACTCTTGAGTAGGCTTTTTATTTTACTGCTGCTGTGCAAATGGATTATATGTAGTCTGTGGAGCAGGTGTGCTAGTATTCTTCTGGAATCCTTCTGCTGTCTGAGAAGATGATTCTCCTGCCTTGATTTCAGCTAACTTAGCCTTTCTCTTAGACTTTAATGTGTCAATAATATCCTGTGTAAGTTCATGCTCAAATACTGTTGAAGCTGCAACACCAGACTTAACATCGTTCTTTCTAATTGTTGTCTTTACCTTCTTAACAATATCTGTACCAAATGCAGCCTTCTCTACAACTTCCTGAATATCAACAGAGTTAATAACTACACCAGCAAGCTTTGTAAAGCATCCATCGTAGTAACCTGCACTTCTGAATGCATCTGCCATTGACTTATCAACTGTCATCTTAATTGGAATAAGTGAATCAGCTTCATACTTGGCATCCTTGCCAAATCCATCAGCTCTCTGACCAATAGCATTCATTCTAATTGTAAGATTCCCAGTAGGTACTTCCTTAACAACCTCATCAGTGATAGATTCGATAATACCTTCTACCTCAAATTTAGCTTCGAGAACTGTACTCTCATAATCCTTTGGCTCAACTCTATTGATGAATCTTGCTGAAATCTTATTTGTAGATACAACATTTCCATCGTTACCCTTGAAATCGTTTGCTGTAAACATACCATCTGTAATAGAGATAATGTCAGGTGTCTCTCCCTCTGCACAATGTTCAATATCCTTGAGATTCATTGCATCTGTGTACTGCTTGTAGAAATAACTCTCCTCAGAAGTGAAATTCTTATTCTCATCCTTCTTATACTTGTAAGCAAAGAAATTGATTTCATGCTCACTATCGTCAGCAGTTCTTAATACGAGACTTCCTCCGATAGCTTCCTCACCCTTCTTTGTAGTAAACTCCTCGATGTTGTTCTTTACAAGCTTTCCTGTTACTGTTACTAAATTTTTGAGTTCCTTCATTAAAATTTTTCCTCCTTAAAATTAAAAATTTATGTAAATATTGTTAATAAAACAATCTATCTAAACGCCCCAAAGGACGGAACACAGAAAATAAATTTATGTAAAAAATCTATCCTCATCAGTGATTTTTGAGTATAAAAACCCAAGGGTATGCTGTTCTTCCACCCATATTTATATTCTCTATTCAGTTTTGATTTTTGGAATTTTTGAACGAGCTGTTCAAGACTAAGAACTTACTTTGTTCTTCATAATATTCAGTATTGTATTTAACATATTCTCTGTGGTCGTGAAATCTCCACCTAAACAAGAAGCAGTTGTCTTTATTTCATAAGTCCAATCAACTTTATTACTTGTTGATTCTACTGGATAATCCATATATAATATTGTTCCTTTTGGAACAACAATATCATTGTATTTATTCTTGTAATCTTCTTTCAAAACCTTTAACCACTTTTGACAACCTGTATTATATGATTTATACTTTGCATCACTTGTATATACATGAAAATAAGGTTCAGACGGATATTCAATTCTCTTAAATTTGTTAATTACAAGTAACACTCCATCAGATATTCTATAAAGATCTTGATAATCTGTTTCTGCTAATATCTCTATTAATATCACCTCACTTATATATTCTCTATTCTTATTAATTCCATTTAACTAAAAACGACTTACCCGTTTTTAATTCACCCAAAGCACCTTCAGATGTATCTAACCATTGTTGTTCTAATTTACCACACTTACTGCATTTAAGAATACACAACCTTAATGGATACCCCATTGAATCCTGCTGTAAAGCATTACTACGTTCTACAACTTCCCATCTATGCTTGCATTTAAATAAACTCATATAAATCTATCCTTTCTAATCTCATAAGCCAATAAAACAGTGATTTACAATCAACTTAATTCATCGTGTAATTTCCCACATTTCTTACATCTAAAAATGTGTTTTACTGTACTATGCTCGTCTATAATTTCGTGAGCTATTTCAATATAATCATGTGACTCACATGGACAGATAAGATTCTCTAAATAAGATATTCTCTGTCTATATTTCAGTTTTTCGACTTCATATTTTGTTCTGTTAATCCACATAAGATTCTCCTATATGTTTATTCTCTATTCGATTTTTATTTTGGGAAATTGTTTGGTTGATTAACCAATAAGATAAAGCATTCCGATTATATAATGTAATGTCTGGTCTGTAGTGTATGTAATCTTATTCCATCTTGCCTTTAACGGATCAATAATCAGATGTGAAATAAAGATTGCTGCCAACTGCCATGTCCAACCGAATACTATTAAGAATGGAACACAATATAATGCACAATGTACAAATAAATGATACCAATTCTTTCCTTTTGTCTGTGCAATAAAATCACATTGTAATACATAATCACCAATTAAGTGACATAGCACAATCAATACAATTGTGTGTAAATTTAAATTCACCATACTCATATTTCTCACCCCCAACTATTTATTTATTCTCCGTTTCGGGTTCTTCTAAAACTGCAATACTCAAAGTTCCTGTATTACAATTTCTAGCCATTCTTGTCTTAAATCCAATCTCATTCAATTCTTTGTCTAATTTGTATAGGTCATTTTCATCTGTACTGTAAATCTTACTACCTTTACAAATCTCGACTGCTCTTACATATCTTTTATCCTGTTGAACTGAACTAACATATAACCATTGGTCTGTATCTACTTTAGATATTTTATTTCGTGGAACTACTGTGAATGGTTTAAGAACTTCTTCGATTTCATCTTTATGTTCTATGTAATTATCTACTGGATCTCGTATCAAATTAAGACATGCCTTACAACCTCTTTTATATTCCATAATAATATTCTCCAATCTACACCAAGAAATGTCAGTTTCCTTCGACTCTATTTCTTCACTGTTACATTGAAAACTGACCTTAAAATACAGATAATCAACCAAATACCAGTTGCAATAGACCATTTAAATGTTAAACCAAAGCACATTGTAATAAGCTTGATTATTCCACATGTAACAATCCAACTAAGTCCATAACATACAGCTAAAATTGTAATAACAATAACTGCTGTTGCTCCACCTTTTGTTAATTTTTCCTTCAAATTACTCATATGTATATTCTCCTTTACGCTTCAAAATTGAACTCATCAGATGAAATCTTGTTGTTAATAATCTTCTGATAAATGTCTACATATATCTCATCTTTATCTCTGTTATAAGTAACTTCTGCATATCTGTTACCCATTGGCAAATAGTACACTTCTTATAACCTAACTCATGTGCAAACCACACAAGATCCAACTGGTCAATACTGATATCTTCACTTAATGTCTGAATTACTGCATTCTTTGCAGCCTTCTCAAATTCGTAACTTGTCATTTTAATTGTCCTCTCTTTGCTTTTATACTCTCTAAATACTTTTTCTTTTCTGCTTCAACAGCCTTTTTGAAATCAAAATCATCAATTCCGTCATTATATGCTTTATAATTTTCGTAACCGTAAATTAGATTTTCCGCTTTTGTTGCCCTATCTCTATAATTTTCAACATCTTTCTTTAGCTTGCGAATACCACTATTGAGTCTTTTGATTTCATCTAAGTCGGAGGCGTTGTAGTATTTAACCATTTTATAATACATAGAACGAACCATACTCTCCTTTAACATTTCTGATTGTTCTTGTGGTATTTCCTGCTTTTTACATTTTCGATAACTTCCAAGAGATGATCCTAAAATTCCAATATGTTTTGGTGTATTTTCAAGTATGTAATCTTTATACTCATTCCACAATTCTTTACCAACCACCAAATAATTGTAATGACCATACCAAGATTTCTTTGCATCAGATTTAAAATCCTGAATAGTGACTTTTATCTCATAACATTTAATAATTCCTTTTGAATCCATTGTCATAAAGTCAACTATTTCATTTCCATGACCATTGTTATAGAAACCAATTGTGATTTCTTCGCAGCCATATATTCTCTTAATTCTGGTATCTTTTTGTAATGCAGTCTCAATATCTAATGTTTCTTGGCGTTTTGCCAACCAGTCTCACCTCCTCGCAAGAAATCGAAATTTACTTCGTTTCTTTCCAACTAATACTGTAATATGACTCATTGTATTGAGTACCAGTTTCAACTTTATAACCAAGTTCCTCTAATTTCTTTCGTGTTTCAGGTTTTAAACAACCATCTTCACTGATTGAAAATTTGCCATCTGCAATTGCATCTCTAATCAATTTTGATAACTCTGCTAATTGCTGTGTAGTGCAACTATCAATTGCATTGTTTGTCATTTTATTTGCTTCTGATGCAGACGGAATAACATTCTTTGGCGGCTGAACTTCTGGCATAGGTATATTAGAAGTAACTGCATCTTCACAACAACCTATATCACTACAGCCTATACAAAACTTATAACTTCTACTAGTTATTGGATACTTACAAGTCATTTGAAATTTCACCTCCTGACTCAGCTAAAAGTTGCTCATACTTTCTTTTTGCTTTGGCTAACTCTTCATTTTTCAACTTCTTTTTTATTTTATCAGCAGTCTCTTGTCTGATTTTTGGATAGTCTTCAAGTAATTTTTTACCATGTTCAATGTCAAAAATAATATGTGAATTAAAATCATCCCAATCTACAGCACCATAAGATCTTAATTTCTCTAAAAACTCATTGTAATCATCCTGTACTAAATCCCAATTTTCACTATTAACAAACATCAGACAACCAACATTGCCATTATCCCAATGAATATAATAATCATCGTTATTACCTTTATAGTTAATAAATGAATTTGAGATATTATGACCTTTGTAGATTCTAAAATCTTCAAAATCAATTTTATCTCCCCAATTGAATCCCAACGCTTTTAGCTTTTCACAAGTCTTTAAATATTCATTTGCTCTATATCCATAACCATATTGGCTAGTCTTTTCAAACTCATTGATATATGTTTTCAAGAACTCTATTCTCTCATCTATTGTCATCTTTTTACCTCCACATGAAACCGATAATTCTTACTTATTTATTCTCTATTTTTAAAATCCCACTCAATAAAATCTTCTAAATCATATTCACCAGATTCTTCTTCCTTAATCTCAGGAACAAATACGTTATAATTACCTTCGCTGTGATCATGTTCAATAATTTGTTTCAACATTTCATACATATTTGTAATTCCTAACTGATATGCTCTTTTTTCGCCTTCAGTCATTCCATCACAAATTTCATCATTTTTGCTTTCTAATAGATCCTTATATTTTTCTAAGCTTTCTACGATTAATAAAAATTCTTCATTCATTATATATTCTCCTTTCATTCCACAAGAAACGAATCTTTCTTGTTTTTAGTTCACATCATTATGTGTTTCGCCATCTGAATAATAAATATTCCAATCCTTGAATAATTCAATCAATTTATCATTATCCCAATCATATTCATTACAATGTGTAATGGCGATTGATTTTTCGTCTCCAAAATTTCCTACATCATCGGAACATCTACTATACAATTCTCTCAAATCAAGTGTTCCATATCTCAATGTATCCTGGAATGGATTTGGTACATTTGTTTTATCAAACATATACTCATTGATAAATCTCTTATTACATTCAGATGGGAATTTACCAGCACCATGTCTTGTTAAATAAGTACGAGATACATAACAAGTTTCAATATTTATCTCATCATTCCATTCAACGTTTTCAATTATTCTCTTGGGATTTTCTATACCTGTATTAGACGGTGTTAGATGTGGAAAATATTCGGTATTATTCTGATCAAGTAATAAACCTTGTGCAGCTTCAAACACAATATTGTCAAACTGATTTAAGAAATAATTATCTGATATAGTCAATGAGTGATTATTCATAAAATCCCAATCATCCAAAAAATGTTCAAATATACCATTATCAAAGAATATTCTTGACCATTCATCTGTTAATATGATATTCTCTCTTTCAAATTGTTCTAAGTAATATTCCCTGATATGATTATCTACATCAGTTACACCAGCTTTGTATCTTTTGATAGTTTCAAAAATTCCTAATCCACAACTACCATGTTTATTTTTTCTACGATTCTCCTCTATAATCTGATTTGCCATCATATCAAAAGGTGTAGTCAACATACAGTTTTGATTAATATAAACATTCGGAATATATCCTAATTTCATCAATTCATCATATTCCTGCTTAAAAATAATTGGATTAACAATAAAATCCTCAGATAAATATGTACTTGCATGATTGAATGTTCCAGATCCAAAATGATGAAAGACATGTCTGATTCCATCAGGCGTTGTTACGGTATGTCCTCTTTGAGCACCACCATTTGAACAAACAACAATACTATTAGGTTTCTGTGAGAAATAATCTGTCATTAATCCTTTTCCACAATCTCCAAAATTAGCACCTATCACAATCTTAATGTCTTTCATCTCTTAAATCTCCTATCCTACCAAGTAATTCCTTCTGAGTTAGAAGGTGTAGTAACTGTATCTGTAACATTATTCTCTGCTTCACTAACAATAATATCTACAATCTCATTTGTAATACTATCCATAGTTACTCTTCTAAAGTGTGTATCATCAAGATACTTCTTGTAAGACTTCTCAATTTCTTCTTCATCCCATCTGTAACCATGATTTACATCTAAATGATAAATGTTAAATTTCTGAGAAGCCTCTTCGTATAAATCCTTAGTTTCTACATCAGACTGAAGATTATCCCCTGTAACCTCTGATAAACCATGACCTCTACCCTTAAATGGAAGATATGGATTTAACTGCTCATCACCCATCGTAATAATAATTCCTTTTCTTCCACGATTTAGACAATCAAGCTTTGTATGGCGAGAACCGAAATACCATGCTGCTGTGTAGGATTCATAGCTGTTTCCACCACCGCCAAATTCAAAATAAATCTTGTCAAGCTGTTCAGCAATACGAATATCTGACTCAAACTGTGAAGCCTGAATTGGACAGCTATCACAAGCTAAGTCACCAATACCCATGATAAGGAATTCAACATCTGTAACCTTTTCATATAACTTAGTCATAATTACATTTAACTTCTTTGCCACTTCAACGGCAGCCTGTCCCATAGAACCAGTTACATCAAGTGCAAGAATAACAGGGATTGTGTTTGGATGTTCCTCTGTATCGCAACACTCTCTAATAACATTCTTAGGATCAAGTGCAGAATCAATATTTCTTGCCTTAAACATATCCTGATTAGAATAAGAACCTCTAATCATACCATCCGTTGAAACATTCATACCCTTTGTTGTTGAATAACTTACATAACTATCTCTTGTCCATGAACCACATCCCATATTACGCTTCCTCCTCTTCATCTACTTCTGTATCATCGTCATCATTACTACTCATATCAAAATCGAACATTCCGTCAAACATATCGCCCATATTTCCACCCATCATCATAAGTGGTAACATAGAACTTATTCCACCATTTCCATTCATCATGCCAGCAGAGTCATTGTCACCTTTCATCATCTGAGAAAGCATCATATACTTGAAGATATTATTTGTACCTTTCTTACCCTTGATAATGTCACTACCAAACATTGAAACAATCTTGCCATAAAAATATGTATTACCCATAAATACATGTCTTTCAGGAAGTACAGTTTCGATTGTTGAGTCCTCATAATTAATTACTGTGATCTTTGTCTTATCAGCTTCAATAACGCATCTTGGCTTGCCATTTACAAGAATGATATCGCCCTTCTCTACCTTATTAGTTGGAATAATAAAGAAGAATTCCTCTCCAATATCAAATACAAAGTTACTACAGTTTGTGAGCTTGCCAGTCTTGATGTTATATGTCTTGTAACCACCATTTGTCTTAACTGCAATACCACCATTCATAGAAAGTCTACACATTCCACTTCCTACCTTGCCAAACATACCATTTAAAAAATTGTTCATCATATTTATTTCCTCCTATAATATAAAAATTATTGTTTACAAATATTTATTCTCTCAATCCATTCAACACTCTCATCAAAACGTGTCTTGTAAGATTCTTAACATCACCACTGTAAAATCCACATTCTATGTCACAAGCCTTTAGAACTTCATCAAGTGTTTTATTCTTCTCTTCTTTTATATTGTAAGCACATTTCTGACTGCCAAGAGTTTGCATTACATCAGACTTTCTTACAAATCCCATTTCAGATGGCAGCTTAGATAATTCTTTTCGTAATACTGTTTTATCAATTAACTGTCCCATAATGTTATTCTTCCATTTCTATCTTCTGACCAATAAACTTCTGAAGCTGTTCATTTACATTATCAGGATAAGTTTTCACGACATAATCAGTGCAAACATGAATTTTTGTAATCACTTTATTCTCATCATATTCAATACTTCCAAGTGTTCCACCTGGAATTCTGATAGGCAAACAACCATCCTCATGATCACAAAGCACATAATGTTTCCAGTGTCCATTAGGATCAAGTCCAGCAAGTTTATCCAATTCTGTTGTGATTCCACAATAATATTCATTCATTTTTGAATATTTTGAATTTGCATATTTGTTAATCAGCTTCATGATACAGTTCTCCTATTTCTTTTATGTTCCTTATATAAAGCATTTAATTCCTGCTCTAATTTCTTTTTCTCCATAGGATTCTTACAATACTTTATTCTCTTCTTAAGAGTAGATATATCTTGTTTTGGAGGTTCAAGGCATTCAATAGGAAAATTATCACCAAAATGCATTTCATTAATTGTTTCAAGAAGCTTTGTAACTGGATCTTCTTGTACCTGTATGCCTAAGTCTTTATATTTTTGTTCAAGTTCATTTTGTATTTGAGCTTCTGCCATTGCACTTATCATTTTTCCTATGGCATCTATCTGTTTACCAACTATTAAGACTTTTGTAGCATCACTTATTTTTTCAAAAGTATCATGTAACTCTGAAATATCAATCACCTCGTTCTACTCTATGTCGCAACCTCTATATTTCCCTTCATATCGTTATTCCTCTAAATTTTTACCACATAACGGACAAAATTTTATTTTTAACATTGCCGATGCATATTCACCACCTGAACTATCAGCAAATAATGTGTTATTATAATAATGTCTGTCAATAGAAAAATTTCCTATTTGACAAATATCTCTATTACTTTCCCAGCTAATCTTTTGTCACTCTTCACAAAATTTACACATCACTTACACCTCCAATCTGCCCAAAAGAAAGAAAAATTTCTTGCTAATCTAACCATCTATTATCCAAATAGTAGAACCCAAATACCATTCCACCGATTAAAATAACCCAAAAGATCCAGAAAATAATAATTGGAAAATCAGATTCTAGCCTTTCTATCGTCTCGTCAATAGTCAAATTATTATAAAATGATGTGTTATCAGAAATGGTTTTATCTCTCAAATCTGTAAAAATTGTTCCTTTATATTCAGTGTCAACACCATAATACTTATATCTCACATGACTTGACTCTTTAATTGTGTCAATATAATCAGTACCAGGTAAATCAATTTTATTACTTGTGAAAATTACTCCACAAAACAATATTTCTTTGCACTTAATATCTTCACTTCCAACTTTATCCCAAGTCCAATATGTTTCTGTTGTATAATAAGTTTGTGATTTGCCATTAACAGTTCTTGTATGAGCTACTTGTCTTGTATGCATCGTATATTGCTCTTTAATTTTTTCTACATACATATATTCTCCACCGATTTCAGGATATGTAACTGTATCTACCGCTTTTAAATCACCATATACAAACGCATTACCAACATTTGTGTCCATTCCGTATTGGAACATTTCTTGACTTTCTATCTTAACAGCCTTATTATAAATTTCATTTTTATCCATTTGGCATTCTGAAATCTTGGAAGAAATCAGAATACCAAACAGAATCATAACTGCAATGATAGAAATACTAGCCAAAATTTCACGTTTTGTTATTTCAAAATCGCCAAAATCAAAACCCTTTCTACCATGTCTCATATACTAATCCTCTTTGAACAACGACTGTGGAGCATCAACTGGCGCATTGTAATCCAGATACTCATATTCCTGCACTTCATATCCAAGCAATCCAAGGAACTGTCTTGTAGGGAACTTTCTTACATATCTCTTGTATTCCTTAATCTGCTTATTGTAATTGCTGCGATACTCTGCAATCATATTCTCTGTCATAGATAACTCATTCATAAGAGTCTTATAGTTCTCATTTGACTTCAACTCAGGATATGCTTCTGCAACTGCTGTAATAGCTGTTGTTACATTCTCAATATCTCCTGTTGATCCACGACCATCTGCAACTGCTGTCAATGTATCAGCTTCATGTTTGTCATACTGTTTTACGCAATCAGCAAGGTTATATACAAGATCAACTCTTCGCTTTTCCTGTACCTTAATATCTGATGACGCTGTATTTACCTGCTCCTCAAGTGCAATAGCTTTATTCTGCGAACTCTGTACACCAAATACAATCATCAAAATAACTGCTAATACTCCTACGCCAATAATTACTGGCACTTTCCAATTTGTGTTCTTCATTTAAAATCTCCTTTATATGTAATATTTTTATTAGTTATACTGTAATATTCTCTTATTTGTTGGGATTCCCATAGCCGAATGGCTTAGATATGATTAAAAATTTTCCAAAGAAAGATTGGTTTACTGTGACTCTCCTGAATTATTAAATTCTCTACCTTCAATGATATTCTGAATACCTGTTTTACATTTTTCTAAAGCAAAAGCACATGCGTTATTATAGATAAGTTTGTCGTGTTCTGCCGTTGGATTGTCGTATACGCTATCAATAGCTTCATCAATACCATCTATAAACCTGTTAAGTCTTTCAATAATTGTTGAATCTTCATATATATTGTAACCTGTTGGTTCTGATATGCTTTCTAAATACTTATCAACAGCTTCGTTTTCTTCTTTTGTTGCTTCTCTCATAGAATGTTCAAAAGCTCTCAATTCATCTTTACCAAGCCATTTGATCCATGCGCCGCAATCATCACAATAAAGTCCTGTGTTATTGCCTTTTACTTCTGTATGTAGTGAAATGCTTCCACATTTCTTACAACAATTCTGATACATAATTTCACCTCCAGTATATTATTCTCCAAACTCACAAGTGTCACATGTTGAGAAATACTTATCGTGGTCTATACAGCATTGTTGTCTGTTGTCATCTTCAAATTCTTCTTTCTTAAAATTTATACAAAATGATTCACATCTACAAGTCAACATAGACGCAATAGCCATTCCGTGAACAATAGCCATTTTACACTGATTGTTATCTTTAAACACCGTAGAATCAACCATCATATCAAATTCTTCCGATGCAATATAATCCAATATTTTCTGTTGTAATTCGGTTGAATCAATAAGCACTTTATAATTATCCATTTAGCACCTCTTTTCATAAAACCAGATGATATGTTGCTTTCTCCTGTGAAGTTACTCAGATAAAATCTTCTGGAACATATCATCTACTGAGTCCAATAAGTCATATCTCTTATCAAATGCTGCTGTTGAGCTTCTTGCAAATTTACGCTCAACCATGTCGATGTAGTAAGTCATTGTTCCATCATCGCCCATATAGAATTCATTCCATTCATCATCAGACATCAATCTTCTAACATTTAACTGATCGATGGCAAGATTATCAAAGCTAACTACCTTAAATTTCTCAATAATATCTGCAAGATTTTCATATAGCCAATTCTGCTTTACAACAATGTTTTCATGATCTTCTGAATAAAAATCATCACCACGTCTTAAATGTTTATAACCAAGAATCAACATCTTCAGATTATTGTTCTCTAAAGCTTCTACGTCCGATGGCTTTAATACTCCATTGATTACATGAATGACCGCATTTGGATATTTCTTAATAAGTTCGATAAATTTTTTTGTAGGATTTACAAGTGATACACCAAGACCATAGATAAGTTTTTCATCAACAAGCTTTCTAATGAGTTCTTGTTTTTTCTCAAAATGAATCTGATTTACCGTCATGTTTACAATAATTTTTCTATCTTTGAGTTTCTGTAAGAATGGAATTAAGTCAGGATGACTTGTGGCATCTCCACCACCAAGAGCAACTTCCTGATATGGATGAAGTGTGTTAATAAATTTCTCATTCAAAATATCTCCAAATTTTCCATCTATTGTGCTACCTTCATGGCAAAATGGACAACCCATATCGCAAAAATTACAAATTTTTATATCCATATTCTCTGCAAAAGCTGGTACAAACTCATCATCTTCTGTCTCTCTGATCTTTGTTCCATCGCTAAAAATTGTAGTTTTAAAGTTACCATTTATGTATCTTCCTAATAATTCCATTCTTAAAATCCTCCTAAATTAAATCAACCATCGTATCCATATTTACCAAACGCAACAATTTTATCTCCACTTTTACTTGTATATCTATCTACAAATGTTTCAAGATCATCGTGCTCCCACTCCTCATAGGTTTTAGCATCCTCGTCTGCAATATTGTTCTCTTTTGCGTATTTGGAATAATACTTTTCTTTCGCAGATTTTGACAAATCTGACCAATCTTTAGAAAATTCATCTTTATGATTTTCATAGTCTTGTGCTGCATATTTCTTATCATCATCTGATAAACTATTTGCTTTTACAAATGACTCAGAACCCCATTCATCAAAAAGAAGTTCGCCATTCTTCCACTGTTCAAATTCTTCCTCGCTACATATTGTAAGTGAATGTGTACTTGATGAGTTAGTTTCATAAACTCCAAGTCTAATCTGTCTCTTCATAAATTAATCCTCCGTTCCATATGCTCTTGGATACTCATGATCAATAGCATCCAAATTAATCAATCCACTACGTTTCATATCTCCAAAATATCCATATTCGTCACCATCCTGAATAACAACATACTTCTTATTTGTCAGATATTCTTCTAATGATATATTCTCTTTTTTGAGGAATCCACTAAGCATATCTTCATCAACATACCCTGTATATGGTTTATCAAAATGAAAATATCCATTATTGCCTTCCCAATATTCGATTGTATCAATTCCCCAATCTTTTTCTTTCTGTTCAAGCCACTCATTAAGTTCATCCTCTGACTTACCATATTTCTGCGCATAATCGCTATCTTTATTTTCTGGATGATTTTTATCAGCGACTGAATCTGAAATCATCGGAATAATAATCTTTTTAAGACCATGAACATATTTTAATGCAAGTGATTCAAGCTTTTTATAATTTTCGTCATTATACTCATGCACCAATGAAGCACAAGCATACAACCATTTGTCATGAAAATTACTTAATGCTCTAAATGGACTTCTGCCAAACTCCATATTATGATCCCAAATATGCCATTCGCAATCTTTTTCACCAGTTTCTTTGTCATCCCATAAATAGAAATCTTTTGCAATCTCATCTGGTGTATAATGCTCATCTTTCTTCATAATGCAAAGTGAATGCTGACTACTTGAATTTGTCTCGAAAACACCTCTACGAATCTGTCTCTTCAATTTTTCTTACCTCCTTGCTTTAATATTCTCTCTTTATAACAAAAGGAAACCTGAATTTACTGTCACTTGTTAATTAACATATTCTTTAATTCTTGCTCTCTATCAAAAACTAACTGACTATATCCTTTAAACCCAAGATCCTTTTCCAATTGTTCTATAATTGGATTTTCTACTACTTCGTAAATATGTTTTATTTCGAATGCTTCTAGTTCATCTTTGTAAACAATTCCATTTGCTAATGGGAATAAATCCACATAAAACCTTTTTCTCCATAATGTTTTATATCCTATAAAATCTTCAATGTATCCACTTCGTTTAATCAATTCAGAAAATACAGTATCTTTATTTCTAAATTCTTCTACTCTATTTTCAGGCAGTTCCCCATATAAATAGACATATCTGCCACCAACACTATCTGCATATTTCCATATTCCGTTTATTTTTAAATATAAATATTTTTTATGTATATAAACTGCTTTCATATTAATTAATTTACTTTCTATTAACCCATTCCTTAAACTCTTTAAAATCTTCCTTTGTAAGCACAATATCAGAATAATAGAAATCTTTATTCCAGATAATCGCCCAAATTTTCTTCAACTTCTCAAAGAACGGTCTTTGCTGAGTATAAAAGTTACCGTTTGTATATGTTAAGAAGGCATAATCTCCATCTTTATAATCATAAATCTTAAAGTGGATCCCTTCATCACATCCACATTCACAGTTTACGATTAACTCATCATCTTTGAAATTCTTAAATACTGCCATAATAATCTCCTTTACTTACCATTACAAAGTCCGACCTTGTAATCGTCTTTCACATCAATAGTAACTTCTCTCTGAAATTTTCCTTCCTTATCATATAGAGATAGATAATATCTATTACCACGTTGTTCTAATACAACATCTTCATTTTCGAATAACTGAACTCGTTTCTGTTTCTGTACCATTCTAATCTTCTCCTTTCCACTCGTCCAACTCATAGGAGTCATTTATCTGGTCATCCAACTTTCTAACCTGTTTTCTCAGCTCATGTTCTTCCTTTTTACTATCTGTTCTCTGACACTTTTTCCATAATTCCTCACGCTGCTTAGTTAGTTCATCATACTTATCAGATACATCAATCTCCTCTATAACAGAAATCTCAATCTTTTCGCCACAATGAGGACAAAACTGAATTGGATAATTGTCTGTCTGTTCCCATTCATCTTCATAAGATGTGATGACTTCTGTATGTGAAGTGCAGAATCTTGGAATGTGTCTTTCGTCATCCCAACAATCATCACTATGAACTAAATCTTCACCTGTAAATACAATAGCTTTATCATTTTGAATTTCATCACAGCAATGCGTAAATGGTTTATACTTGTATGAATGAGTATCATTGAATTTTAATTTGATTAATTCTATCTTCATATCTTTATTCTCCTAATTTTTTGCCACACCAAGGACAATACGTAATATATTCTTTTTGATGAACAAATCCATCATCATACTCATCCCATTCAGATGTTTCTATATCCAAATAATATTCATTAGTTAATGGATCTACATATATTCGATTGTCTGGCGAGTCATAATCACAACGATTGCACATACACTTACCTCGCTTTATCACATTCGTTAAAATCTAAAAGCATCTTATATTTATATTCTCCAAATCTTTCTTTCCAACGCTGCTTTGCTTTATCAGTATCCCAATCAAAAGGCATCATATGATAATTGATGAGGAAACATGTATCTAAAACAACATCAGAATCAACATGATACATAGCTGTCATATATTGGTATGAACCATAACAATGATGCTGATAATAATGAGCTATTCCACTTTCATCAAATGTTTGTGTGCTTAATTTGCCTAAATCATGATACAAAGCACCTATTCTGAATCTTGCAGGATAAGAATATTTTGTACAAAATAATCTTGATGCATATTTACAGTGTTCAAATAAATCCATTGTATGATGTGGGTTTTTCTGATCAAATCCTCTCATATCTGGGATATCATTTGGTTCGTAATTATTTAATAAATTGTGAATAATAATCTCATCGAATCCTTCCTCATAGAACGGAATCTGGAATTTTCTAATCTGCTTATCCAACACAAAGTCAGGTACAGGGTGTTCTCTATGTAAATTATCTTCTTTACACCATTCAAATGGCTTTGGAATAATTACACATACTTTTCTGACATTTAAACCATTTACTTTCATCATAATTGCTCTGCGAGATTTCATAGTCAGATTAGTTGCATCAGCAATTACATTCTTTTTATTCTCTAAATTCTTGCGTATTCTATTGTGAAAAATTTTAAACACTTCTTCATTATGTTCTTGATCTTCGTAATTACCAGTTAATTCTTCACGAATTGCATCTGATGATATAATTATTGTATTTGGATTCTCATTGGCAATCTGAGTGGCAATGGTTGATTTGCCACTACCACTCAAACCGCATATGATATACAATGTAGGTTTATTCATTTAAAGTCTCCTCAAATAACTCTTCAGCTTCTTCCATATCAGGTACATCAGATGTATCTTTGGCGATTCCCTCAATTACCTTAAACTCAAACACTTTATCCTTATAAGCCGTAAATGTTGCTCTGTTATCAATACGAACAACTACACCTTCAGCAACATGTGTCTTGCCGATTTCATCTGCTGGCATACCATCAAGATATTTATTTACTCTTTCTTTCAAATCTTCTGGTGTAGTAAAAATAAACTTCTCTAAATCAGGTACATGCTTAACACCTAACTTGTCACACCATACTTCTACAGTCTCCCAAGGTACTTCAACAACTGTTCCATCTGCTGTTGTCATTGTCATTCGATATACATACATCTCATTTTCGCCTGGTTCACAACCATATGAGAATGTTGTAGTGTCACCAAATTTCTTTGTAAAATCTTTTTCCTTAACTCCTTTATTAGATACTGAACCCATAATTGGTGTTGTTTCATTTACATATCCGACAATTTCATAAAAAATTTCAGCACCTTCAGGAAGCTTGTCTTTTAATAAATCATGGTATTTCTTTCTAAATCCATTATCAGAATAATATCCATCATTCTTTGTCATATCCTTTAATACAACTCTTCTACTACCAGATACAACAGAAATTTCTCTTGTACCCTTTGGCTGCATATGTAAAAACTTTCTCAGCTTACTATTCTTCTTTGTAACCTTAACAGTCTTCATAGTACGAGCTGATGTTCCGTGGAGCTTACGAGTAATATAAATCGTGTCACCTGGCTTAAATGCTGACATATTATATGCAAGCTGTGCAGTATCTTTATGCTCTTCAAAAAATGGGTATGATACTGTTTCTTTCTGAAACGTGTTCTTCTTATTTGAACCATTTCCATTACCTCTTGAACGATTCTTTCCTCTTGGAATATATTTCTGACAAATCTCATGACCACCAAGGACTGTAATCTGATCGCCATCTTTTAATTTTGAAATATCTGTATACTTAGAAAGCGTCTCAACAGGTAATACAAGTCCTTCTGACTTCTCACCTCTAAGTCTAATAGCGGTTACATTTCTCTTCTCAGCATCCATATAACCACCAATGTTGTTTCCATTCTCATCTTTCTTTCTTACAAGGTTGTTGTCTGTTGCATACTCAAGTGATAACTGACCGTCAGATGGAAAGAAGACTACTTTTTGTCCTTCCTGATAACTCAAATCTACAATTACATTCTGTCCAAATACTTCTACACACTGCAATCTATCAGCGTTACTATGTTTTCTTAATCCTTTTAATGTTGTGATATAAGCACAATACATAAGTTCCTCTTACCTTAGTAAGTAGTGCGCACTTTATCCTATAGGAACTTTTCTATTTTTTCCTTTCTTATTTAATCTTCTAATTTGTTACCTTTTGCTTCATTACAAAGCTTACACATTGTTTGATAGTTACTAATATCATCAATACCACCTTTTGAGCGTGGTATAATATGATCTTTTGTCATTAAAATTTCATCACCATTATCATCAACTGCATACAAATTCAGATGATATGTTGATTGGTCTGTGAATTTTTCTTTTGCAAAATACTTTCCTTCAATTCCACAAATCACACATTTACAACCTTTAGTGAAAAAAGTCTGGTATCTCTGACTGTTGCTTTTAATCAAATCTCCATCAAAATCAACTTTTGCAAGTTGTCTATCTTTCTCAAACAAAACATTTTTAACCTTATCGTATACCTCATCTATGGAATATATGGATTTTCTGATGAGATTGTCATGTTTTGGTTTAAACTCATGTAATCTAATATCTTTATTTGAAATAAAAACATTTTCTGCATTTTCCTTGCTTAATAAGTCAACCAAGTCTCTTACTGTGTGAATTTTATTGGAAATAGAAATAGTATTACCATTCCATTTAATTCCTGTAATCTCTGTATCAAGAATAGGCGACAATGGATTGTTATTCTTCGGAAATTCTGTATCTAAGAAATCCTCAATTGTCTTATATTTACTTTTTAATCTTTTTCCATTTATGAAATAATTAAATTTCAAACCCTTAAATTGCTGTTTCTTACTCATAAAACATATCTCCTTATAATTTATTGTCACCTATATATTCTCTCTTATTTCAGCTCAATTTCACCGAATTTTAATGTATCATCTTCAAACATTTTGTTACCCTAATATTTACCAACAAGACAAGCTTTAAATGAACTTACAGCACCAGTTGCTGCCGATATAAATTTTAATTCCTGTTCAATTGGCTTAACTAATGCATCAAGTGTCTCTTTATTTGCAAATATATAAGGCTCATGCCCCTCTCTGTATACAAATTCTGCAATTTTCGTATTTAACTTATCCACATTTATCTTATCTACTATTGAAAATGTTTCCATTTATTGTTCTCCTTTCCTAAAGAAATGCTTCTTTAATTGGATTGTTTATTCTCCCATCTGATCTACAATACTCTGTAACTTATCAACATATATTTGAGCTTCTTCCTTATTATTTAGCTGCTTAATATCAGCAGGTACAAAAGCAAACTTCGATTCACCGAAAACATCATTATTCGAACAAACTTTCATAAACCGGCACATAGTTTCAGCATCAACCCGATCTAAATCTGGCTGTAAACAAATCACATCACCCTCCTGTGGATGCAGTTTTCTAACTTTAATAAGCGTCTGTTTAAATAACTTCTTTTTCTGTCTTTTGTTCATATTGTTATTCTCCTTCGAATATTACTCTTATTGGCTTTATAGCTTCGTCATTTGTTGGTATAAGAAACACTTTGTCATTTCCAACCTGATCTTTAAATATTTTTGGAGCTTCAACAAATGTAACTCTTTTTGAGCTATCACTATCCAGCCACTCTTTAAACTTTTTAAGATTTTCTTTTTCAGAAATTGCAGCACATGGACTTACTTTATCTATTAATTCTAAAAATTTTTGTCTTTCATCTTGTGATAACTCCATACTGTTATTCTCCTATTCACTTACTCTAAACACCTTTGCATCACCAACTGCCAAATCTTTTACTTCTACAAAAGAATTTAGATTATCTTCCATAGTTGTAATCAATATCTCATCAAATAAATCTTCCATCATACCAAAGAATCGTACAGACGAATAAAATCCTGGATATTCTTTTGAACGGTATTTATTAACACTACCTCTTAATACAGGAAGTCCATGTTTTCTACGCTTATTGTTATCCCAATGGATAGGATTATCATAAAAAGCTTTCTTCTTTCGTCTGTACTCTCCTAATTCTTCTCTTGCAAGCTTGTCAATCTCTTTTTCTCGTTCCGTTTTCGGAGGTTTACCATGAATAATATTGTCAAATTGTTTTCTGACATTATCGTTTACTTCTGCTTTTTCTGAATCACTCATCTTATCAAAATTCTGAAATACATCTAATAGTGTGTTTTTCAAATTGTTATTCTCCAATTTCTATATACTCTATTATCCAACTGTCGTATTTATTTTCTTTAATTAATTGCTGATATAAATTTATCCATTCTTGTGCCGAAAGACCTTTGTACTTCCAAACACATTCTTTCCAATGTCTGTGTATAAAATGACCTCTTGTTTTTAACTCAATGCATTTTACACATTTATCATATAATTTCTTGGAATACCAATTCGATCTCCTTCTATTCCAGCCATTATACGAGCCATCTATAAATGCTTCAGTCGGATCATATCTGCTTCTCATATCAGTAAGAGTTCTGTCGTATAACTCAGTTTTTGCATTGTATAAACAATGAAGCAGAAAATAGATGTCTTCATAATCATTTTTAAAATTCCATTCTTCAATATTTAAATCAAAATACATTATTCTTCATTCCTTACTACATTAAACTTAATTGGTAACATAGCCGTAAATCTACTCTTCATCCAAGGTTTTTCTTTTGTTGCAAATTCATCACCAAATTCTTCTGCTAATACAAAATCTCCAACAGTGTAGACAATAGAATATCCAGTTAAATCTTTTGGAATCTCCTTATTTACATTACAGGTTTTAAGACGAATCATTTTATCTATGCACTCACCCATTAAATCTTGAAAGAATACAAACGTTCCATCACAATTGCAACGCTGCATTGTGAAATATTCAAAATCTGCATCTGGATCATGCTTAATAATTACATTAAAATAAGGTTTGTCACCTTTAAGATAAGGTACATCTGCTAAAATTTTTCCATTTTTAGTGTAATTAACAACCGTAAATAACTCTCGTATGTCCTGTTCAATCATGGATTCATATTTATTATTCTCCATGCCATTACACTGACCTGATGCAATTCGTTCTTTTACAAATTCTAATGATTTACCCATAAATTTCTCCTAATTACTCAGTCTGTATTTATCATATTCATACATTGAACAATCTTCGCAATAAAGATTTTGTTCTTTACAATCTTCACAATCAAAACATCCACCATAAATGCCACCATTTTCATTCATCTTACAGGTATTACATTTACAAGTTTCACATGATATATTCACTCAATCACCTCCCCGAATGAAACGTGGTTTTCCTTGCCCTTTTCAACCTCTGAAAGCCTTGATTTTAGGGCATTTTAGAGATTAAGATTTTTACAAATTATTAGTTACACCTCATTATTCTCTTTTTGGTTCTTATACATATCGAAATTTTCACACATGTCACATTCAAGAGAAGACCACTTATTGTCACAAGATTTACACTTATCATGCAAATTATTCTCAGCAAGTCCTTCTTCGCAAATATCTACAATGTGTTCACATAATTTCTGTGGTATTACACTTCTTTCTTTTGCCCCTTTTAATCCTTGTGTGCCGGTTCTACTACCTCTTGGAGATGATACATGACACGGATCTCCGTTCTTACACATAGGTAGAAATTTTGGATTTGGATGATTTGTCCAAATATCAGTTGGTTTCATTCTTGTATCACCATACTTGCAATATGTAACTGTGTATCTTGGTAAATCTTGCATCCAAGACATCTTCCTCATACCACCACGAGGATTTTCAATAAAATAATAAGTTGGATTTAATTCCTTGATTAAGGAAACGACATGCTGATCAGTTGCATCACAGAATTTTGCATAATCACTGATTGGATCAAGATTACCAGTTTCAGGATTCTTTCTTCTATGATGACTTATTGCAGCAATACTGAAAGTTGTACAGTCAGGCGATGCCCAGATAACATCTGGATGACCAAACTTTTCTAAAATATCTTGTGCAGTTACTTGACTAATATCTGCATATAAATCAATGTTTTCAAAATCTTTATTCCATTCTACACTGTACACTTCATGACCTCTTGCTTCAAAAGCTTTGCCAATTGAACGTGTACCAGCAAATAACTCTAATACTTTAATAGTCTCTTACCGATAGTGGTGCGCACCTTTAACTCATGAGACTATATTTTCCTTTCTTATAAAATTATATCTACATTGTTATTTAGTTTCGTGACAAACCAAGAAACCAAAATTTCAAGTCAAAATTCATTTTCAAAAGCCCTTATTTTTAAGACTTTTAAGACCTTGCTTTTTATTATTCTTTACTAATCTTGATACTCGACATGATAATCTGTCATTTCAATCTCATCTCCACAAGGTAATTCAGGAATAACATCTTCTCCATATTCCCATCTAATAGCAAGACTTCTATTACAATCACAACCAAAATTACCTTCTGTGAAATAAAAAATTGCACTATCTTCTGGATATTCATATCCTAAGTCATAATGAATGACAAATGTTTTGTCCCTATATTTAAGAGTGGCAACGAAAATTGTCCTCTTATGAGTCATAATTCCGTGTTTACAATCAGTTGCCAGTCCTTGTTTCTCATATTTATCCTGCCTGATTAACTGAATAAACTTGTTCTTTTCTTCTTCAGTATTAAAATAGTAATAACCCTCTTTTATACCTAAATCTTTCTCGATGGATGGATTGGCATCGTGATTCCATGCACCACCCCAAATATGAACCATCCATTCTTCTTTCTTCCTCATATAATTATTCTCCTTCTTTAACCAATCTAACAACAGCATCTTTCATTCTTACTATTCCATTTAATCTATGAAATTCGTCCCATATATCAATTTGTCCATTATATTCAGGCTTATATTTTAATGGCTGCACTGTTGCCAATTTATCCAGTTCGTTTTTTGCTTGATCCAAAATTTGTCTCACAAATCCTTCTCTAATACCTCTTAATTCTTCAATAGAACATTCATGCAAATCAATAGGAATTCCACCTATATAATTAACACTTGCTGTATTATCAATAAAATCAGGTAATTCTTCATCTTCGCAAGATAGTAGCATTGAAGTATAAAACAGCATAAACCTTACTGAATCTTCCATATGATTATTCTCCTTATCTAAAAACAAGAAATGCGAGTTTCATTACTTCTCATATTTAGCTTTTAATCTTTCTAATTCCGCTAATTCTTTCTCTTTTAGTGCTTTTTCTTTTTCTAATCGTTCCATTTCCTTAAATGGTGCTACGAATTTTTCATTCATCATTTCAATGTTTTCATTATAGATATCACCATCACCATAAGAACGCAATTCAGCTAAGTAATCTTGTGCAATTTTTTCTGCAAGTTTTCTATCATCGTGGTCAATATTAACTGTAAATGCTACCCAATTAGTCCATGTTCTATTTGGATTTCCTCTTCGTATGCTATTACAATGTAATTTACTATCAACATAACATTTATATCTATCTGGTTCTTCACGCATGATCCATTTATTATCTCTATAATCAAACAGAACCTCATGTACATATTTCAATTCTACTTTTGACAAATCTTTTTCATCGGTTAAATCTTTTAACGGTTTTACATAATAATCACCATCACCACATAAACAGCAATACTTATCTGCATCTTGACGATTGGTGAAATATCCGACCACATACCAGTCACTATAACAACCACCAAATACTCCGTATACCATTTCGTTCACCTCACTAAATTATTCTCTTATTTCAAATAACTTTTCTACTGCTTTAACTCGCTTTGTATTGTCAATCGTTCTTTTGACTTTCTGTTGCCAAATACATTCCCATCCTGAAGGAGCTTCATGCTCACTGACTAAGACAACATTCTTCTCACTCATCTTCTCAGCCCAATTCCAAAACCTGTCATAGTCAAAATTCTTGCTTGATCCATACTGTTTTGTATTTTTGTATGGAATATCACAGTAAAACAAGCAGTCTACTTTATCAGAATATAACTCTTCATAATCTCCACATTGGAATTGAATATCTTCTAACCTTGGAATCTGCTCTAACAAATTTCTCTTAGCTTCATCATAATAATTTCTTTCAGTTCCAGCTTTTGTATGTACGATACCTGAGTAACCGCCATCAAAGAATCTCCCGTTATAGCTTGAGAGAAAACCAACTGCTCCAATATACCAATTAGGATATGTAGATAATCCTTTGTTGAAGCACTCTCTTACATCTGAGTAATGTTCTTTTGTAATAAATTCTGGGAGATTTTGAATCTGATTTAGATTCTTGAACATTTCGATAAGATATTGATGATTATCAGATGCGATTTTTGTGTCACACTGAACTTTGTCGATTACATTACAACCACCGCAAAATGGCTCTATGTATGTTTTAATATTATAATCTCGCAATCTTTCTTGAATAATCGGTAAAATATTATCAACTATACGAGATTTTGAACCCATATATTTCATTAATTACTTGGAGTAAGGAATTCCTTCTTGTGTACACGAACCTCGTCTCCTTTCATTGTTCTTATTCTCTTAATAGATCTCTGTCCATTCACTAATTTCTACTTTATTATCAGGATAGCCAGATAAGCTCCATTCATTGTCGTTATATACTACTTTCCACATAGCATTCTCTCCATGTGGATTACCTTTAATCTTGCCATAATACAATCCTGAACATGGTGGTAATTCTTCTTCTGTTTTTCTCCAAATTGGCTTTTCATAAACCTTATTTATATCATCTACTGCTTTTGCTAAATCTGTCGCAATTGTATTGAAATATTCTTTTTCTAAATCAATCACTTTTTCTAAATATTCTTTATTACTATTGTTCATTTCAACTATGTAAGTATGATTAATCTTAAAATCAATTCCAAGTCCAATAATTGCTCCCACACAAAGTCCTAATAATCCAATTAATACTGTTAAATAAATATCCATATCTTACCTCTCTTTATTATCATCTGAAGGAAACTTCGGATTACTTCTATCTCAAAATCTTACTCAATTTCTTCACAACTTCTTCGCAAAATCTATACAAATAAGTCTTCTTAAATGCTATTCTCAAATCATCGACAGCTTGTCTATATTGATGACGTAATTCGTTGTCTATCATGTTATTCTCCAAATATTCATTATGTTATGTCCACTTACACCATATAAAGGGTTCGAACCTAGTACACCCCCCACTGACACATAAATCGCCAACTAGTATTCACATTTATGTCGTTGTTAATATGAATTGAACAGCCCTACAATAATGAATAATATCAATTAATATCCGCAATGCTTTCTACAAAACAGTTATAATAGATATATCTCTTACCATTAAAATCAAACTTAACATATCCACCACCGTTTGTATCAATATCAATCTTGCCTTCATATGTTGCAAGTTCTTTACCATCTGCCGTATATACAGTAATGGTTCTCTGCATACCACCATTAATATTGCTCTTAAAATCAGTTACGCTTCTTTCCCATTGTGCGGTACATCCGGTCATTCCTAAACATAATATTAATCCTAATACAACTGCTAAAATTTTCTTCTTCATATGATTTATTCTCCTATCTACCATACATAATGTATTCATCACCAAGTTCAAGATTCATTTTATAATTTCCATTGTTATAAACCTGAACTCTCATATTGTAAAACTTACTATCCTGCTCATGAGAATTTGGATCATAAGGATAACTGAAACCTGCCCTTGTTAGATGTCTAAGAACACGTCTCTCTGTTGTTGCACGACTACATCTTTCTTCAAAAGCTAATTGTCCATTGTCGAGATTTACCAAACTACAATATGTTGATGTACTGTCGCCACCATATTTGTTTTTATTATCTCTGAACGAAATCACTAAATAAACACCTATTACATTGTTATTTTCTTTTTGCACTATGACTGCACCATTTGTTAATTTGATATTTCTGTCTAAGTCTACACAATCGCAAACTCCTTTAATACTAATATTCTGCATTTATTTGCACCTCCTATTATGTTATTCTCTGCCTTATTCAGATTTCTCATCATATCCAGTCTCTTCAAGAAATTTATCAAATTCCTCTTTTGTCATATTGTTTGGATAATACATGTCAACCACCATATCAAACGGCTTTAAATAATTATCCAACACATCTTCAGCGTCTTCTTTTGCTTCCTGCATTTTCATATTGATATAATCTTCTCTTGTCATATTCCATGCTGTAGGACAATCCGTGACACTCGAAAATCTACAATATAATCCGTTTGGTTGTTTTGATATAAATCCTGCCATATTATTCTCCTAACTGTTCTAAGAACTCATTGCCACAATCACAAAATTCTCTAATCATAGACTTCATTAATCCCCATGACATACCAGAATGCCCCTGATTTTTCATAATTTCAATTCCATCTTGGATAGATTTTTCTTTAACAGTTTTGATAATATCTAAGCACTGACCAAGTTCGATTCCTCTGTATAAATCACCAAGTCGAATAGGAACACATTTATCCCACATATCCCATTTATCTTTAGATAAAACCTTATGACCTTCTTCTATCCAATACTTTGATAATTCAGGGATTTTTCTTTTGTGTTCTTCCTCTTCATGAATTAATCTTTGACGACTTTCTTCTTGTTCTTTATTAAATTCGTCAAAAGTTTTACTTGTACAAAACATATAAGCATCATCTAAAGACATATCAGATGTTAGTTTATTCCCATTAAATTCACCACAATATTTATTGCCATCCTTTGCTCTTTTGTGTAATTCCTTTACAGCTCGTTCAATAGTCCAACCGCAATAAAAATCAATCTCTCTATATTCCATATTGCTTACCTCCTGCCATATTATTCTCTATTATTTCTGCCACCAATGCTTCTTTTTATTTTCTTTATAAACATTACAAACATTTGGATAATTACAACTTTTAGTTTCTTCATTGTAATATTCGCAAAAATATCCATCTTCACAACCAATATCGCATTCCATTTCAGTATATATTCTCATAAAACCCTCCTAAACTCATCAAGAAATCTATGTTTCATTGGTTTTCATCAACTGTTATCGTAAATATACTTTTATCATTTCCTTCGTCCTCTCTCATCCAACGTGCGTGAAACCCTTGATTTATAAGGCTTTCAAGGTCATCATTTGTCATATATGCTGGATTTAAGGCAATTTCCTTGATTTCATAGTCATTTATCACTTTTTCCATAATTTTTCACCCAATGAAATTCCGCTTTCTTTCTGTCTTGGTTTTTATACAATATATAGTATTTGTCGCATCCGCTTAATACTATATATTGTATGTATTATTTTATTTTCAACTACTTATTGTATTATTCTCCACTTGTATCTTCAAAAACCTTTAATCCGCTTCGCTGACTTCTCAATGTTGGAGTATAACCATTATAAAATCTTACTCCATCAAAACCTTGTGTGTCGTCAATGCAAACATTTGATATTTCAACAAGTTTTATACCATTCCGCAGTGCACTTGCTCCGATGTTTGTTGTGATAGTTCCCATTCGTTCTTGATCTTTTATAAACCTGCTATTATAGTCATCATATACATAAATTTTCTTATCTGAATTACCACAAGCAGAACTTAATCCGCTTGTGGATTTATAAAATTTCCAGAGTTGATTCCTTCATATAATCTGTTTAACGCTATCTCAAATGCACCAATGCCTGAAAAGAAACTACTCAATCTCAAATCATCGAATAGATAAGGCATAGCCTTATACAATTCAACCAATATGTAATATAAAACATCTACTACAATGGAATTTCCTGCTTGCTTGTATAACTGACTGTTACTTACAATCTTCTCGGCAGCTTCAAAATTCTCATCTGAAAATCCCATAAGCCTAAAACACTCCTTCGGAGTTAATTTTCTAATCCTAATATCATTCGTGACAGGTAAAATTGCAGTTTTAAATCCTTCTGGTCTTGTTGTTAAAGTTGGAGAATATCCACTTCTATTCACTCTTTTATTAAATGCATCAATTGTATCTCCATAGTTTGCATTTGAGTTTTCAAATGTTTCCAGTGCTTGTCTAAAAAATCTTTCTTTTGGCTTATTGTTGTCTTCTTGATTTACCTCATGAATTGCAATCTTATTACCCTCACCTTTATTTGTTGTAAGAGTCGGTGCTAATCCATTTTCGTCAAACACATTACCATTCATACCCTTGCCAGACGGATTTATATTTCCAATATTATCTACTTTAATTTGTACTGGCTGCTTATATGATGTTGCTAATAATGTTGGACTTATGCCATCTGTAGAATATACGCCACCTTTTTGATGATTATCTGTTCTTCCAACTTCAAGAACAGCAGTTCCTTCAGATTTTCTATTTGAGATTCCTCTATCTTCTCTCGCAGTAAGACAATTTGCGATTTCAATCTGTTTTGTATTGTTATATGATTTGTCAATACCTTGCATAATATGAGGTTGTCTGCCACCACCTTGCATAGTAGTCAATGTTGGTGAAATATTATTGGCATCCCATACGCCACCTGCATAACCAGTTCCGAAATCAGGTCTATTTACATTTCCGACAAACTTAGGTGTGTTAGATCCCTCATCTGATTTATCAATATGTAATGTCTGAATAAATCTCTGAACCTTATCTTCTGAGATATAAAATTTTTCATCTACATTCTCTTCAAGAATATCTTTTAATCTCATTCCGTTGTCGAATGGTTCAGGATATGTAAATTTCCCATTGTCCAATTCTTTCTTAATAAAAATTAGATAGACACGCTCTCTATTCTGAGGAATACCATAGTCTTTTGCGTTTAGGACTTTCCAGTACACATTGTATCCATACTCGTCTAACTCATCTGTGAACATTTTGAATGTATCTTTAAACTGCTTTCCTACGATATTCTTTACATTCTCGTACATACCAAAATTCGGTTTATTTGCTCTGATAACTCTCAGATACTCTACCAAAAGAGATGAACGAGTCTTCTCAATGTTGTTACTTCCGCAGCATGGACACTTATCTCTTTCTGACCAATGAACTGTCAGTGGATTATACTCATGTTCACAATCTTTACAAGTCCATACAGAACCTTTCTGCTTACCAGCGACCGAAAAATCCTGACATGGCGATCCTCCGCAAATCATGTTAAATGGTTCAAGTTTTGTTTCATCAACCTTAGTAATATCACCAAGATTTTTACTTTCGTTCTCATTATGAATAGCACAATAAGAACTTGTTGCATATTTATCGAACTCACAGAAGTTCACTAACTTCCAATTCTTCTCACAATAATTATTTTTTTCTTTATTCTCTGTCAAAATCCTTTAATCTACAGAGATTGCGCAATCATTTTTACCTAGGAGTTACTGTTAAATCCTTTCTTTTTAATATTATTTAGATGTTTGCAACCATCCTTAATTGTTATTTGTTATCAATTAAATTCTTTGAATTTTTAAAACTATACTCTTTAAAATACTTCTTCTCAGCATTTAATCTAGCTTCTATGGCATCTTCGATACATGAAAATGTTCCTAGATGTATCCTTTTTTGATTAATCTTAATATTAGCAATATATTTCCCTGGTGTTTTTGATAAAGCTACACCCGTATATCCGCTTGTGTTATCTGCTCTAATATCCTTATTCATATTATTTTGAGAAACTGTAACAATTCGTAAATTACCTTTTCTGTTATCAAAAGAATCATGATTTATATGATCAACTTGTAACTCTTTGTCATAACAATTCATGATAAGTCTGCTCAATATAACAACATGCCCTTGATTACTTCCACGAACAAAAAAGTAACCCTTTTGAGATTTACAAATTAACCATGAATAATTCTTAATTAATTCATAATCTTCAATATCAAATTTTACTATTCTGTCTTTTATATATAAAACACCATAGTCAAAATTGCTAATATCATATGTATTATTTTGTGATGTTTGTTTTTGACGTACCTCTTTTCTCTTGCAGCCACAAGATGTGGTTTTACCATTCTTTAGTGAATGTCCCAAAATATTTTTATAATTACCACAATCACATTTGCACAACCATTTTGACACATGTTTCCCAGCAATAATGCCATCTTCTGATTGTTTTATAACTGTTAATTTTCCATATCTTTTCCCAGATAAGTCCTCTTTGACCTTTACTATTAATATCACCGCCTTATTATTTTAATTTTCGAATAAAAAAAATATTTCTTGTTACTTTTATTTGGAAAATTTGGCTGAATCGCCAAGATAGAAATTTCTATATATGATTATTCTTCGTCTTGAAATGATTTAATTCGATTTTCTAAATAATCAATCTTGTCATTCCAATGGTCTATTAGCATGTCTTCGATTTGATGCTTTGCATCTTCTATACTGTCTGCAAACAATGTATCATAGTCAATATTTAATTCTTTTGATACATATATAAATATGTTTTCGTCTGTCTTATCTTGTACAAAACCAGCTACTACATTTTCATCATTTTCTTCATAAAATTGACTAAAATGTAATTTATAACATTCCTTACCAAAGTCATTCTTTTCACCTGTTTCCCAATACTTCTTCACTTTATCACCTCGCTTAATTTGGCTGATCAGCCGTGAATAGAATTGCTTCTATATTAGATTATTCTCTACATGCTTTCTAATAAAACTGCTTCCAATTCAATAGAACCCCAATTATTATTTGGTCTAATATAAGCGATTGATAAAACAGAACACTCATAACCAGGAGAATCAAATGCGTCTGTAACATCCAACTTAAAAGAAATGTTCTTCTTAGTTAATTCCTGCTTTAACTCGTCCACGACATCATAATAATTTTCTTCATCTTCTCTGTAACGATGATAATATTCATGTTCTTCATCAAAATACTTGTCCAAAATTTCTTCTATAATATCCATCCATTTCACCTCACTTTAATATTTAATCCAACCATCTGTAATACCAGTCATCCAACAAATAAGATCTTCTCTATCATTTTTTAATCTTCCATCTATTACACGAGTTAAGATTTCATTGAGCCAGTAGCCAACTTCTTTTCCACTTTTAATGAGCATTGTATCCATTACATCTTTTCCATTAACTGCTAAATCCTTTAGAGAAAAACATTCATCATCTTGTAAGACTTCTTCTAAAATATATTCAATGTTATCAATCTTTTGCAATCTAGTTTCCTGATTCATGTCTGCTTGTGCTTTAATATCAGCTCTGCGAACATTTAGTAATCTTCTGAACTGTTCCTCTCCGATTTTATTAAGCCATCTCTTGATATATTTCTTTCCCACCTCAAAAGTAGCATCATGATAATAGACTAATTCAACGACCTTTTCTCTTGTATCATTGTCAAATCTTAATCGCTTCATTATTTCATTGGTCATATCAGCACTGACTCTTCCATGACCTTTGAAATGTCTGATACCATCTTCTCCATCCTGATAACAATGTGGTTTTCCTATGTCATGAAAGAACACCGCTAATGATGTAATTAAATCTATTGGATTTAAGTCTTCTTCACAATCACATTCATAAGCTTGTACTGCATGTACTGTATGATTCCATACATCATAAATGTGATATGGATTATTCTGTTGAAAGCCAAACATATCTTTAATTTCAGGAATGAACAACGAGAATACTTTGTGATATAAGACCATTTGTACACAGAAATCACTCGATGCAGCAATTTTACAGAACTCACTATTGATCCTTTCAATAGATATATTCTCCAAATTCTTATACATTTTAGAAATATTCCAATCTGTATCAGGTTCAAGGACAAATCCCAACTGTGATGCAAACCGAATGGCACGTAAAATTCTTAAAGCATCTTCTGAAAATCTATCCTCTGCTCTACCAACACATCTGATTTTATAATGCTCAATATCTTCCATGCCATTAAACGGATCTACAAGACCAACTTCATCATTGTATGCCATCGCATTGATTGTAAAATCTCTACGCTTTAAATCTTCTTTAAGATTTCGTGTAAATGTTACACTATCAGGTCTACGACTATCTGAGTAATTACCGTCAATTCTGTAAGTGGTACATTCATATCCATCACCGTCAATTACAATGGTAATAGTTCCATGTTGCAAACCAGTTTCAATAATTCTCTTGTCCTTGAATACTTCCATCATTTCATCTGGTGTGGCAGAAGTTGTAATGTCATAATCGTGAATTGGTCTGCCAAGAATACTATCTCTCACACAACCTCCGACTAAGAAAGCCTCATATCCATTATTTTGTAGACTATGTATGATTTCATTTGCACCAGATGGAATTTCAATTTTTAGATTAGATTTCACCTTTTACCACCCTTTCATTTACACTAGCAACAAATTCATTGATAGCCTTATAATTAGGATTATCAGGAAGATTTGTGTTCTTCTTCGCATAATCCAATCTCTTTTCATAATCATTTACCATTTCAAAGAATTCTGGGATTGGCTGATCGTTGCTATCCAAATACTTACCATTACGAATATCCATAAGTAAATCATGTTCGTCTTCTCTATACGTGATTATTCTCTCTTTTTCAAGAATATCCAAACACATCATATACAGACGAATCAAATGCATTGAATGTTTAGCGATTTTACCATGTTCAATTGCTTTTTCATTTCTCTTACCAATTTTTCCATACTGACGAACTGTATTCTGAAGCTCATTCCACATAGAACAATAATCTCTTAATGGATAATGATGCAATTTTACATCCATAAATATCTCTGTGTCATAACCTTTCTGCACAGCTTTATCAATATATAATTTCATAGAATCATCTTCATATGGTGTATATTTCTTTGTGAAGTCAGTCTGCATAAATTCAAGAGTCTTTAGAATATGTTTCTCTAATTCAGACTGCGACATCTGATGTGCAGCTTTCTGATTTAATCTGTATAATTGCTGATTAGCATAACCGCCAAACGAATGACAAGCTCTCTTTGATAAAAATAAATGTGCATTGTCAATTAGCTCTTGACCAATAGGTGATACATAAAAGTAATGTTCAGGCTTATTTCCAAGCATTTCTATTGTATTAGGATTGGTGTTGCTCAATAATGCGACCAATTTATTAAATGCATAAATCGTGGTATCTGTTTCATTGTTTACAAATTGGTCAAAATTCTCATTAGTGAGAATCTGCATTTTGCTATTCAATGCACAACCACGAATATCTAAATCACTACCCTCATTATTTGTTCCATATGCATGACTTCCACCAAGAGTTAAGATAATGATATTGTTACCCAAATTCTTATCTGTTCTCAGGAAGTCATACTCTTTTGATTTTAATTTGTCCTTAATCTGTTCAATTGTCATTGTCTTAACCTCCAAAATTCCACAAGAAATGTGCGATTCATTCTAATGTAAAATATATACCATATATAGTATATATTACTCGTTTCTAATACTATATATGGTATATCCATAACAATTACTCACTTAATTCTGCAAGTGCCTTATCCAGCTCCTCATCAGACATATTTTCAAGTGCCGCATCCTGTCTCTTAGCCTTGATTTCAAGCAATCTCTGTCTCATCTCAGCATTTTTCTTAGCGTCTTCTCTCTTCTTTTTCTCATCCAACTTCACACTAACAATATACTTGACAATTTCAATCTTGTTAGAAATCTCCTCATCTTCCTTTGATTTGGTATTCAGAAGACTTTCTTCCTCTGGCTTCTTTGCTTCCGCATTGAGTGTCTTAAATACTGAGTCCAAATTTGTGAGAGATAACGCCCACAAATCAATTACGTTAATCATTCCTCTGAATGGGAACTGATAGTTTGCTCTTGTTGCATTGATAAATAATTCGTTGTTTGTCATAATAATAATCTCCTTTTCTAATTAAAACTTAATCTTCATTACACGCTCTGTTGCACCCTTAACCTTAACAACTAAATCTGCTCTCTTTGTCATAGAGAATCCAATTCCTGAAAGCTGATCATCAGTATCTTCTACATGACACTTAGCACCTAAAGCCTCAAATACTCTCTTGTGCTTTTCAAGGTCACTCTTTAAGAACTCATTGTAATAGCCATTAGGACTTTCGTTGTTTACACAATCCTTCAGGAAGAAGAATAAATGTCTGTGACCAATTCCGTCCTGCTCGTCAAAATAGTTTGGACTATAACTGATTACTGATACAGGAACGAACTGATTTGTATTTACACCCCAAATCTCACGGCTTGAAATAGATGAATTTCCTGCTAATTTTTCCTTAATTGAGAAGTTTCCATTCTCATCGAGTGTTACTTCTGCAACCTGAACCTTTTCATCAGTTCTCATTGACTTATCGTAATCAAACTTGTAAATTTCTCCATTAAATTCAATCTCAGCTCTAAATCCATGCCTTACGCTTCCTGAATACTGGTGTACAAAGAACTTATAAACACCTGGTTTCATTCTTGACAGGTCTTCCCAAGTAATATTCTCTACTGCAACCTTTCCATCTGGATGAACAATATCAACATCTAACTGACCACCCATTCTTGAAACACTTGGCTTTCTACAATTTCTAAAGAAAATTTCATTCTTATCTGGCTCAATACAATGTGCATCAAGATCGTAATTATCATGACCATCTTCGTTCCACATGATAGAAAATCTAAGAACACCATCAACATTGCCACCAGCCGCTTTAACATTCTGTTTCATATCAGAGTCGGTAATATTTCCTGAATAAGCCCAAGATAATCCATTATTCCACTTAAACATTGTCTTAGCATCTGGATTAACTGGTGCAATCATAGAAACAAAGTTCTTCTCATGTTTATTCTCTACAAAAGCTTCAATCTCCTTTGCAGTTGGAAGTACTTTGTCAATAAAATCCTGTGCTGAAATTTCTTCAACTTTTGAGAACTTCTTAGGGTTTACAGCAACATCCTTCTCCATCTGACCGAAAATATCATCTGCACCAATCATTCTTCTTGCAGCACTCTTATTTGAGAACAATACATTATTTACAGTAATATCATTCAGATTAGCAAATCTTCTCTGTAATGAATCCATATATCCAAGTTCTGTAATGGTCTTCTTTGCGTCCTCAAGCATCTTCTTTGTAAAAATAGCCTTTGGACGCTTATAATTACTTGGAGCGACAATCTGCTCATACTTCTTAACTGCTGTGTCAAGATCCATATCCTCACTTACATTAATAAGAAGTGTTCCAATAGAATGATTTCTAATTCTACCGATAGCCATACCTGCTGTTACCGACTTCTCCCAAGCATATAAATCCTTTTCAGTATCAGAAGTCAGCTTATCATATTCCTTCTTATACTTCTTGAACTCTGTGAGTACACCTTTCCACTCTTCGCCCTTATAAAGTGTATTTGAATTGATAAGTTCAAGAATTGTATCAAGTGCTTCCATAGTAATCTCATCAAGAGAACGCTTAAATACATTTCTTGTGTCTCTGAACTGTCCCTTAACTTCCTCGTTTGAACGACTACTTCTATTTACGAATTTGCTTGGAAGTTCTAAGAATAAATGATCCCACTGATGAGACTTTCCATTAATTTCCTCAAAGTTAAAATCTGTACCAATCTTAGGGAACTTGGTTGTATAAATATCTGTAACTGTATGAGCTTTTACAAAAGTATCAAGTGCATCACATACTGGCTGATATGTTGTGTCACCAAGATTCAGTTCCCAAATCGTATGAATCTGGTTATCCTTGATAGTGACAGCAGAACCAATATTCTTAATAAACTGTCTACAACAACTGCAATCATGCTCCCTACGCTCTCTAAAAATCTCATTTGTACCAGCAGGGAAGCTATCAAGATATGTATTCCATAATTCATCTTTGTCTACATTTACCTCAAATAAATGTGTTGCCTCTTTCTGCATTTCATCGAAGTGCTTCTGTAAAGCCTTCTTAAACATCATAAATCCATCCATGTTTTGTACCTCTTCTTTCTTATATTTATTTTTTGTTAATTGTTTCTACTGTTATATTCTCCGTTTATAATCCAAAGGAACGAAGTTTTCTTACTACTTCCAACCACTACAATCTCTACAACCTAATGCATATACATCACACTCTTTAACAGCACAAGTTTCACATTTATATGGTTCTCTGTATAATGTAATTTTATCTTGTAGTTCATTAATTTCTTTCATAATAGTATCAATATCTTTTAACTTAATTCCAAAAAGAATCTTCTTCAATTCTTCATACATAAGTTTTTTCGATACATTTTTATCACTCTTATTTGATTTATATTTAAAATCATATTTCCATTGGTCTATTTCTCCATATCTACAATTCTTAACAATTGGGGAATCTGCTATTGGATGGCAACTGTTCTTATTTGAACAATAATAATTATTTCTCACATAATCATGTTCACATCCATATTTACAAATATCACATGATACTCCCATATAAAATCTCCTTTCCAATTTACCAAATTCCATTTACCGTCTTATCAATAGCTTCCCTCATTACACCACCAGTCATTTTATTCATTATATCTGTAACAAGACCTTTAAATTCTGCTCTTATTCGTCTGTTATGACGTGTACATGGCGTTGAACAATAATTACTTCTTCTACATTTTTCACAATTGCCACTTAACTTTCACTGTTCATTTTCCTGAATCTGTTCCATAAGTTAGCCTCCCTTTCTATCTAAAATCTTCTGAATAGTTTTCTTATCTTTATCAGATAAACTATCCCAATCCAACTTAAAACTTTCACAATTCTTATGGCAATTCCAACCATCACCACAATCATAAGAATAACGGTATGCACAATAATCACACGCCGTTTATTTTCACCTCTCTTCCAAAGAAATCGAACTTTCTTGTTATTGTTATCTATGTTCATCTAACCATTCAAAGAATGTTTTGTTATATAAATTGGGAATATAATTTCTATTTCCTGTTACAAAATCAATAATATCCTCAACGAACTTTGCCGTTCCACCAAAATTTAATTTAAGTTTGTAATATTTTAAACAAAAAATAATATACTCTTTGGTTTTCCTACTACCATATTCCATATTATTGTTTATTAGATTATGGTATTCGTCCTCTGTTAAGGTGTATTGTTTTATTATTTTAGATACTTCTATTTCTTTTGTTTCCATTTACCTCATTCTCTCTTCTTAACCATTTCTCAAATTGTTCGCCAGTTACACAATTATTTTTAACAGAATTTTTACCACGATTAATTATTTCTTTTATAATGTCATCTGCAAATTTAATTGACATAATTTTTACCTCTTTTTTTCAAAAAAACGAACTTTACTTTGATAATAAATACTCTCTTTCCTCTATATAAAATTCTTTCTGCCACCTGTCCATTAAGTCATAATGATTTTGTTCCATATAACAAGATGAACCATTATATCCATCGTATTCTTTCCAGATAATTTCTTCTGCCAAGATATGTAACTCCTTGTGTGATAACGATTTTAGAAAATCTCTAAATGTTACATAATTTGATTTCTTGTCTAATACTTTCTCAAGTTTTGTTTTTCTTCTGAACATCCTTTTCACCTCGTAATCCAAAGAATTTTACTCTTTGTGTTATTCTCTAATTACTTACTGTCCCATTCCATTTCTAATAACTCATCATAGGTCGCAGCATTCTGAGATAGCTCTTTCTCTTCCAATCGTTTTTCTTCGCTAATTAATAAATCAATAAGTCCTAAAACTTGGTTATATGCCATTAACTGTCCTTTCATTATTAATTCATTGTCTTGAGAATGGCGCACTTTTAAACTATCTTCTCCTACTGCAATACAATCGTTAATCATATTTTTTAATCTCTTTAATTCGACCATTTTAACACCTCGCTATATTATCTACATCATTCACAAGAACATCTCCATCCTTAATTACCCACATACACTGATAATCTTTCTCAGCACAGAGCTTGGTAAAATCAGCATATGACTGATATTTATCTGGCTTTGCCATAGCTCTGTAACATTGTTCTCTGTTTTGACAGCTTTGGCTTGTACACATTGTTATATCCATTAAGCAGCTCCTCCGTTTGCATTAATAAAATTATCAAAACTTCTCTTCATATATTTGAAGTTAACTTCCTGCGAAGGACTAAGATTCTGCCACTTTCTTGACTGACAATTTTCAATCCACTTTCCTAATTCAACATCTCTATCGCACTTATAAGCGTAGGCAGTTAATGCCATTAATGCCATAGAACACTGCTTGTATAATTCAGAATCAATGTTTACATATGAATCCATAAAATCCTGATATTCTTCAATATCTTCATTAGATACATCCTTTGAAACATTATTCTGAATAAATTTAAGTGTTGAGTCTGATTCACACGACTTTGTACCAGACTCATTCGTATTATTATTCTCTGTTTCTGAATTAGTTTCTTCTATATTAGATACAATTTCATTTTTATCTTTTTTTATATGTAAATATTCCTTCATAAGCTGTTCGAGCATGTTAAGTTTTGCCTTAACAACTTTCTTATCTTTAGTTCCCTTACCATCATCATAAGTATCGAAACTCTTATTCTCATATTTTGCAAATGTCTTGCTATGTAATGTTTTCTGAAATTCTTCAAGAAAATCAATAAATTTAATATCTTCAATTCCAAACTGTGTAAATGTATGAAAAGCAGCAAACCATATAAATGAATTCTTAGAATTAAATAACTTACCAACTGTATCCTGGTCTATAATCTTGTACAATCTATTAAGTTCATTTTCAAATACCTCAAATTCTTCTTTTGTTGCATTTTCGTTAAGATATAAACTCATCTGCTTAGATTTTTTCCAGCTATCAAGATGGAACATAGTCATAATAGATTCACATACAATTCTGTTAAATACTTCCTTTGTGTCTTCTTTCGGATTGTAATTTCCGCAATCCATGAAGAAACGATTGCTGACAAGTTTTTTAATTTCAGGTGCTATCTTCCAAGCAACCAAAATATTCTTCTGATTTACATTCATACTTGTCTGTCTGTTATATCTAGCAATGTGATAAGCTATTTCTTCATCTGTGCAGTCAAGATGTTTAACTATATCAACAGCGTAACTATCGAATTTTTCCTTTAATTCATCTGGTAAATCTTTGTATTTTTTACCTCTAAGATCATATTTGATAATTCCAACTTTTCCATTCTCATCAACTCCCTGATAGTACATAATTGGCATTTCAAGACTCTTCTTAATTTCAAAAGCATTATTCTTAAATGATTCAAGAACAGTTAATCTCTGCAATCCATCAATAAGCCAAAGAATGAACTCTGTTGAGCTTACAATCTGTTCGCATATCTTAATAGAATCAATATCTTCACCTTTAATTATAGTGGCAGCAAGCCCTGACTTTGCCTCATCTGTCCATTGATCAGGCTTTCTCTGCAAAGGATGATTCTTATTAATTTGACCTCTTTTAAACTGGTTAAGTAATGTTCCTAACATCATCTGATCTTTTTTTACTTTGTCTCTTCCTACCATTGTCATAACTTGCTTCCTCCTAATTAAAATAAAATTGATATGTATTCATACTTTCTTAATCCTGCTAAACAATCATTGTATTCGCTTGCAGTTATATGTAATATTTCTAATATCTCATCCTTTGTATATTGCTGAGATAACAATCTTGCCACTCTTTCCTGTTTTCGTGGCAGTTGCTGTAAATACAACTCAACCTTGTCAGTATATTCTTCTGTGAATATTTCTCTTTCTACATTCTCTCTTGAAGGTAAATTTTCTTTAATACTTTTTATCTCGTCCGTATTAATATCTAGCGAGACATTCATAATAATCTGTGGATTACCTTCATCGTCAAGAATCAATTTTCCATTTTCGTCTCTTAAAAGATTCTGACGCTTTAACCTATATTTGTTATCTCTCATCCAAGTACTTGTTTTTCTTGCAATATTACCCGTCAGAAAAGTTTCAAATCGAGATTTATTTTGATCAAATGAGACTACTGCTTCCATAAGACAATCCATTGCCACCTCATATAAATCATCGTATTCACTGACTTCAACTTTTCCATGCCAAATCTTATGACATATTCTTTTCAATTTTTTGTTTTCGTTGTCTGAATAATCATTAATAATTTTCATCATTTCAGGATTATTGTTAATAACCCTCATCATCTCTTCATTAATCATTTCTTCTACCCGCCTTTTGAATTTCTTTATTCATATATTCCCCGAAAGACAATTCAGAATTCATAACTTTAATATGTTTAGTTTCTCTTTTACATTTTGGACACTTACAATATCTATCATGTCGATTTCTTTCTCCTGGTTGAAAACTCATAGTCTCTACCATAGGAATTAAACAGTTTCTACATATCACCATAATTAATCCTCCAATATATCATTAGCCATTTTCCAATATTCCGTTCTACCTTTATAATCATCGCTAGTAACCTTACTGAGTTCTAATTTTATCTTTTCAATGTTATATCCTTTAGATATTGCATCTTGCATAACTTGAACATACCTTATACACTGCTTTATTCTCTTATGTTTATCTCGAATATCATCAAGTAAATATCCTATCTTTGCTACCTTATGAGCTTGTGGCTTCTTACCATTATGTATCTTCTTATATTTTTCCAAAGCATGATTAATATCACTTTCTGCACTATCACACTTTGACAATTCTGTATTTAATAAATTCTTATATGTAATCAGTTGGTTGTCGTCCCAACCTGCTAATCCTAAAATGGAATTAGCTTCTGAATTAATCTTATCTAATAAGGCATAGTCAAAATTACTTTCATCTCCTATATAAACATTTGCGTTTCCTCTATAATAAAGAGATTTATCAGACTTCTGCCCCGTATCCACATCAATAAGATTATATTTCTTAATCCATGAATACTTCTTTCTACTGTTCTGTACTAATGACCTCGCCTGTTTGTAAGTAAATTCCTTTGCCATAGAACTTGAAGTTGTTATCATATACTCACCTGACTTCATAGGATTTTCCATAACATAATTCTTTCCATCTGTTAAAATAAACAAAAATATCACTCCTCTCTGATTTTTGACGCACTTTAATAAGCCTTGGGATAACCAAAGAAAAATTAAAATGCTATTAAATTGTTAAAATTTGGAAAAATTTGCTGATATGCAATTGACTTTTATAAGTATTACTATGTATAATTTGAATGCATACTAGATATTTCCCCCAAGAAATAGATTTTGTATGTTGCTTGACTAGAAAGTTGGTAGCTGGCTAGTCAAGCTTTTTTATTTATTTCCTTTTCCATTATATTACTCCGAACATACATTTGTGTCAATATAAAATCGAACAAATATTCGAGTAAATCATCTCAACAAAATATCATGCATAATTCCTCTTTTAATTATATTTTGTATATCTTGTTCTGTATTGAATAGCTGCATATGAGGGATATACTCATCTTCATTCATGATTATTGTTTTTGATTTTCTAACTAATAAGCACCCATCATCAGGTGTTGCAATTTTCTTTGAAGAAGTATTATTATCAAAATCCATTGTAAGTATTACTACATTCTTAGGATTTTTCCCTTCAGCTTTCAGCTTTTGTAATCTTTCAATTGCTTCGTCAATTGAGGTATAATCATAAGTTTCCGTTTTCATACAATTTTTCTCCTCTCTTACATCATAGCCAAACTTATTTTCGTTGCTTCCATAACACGAATACTATCTTTTTCAGATAATTCACCAATTTTAAATTTCAACCTATCTTTATCAATTGTAGTAATTTGCTCAAGAGCTACAACAGAATCATATTTTAATTTATTAACTTCATCTTTATGTAACTCGACATGCGTTGGCAATTCTCTTTTAGACTTCGTAGTTATAATTGCAATAATTGTGGTAGGGCTAAATTTATTTCCAATGTTATTCTGAAGAATAACTACTGGTCTTCTACCACTCTGTTCAGAGCCTTTAGAATCATATTTGGTTATATCAGCGAAATATATTTCACCACGTTTAATTTCCATTATGTTAGCCCTCCTTTCTTTGTTTGTTCCTTTGATATTTTGTATTATATACTTCACTATATATATTGTCAAGTATTATTACAAATATTTTTTATATTTATTTTTTCTTTTATATATGGTATTCTATATATAAATAAACTTAGTGAGGTATTTTATATATGAAATTAAACATTAAAAATCGAATGAAAGAACTTAATATTACTCGTTATGAGCTGGCACAAAAAATCGGAGTAACATACCCTACTATTGATAAAATTTATAAAGGTGAATCTACTTCAATTAAACTTGATATTTTAGAATCAATCTGTAAAGAATTAAACTGTTCACCAATTGAAATACTTGATACAGATGATGCTCAAATGAAACGATTACTGACTTACACAAATGAAATTAATAAATTAAATAATAAGGACGATACACATTAATCTGTATCGTCCTTTACATATTACATCTTAGATAACACATTTTTCATTCCCACTGCACCATTTGCATAATTTTTGACAGTTGTTTTTACACTACTATGCCCAAGCTGCTGTTGTACGAATGCAAGATTTCCACTTTGGTTCATTATAGTAGCATAATAATGACGCATCATATGCGGTGTAATACCATTACCATAATTCTCAAATATCTGCTTAATATTTTTCTCTGTTGTACGTGTACCGTTTTTATTAATAAAAACTGCTTCTGTATCAATAATATTATCCAATGTCAACCTATATTCTAACCACTCTCTCAATGCTTTTAAGGCTGATCCGCTAAGATATACGGTTCTATTTTGTATTTCTCTGTACACACCTTTGCCAAGAATAGTAATGTATGGCATTTCTTCCTTCAAATGTAAATCAGATAAATCTAAGCCAGCAAGCTCTGACTCTCTTATACCAGTACCTCTTAATACACGAAAAATAGCAATATTCCTATTTCTTACTGGAATATCCTTTTTCCACATTATCTTCTCTTCCATGTCATTAAGCTGCTTTTCTGTTGGAAGTTTTTTTATTAAGTTATTTCCAGATGGGATTCCCTTATATTTAATCATTTTGTAAAAATCTTCTATCTTACTATAAACTTCTCTCAACAAACATTCTCTATATGAATAAATATCCTGTATAAAACTTTTAATGATGTTTTTTCTTGTTTCCGTTGTGGTTGGCGACATTCCATTTGTTTCCTTATATCTAAGGTATGAACTAATATTTTGTGGTCGCAAGTCACTAAAATCAGAAACTTCTATTCCAGAAATTGATTTCTTATTAATGATATTATTTTCAATCAACCACTGTAAAAAATCTTTAATTGCCACTAAATAATTTAACGCTCCACTTTTACTTTCCAATTCATTCAAGTAATCTCTTAAAAACTGTGGTGCATTCAACTCATTCAATTTTTTATCAAGTTTCTCCGCATTTTTATTCTGTACTTCTATCTTATAACACATATTCATCAACCTCTCTTTCCTACATACATATTCTCTGTTTGCCATTCAGGTAGTAGCTCATTATTCTCATCATAATACTTTGATTTAATTTTCTTTGCATATTCCATTTTTTCATCAAAATCATCGCACCACCTAACTTCAAGATTTTTAGTTCTCATTTGCAACTTTGTGCATAGGCAACACAAATTCTTTATATGATCCTTTTCTCTCATATTCGGTCTACGTATTTTATCACCAACTTGATTTTTGCTAAGACATCTTAAGCAGATAAACTCACTTGCTCTATTTGTATTGTCGTGTCGTTTACACATATTTATCACCTCATTTTTTTTGCAACAAAAAAGAAGCAGTTGATTTCTGCTTCTGATGTTTATTTCTATATTTAATTCATTTTTAATAAGAAAGCAATTTTTCTTTGGATTATTCTTCCAACATCTTCTCAACTTTATCAAGCTGTGACTGATCCATTGACTTTCCAGTTCTATTGAGCATTAAGAAATATTTTAATACTGCCTTTCTATCTGCTTCTCTTACTTCTCCTTGCACAATATGATGATTTAAGAAAACATTCTTATCTTTAGCCGACAAGTCATTGTAATAAACTCCGTTATATGGAAATCTATTCTCATAAAAATCAATAATTGTGCTTAATCTCTGCTTTCCATCAAGTATTTCATATCCATTACCTGTCTCAGCCCATTTCTTATCATTCAAATGAATAAAAGCAAATTTACCTATATCAATATTGTTAAATATACTGTCTATAAGCAACTGCTTATCTTCTAATTCCCATACATATCCTCTTTGATATTCAGGATTCATATCTACTCCAAATGCATAATATTTATAGATAAGAGACTCAATCATTGAATTGACAAAATTGATTTTTACATCCTGATTTTTACTAAACCTTGAATCCCCACTGGTAAGCGGTCTAACGCTAGTCCATCCAGCAACTCTGTATACTTCTCTATCATAAGGGTTTCCATAATTTTTTTCAGTAGAAATACAATGTAAACCATACACCTTTCCATCATACAACACTTCTTTTACTGTACAGTCTTTTAATACACCATATTTTACCTTATCTCCTACTTCAAATCTATAAGTTGGCTCATTCAGATGTGGTACTTCATCTTTAATAAAACTTAATTCATTTTCTCTTTCTTGTTGTAACTGTTCTTCTATGGTTAATTCTTTATTTACTTTCTTTCTCGCCATTTAATCATCTCCAATCTATTTACCAAGAAATCGTCATTTACACGGGTTTATATTTTTGACGATTAACTTTTTGTCTTTCTTCAATAATAAGATTTAAAACAATTGTTAGTCTCCTCTTTTTATTTGAAGAATCAGGCTCTCCGTATATCTTAGTTAGTTTACCTTCATACTCTTGTTGTAAACTGCATAATTCTTTTTCATATTCTATCAACTCTTTTAGTGTCATATTTGTCATTATATCACCTCGTTTCTTCTGCTCATCAATCAAATCTAATACTTCACATACAAAGTTTCTGCCCACATTGAGGACAATATGTATTTGTAGAATATACATTACTACCACAAATACCGCACTGATGTACAATTGTTGATTTCCCAAATAAGCTAAATTCTCTTTTATTATTTGTTGGAAATCTCCTTTGTTTTCTTACACATTCTTCTATGGTATCAATATTAGCCATTAAATCTTCAATATCACCAACTGTAATAACTCCGTTTTCATTACTATACGAGATTTTAAATTGTTGTATGGAGATCAATGCCGCATTTATTTCTTCTTCATACATTTATATCACCTCAATCTCCTATTAGCCAATCTTTTCCATCACAAGATTTGTGTTCTTGGACAATTTCATCAGTTAATTTTATATTTTCAAAAAATCCACTACCAATTGCTGCACAACCATATGAACAATATTTATCTGTAAACCCAGTTCTTACAACAATAATTGAATTTTCAAGTAATGACTTGCCACATGTAGAACATTCCATATATCTTACCATTTATATCACCTCTTCCAATCTTCCCAATAAATCATTCATTCATCTTGCTATTAAACTTTTAATATCTTGCCAAAGCAAACATTCTGCATTTTTGTTCCATCTGACATAGTTGTTGTGGAAAGCTGTGCTATCTGTCCGTGATTACCAACCTCTTCATCAGGAAAAGATTTGTTAATCAAATCAATCAATTCTCTTTTCGTTAATGCCGTATGTACTACTGTTTCAATTACATTTCTATTTTCCATTTATATCACCTCATTCCATCTCATCCAGCAAATCCAATATATCTCTATATCCATCATATTTGCCTTGTTCTAAATCATTCATATTACGATTTCCAATACCATTTTCAAAATTTTCTACAAGCTGTTCTATTTTAACTCTAAGATTTCTCATAGTGTTGTCTACTGACACATCAATAACATTTAATCCAACATCTTCAAGATCCTGCTCAACACAGTATCTAACAGTTTCTTCACTGCTTTCGTCGTCATAAAATTCAGTTTCGACTTCCACTAATAATTTTGCCTTTATTTTATTTGGTTTGTCTTTCATTTTACTCACCTCAATCTTTTACCTCTTCTCTTTGCCTACCATCAATATACCACTTAATTTTAAAATCAAAATCATTTTCTATTACATGATCAATGTATGACTCTAACTTGTTCAGCTTAATTATAGATACATTATCTATATCTATAATAACAGGATTGCCAGATTTTGTATTAACACTCATACCATTTGCATTATTTGTAATTGGTAAATAATTTATATATCCATTCGAATCAGTTTCATTGTTTAAAAGAACTAAAGATTTCCCATCATTAGTTTTATAAATATCAAGTCTTTCCATTTACTTCACCTCAATTCCCATAATCTCACAAAATTCTTTATCCTTAATTACTTCTACAATTTTGAAAAATCTATGTGCAATCTCATTAAACATATCAGCCTGACAAACTGCTTCTGCTGCTTTTGGATGTTCGCTTTCCACAAAAGTCTTATATTCTGTTACAAGATCAGAAAATAATTCCTTTTCTTCTTCCATTTTACAACTAACACGCTTATAACTTTCATAGCACTCCTTCAGTTTATCATTTGGAATGCCTATAAATAAATTTCTTCTCAACATAATATTCTCCATTTCTATACCAAAGGAAAGTTAAATTTACTTGCCTCTATGTTCTATGAACCATCTATTTGCTATTGTATGAGTCAATTCAATTTGAAGCATTAATACAGTATTTGCTCCGAAATCTTTTTCATATTCTTTTTTAATTTTCCCCAATTCGTTATCATCTGGAAAACCAGATATTTTTTCTGCTTCAAGAAATTGTCCGTATAATACAGATAATTCTTCATCCGATTTTGTTTCAAATATATTCACATGCATAATGATCATTCTCCCTTCTTAACTTGAAACCTAGAGTTCATTTGTCTTTTTCAACTGCATCACTAACTCTAACTCTGCAATTTCCGTTTTCAGTTTCTTCATGTATAATAATGCATTAATGGCATTGTCTTCATAATTTGATTGTTCAATGTTTTTCATATCAATTCTGAAATATTCTTGTTGATTTTCCAAGTCTCGCTTCTTTGCAGCTAATCGCTGTTCCAATACGTCATTCATATTATTCATTCCTTTTCATTCATAAGTAAACTTAGATTTCTTAGGCTACTAATGGCAAAATTCCATATCCACCATCAATAATTTCAATAGCCTCTTCTAGCGAATCCGTTTCGTAACAATCCCAATTTGATAATCCATCATAATCGTCTAAAAGGATAACTGCTTTACATATATCTTTTGCTTTAAACCTCTTTAAATAATTATGACATTTATTTTTCATTTCAAATTGTAAATCATTTTCCTTAAAGTCAGGTAATTTCTTAGAATATAGTTCATGAAGTTTATCCATAACATCATAGATACTGATTTTATTACGTTCTACAAGATATTTACCGTCTTCTCTATCATATTCTTTATTATATCCCTTGTTAATTCTGCTAATCCAAAAGTCATTTGTATCCATACAAACATATACACCTTCAAATTTGTCATTGTCTGTTGGGTAACAGTCAATTTCTTCTGCTTTCTGCATCTCTTCTACGAGATTACTTGCATTATAATATTTTGCAAATTCCATTAAATCATTCTCCTTTCCATTCCACAAAAAAACTTGGATTCTTGTCACTTTAATATTCTCTGTTTTAATAAGTAATGGTGCTATAATTTATACAGCACCATTATCTTCTAAAAATTTTCTATACATATTTTCAATTCTATTTAAATCATCTTTGTGCAAATCACCGATTTTGAATATAAAGCTATCTTTTGTAAGTAGCGTTACTTTTGATACTCTCGCAGTTGAAGCCAATCTCAAACTCGCTTCTTCCCAATAGATAATAGGAATATCATAGGGATCTTCTTTTCTTACCTTATGCTTTGTTATCTTGACAGATAATACACCAAGTAAATTCTCATCAAGCACCACAACAGGTCTATTCAGTATTCTACTTGGATCTTCTTCTAATGGAAATTCAACAAACCATACTTCTCCTTTGTTCATTATTCAATACCTCTTTCTTTTTTCATTTGCTCAAACATATCATCCCATTCTGATTCAGTTGCCCAATCATCAACAGAAGATATTGTCGCTTTTCCTTCTTTATTATAATTTGTATTTTTCATTGCTAACTGATATGATTTCAAGTCATATATTCCCGTATTCATATCAGGATGAAATGGTAAAGCCTGTTCTCTTACGGCTTAGCAGCCATTGTAAAGAAAGTAGTCATATCCATTCCAAGATTAGACATAAGCTCCTGTAATTGTGCTTTCAGTGTTTCATCAATTCTCATTGTTACATTTGTATTTGCCATATATATCACTCCTTTCTTTAATATTATTATATTCTTCACTTGCATCACTGTCAATACATCGTTATAACATTGCACATAAAAACTATTGTTTACTCGTTTCCATTTATTAAAGATCACAAAATATGTTTATATATACAATATTATTATTTATTCCTACATTAATTCTTCTCTATATCCTATTGGTGTAAATTTAGTATCATACTTTTTGTCAAAATTTCTTAGATAATCAAGAATATCTTCATTAAATTGATGCATAACTTCCATTGTTTTTTCTTCCGCTTCTTCCCTGCTCATTTCACTATATTCATAAGTCGAATCATTTTCTGTGTCGTCAACAAAACTATATGTATATTTAATGGGTTCAAGTCCTACTTTCTTTAAATATTCATTTATATTTATTCCAGCATATGATGCTTCTTCTGCTAACATTTTACAGATTATATCTGCTGGCTCTGACTCTGAGATAAAAACCCTTTCACAATAACAGTGAATGTAATGTCTATCATCGCAAAGTTTACTTATTGCTTCTGCCTGTTCTTTAGTTGCACCATTATCAATTGCTATTTGTTCATTTTTTTTATGATGTTCGGTTGCCCACCTTGCTTTACCTTCATATGCTTCTTTGGAATAATAAGCCATTATATTTCCTCCTGTACTTGACATTTTCTTATTACTATATTATATTTTAATTAATTTCTACTATTGTAGATTGAAGTGATTTGTTAAAAGTTTTATACAAATTACATGGCGAGGTTTTAAATACCTCGCCTCTTTTTATATTATTTCACTCAATAACTCAATCACTTCATCCAGCTTATCGCTTGCCTCTTCCATATTGTCAATTGCATCTTCAGAATACATTCCTCTTAAACTACCCTGTAATCCTTCTGGCATGTTATCAAATGCGTCCTGTTCTTCGTTTAATATAGAAGACAACTCACTTGAAACTTTCTTCAAATCGGTTTTAATCAAATCAATTTGAGTTTTGAGTTGCCTTATCTTTTCTCTTCTCTGTTTATTCATTACCTATCACCCCATAATGCATGGACTACATCATAATCACTTGGAAGACAAGAATAAGTTGGTGGTACTGTGAACATTGAATAATATTCATCTTTCGTAATCTCTATCCCCATATCTCCCTTCGCTGTTACATTGTATTCATACTCTTTTGCATCGGGTTTAACATAGAATTTTCTGTAATGAGTTATACCATTCACCTTATAATCCATCATGCAAGCAATCACTTTACCTGTACTTAATTCTGTTGCTACCTCTCTTTTAAATCGAGGCTGATATATATTTGCTATTAATACTTTATGATCCTTCGCCCATTGAATTTCCCTATCTTGGTAATCAGCTTTCAACTGTTCAGATGGACACACATAATCGGTATATATTTTTCCACTGTTTACTCCTGTTTCCGTCCTGTGATAGATTCCTTTATTGTCAGTATATCCACCGTTTCTAATTTTTTCTCCGTTAATGTATTCTCTCATGCTATTATCACAATAATGATGATTTCCATTACTGTCATAAGAACTTGTATATTTCTTCATTGCTGCATTATCATAAGCGTTCTTTGCAGCAGCTCCACCAAATAATCCTAAAGACATTAATAATCCTAACATACTTTCACACTCCTTACATATTCTTATATCTTTCTTCTCTCTTCTTGGCTTCTGACTTACTTAAAAATCTGTTTGGAATTGTGAATACAACAATCCAAGCTATAATTACACTAATTAACTCTATCATAATATTTACCTCCGTTTTTACCTTTCCACTGTTACTATATTAATTATATCATACTAACCTGAATCTTGCACTGTATATCCATGTATTGAAATGATGCATATAAACAAGTCTTAATCCATACTCAAATCCTTCAATGATATCTGAAGCATATAAAAACCCTTTAGAATATCCTTTATAGTTATTATTTGGTTTAATCGTAATATAATCACCTCTCTTATGCACTTCATGTCCTCTTTTAGACATTTCCTTCTTAAATTCTTTGTAATTAAACATAGTAATTATCATTCCTTTCCATAAAAATAAGAGATTGAATATTCCAACCTCTTACATATTCTCCAAGTAAATTTCCGATTCATTGGTTATTCGATTTCTTCGTGTATCATAAGAGAATATCCATCCCATAATTCTACATCAATAACCTTTGACAATTCTTTATACAATTCGGGATGATTTATCTCAATATTTTGAATAGCTGCTATAACTGGTTCGTTTCTATCACCCTTAATTGCAATTTTATTTATTGCATTTACCTTACTTGCCTTCATATTGTTTACCTCTCTTCCCAGTAAATCATCGTTTCATTATATTTTAAATCCAACATTCGTTCAGGAAATATTCTGTATCAATCATTCCACAAAACCACTGAATCGAATCTGGAATATTTCCGTTTTCTACTGCTTCTTGCCATTTTTCACTTGATGAGTTCTCATAAGTTTCAAGTTCATCTTCGATTTTATCTAGTATAGAGCAATAATCTTCAACTCCGTATTTATTAAATACATAGTCATAGATTTCTTGAAAATCTGCACAATTTCTTAATACTTCCCATCTATCTTTGCTCATAATGTTTTCCTCCAATCTTCACAATAAATCCTCATTTCATATTATTCTCAATTTCTTTTAGTCTCTCTTCTGAACCGCCAAATTCGTAACACTTACATGGTTCATTATCAACAGATACATCTTTCCCATATTTCTTTCCGAAACATCTTCCAAGCCATTCTTTTCTACATAATTGACAATTATGCATATTCATTTCCTTTGTTATGTGCATATAATTCACCTCATTTTTAGAATTGTGTTCTAATAGTTATTTTTAAGACATTATCAATAATTTTCCATTCTCTGACTGTATAATAACCAAATTGTCTTATAGCTTCATTTGCATTATTATATCTATGCGTATCAAAGCTATGCATATCATAAATTTTAATATGATTATCTCCTGTGAAATTTTCTAATAATTCTTTTACTTTCATACGTTTGTCCTTTCCAATGAAACCCTTGTTTCATACTTTGCATTCTCTATATTCTTTTTCAGTTAATAGTCCTTCATAGCACATATCTTCAAGCGTTCTATATACAGCATTAGCTCTCCAACTTGCATATGAAAAACCATCAAATTCTCCAATAAGTGCATCTCTGTTTTCTTCACTTTGTTTTTCTAATTTTTCTGCTAATATGGAATCACGAAAGAAATATGCTTTATACATAGCTGCTTTAATTCTAAGATTCTCAACTTCATATTCCTGAGAAACTAATTTCTCTTGAGCTTCTAATAACTGTAACCCCATATTTCCTAATGGGCTTCTTTCAATTCTGTTTCCAAAATAAGTATCATTCATATTTGTCACTCCGTTTCTATATTAATTCATCGACTTCAACTACATCAGGATTATCACTAAACCATGAATCATTCTCTGCAATTTCCTTTAACTCAATAAAATCTCTTTCAGAATCAAAGCAATCGTTGTGTTTCAAATAAGCTGCTTTCACCCTTTCTCTTGCATCTTCATATGACTCTGCCTTTACAATTCCAACAGCCAATTCTTCAATCCTGTAAGCATATAAGTTTGTAATATCTAACATATTAAGCACTCCTTTCCGTTTGAAATTGCTATTTACTGTGTTCTTCCATCCCAGTTTTCTTCATTGATCCATTTCATAAAATACTCTGTATCAACATCTCCGTATTCATCAGCAGTTCTTTCAACAAATTCATCATAGATTTCCTCTGTAACTGAATCCAAACAATCAAATATCTTTAAATCATCATCACATTCCAAAACTGCTGAATATCCGTTGTTCCAAGCATATATTAAACAAGCCAAGAAATAATACTGTTCTACGCTTATTCCATTTCCATCGCAATCATAAAATGGTTCGTCCAACTCTAAGTCCGAAATAAGAAATCTGACATAATCTGCAAATTGCCTTTTATATTCTGCCGACATTCCTTTTGGCAGCCATCTGTTTGCTAAATCAATAAGTCTTTTTTCATCAACTACCATCTGTTTACCTTCTAATATATATGTTGTCATTTCCATCACTCCAATCTATGCTTCATAATCAAATTCACTTAATCCACCACTTGCAAATACATATTCTGCTACATCTGGAACAAATATCATAAGATTATCAGGATATTTTCTTTGGTCTTTTATTGCAAAATATCCTTTTTCTTCTACATCATTATCATCTTCATAATATCCCAAAATCATTAAAACCAGATTTTCCATTGATGTTTTTGGTTCATAATTTTGTTCTCTTATCCATGCTGCAACATAATCCATATCACACCATTTTTCTTTTGGGTAAGTAGAATAATCCTTTTCTTCTTTCCATCCATAATCATCTACCATTTTAATCACTCTCCATTTCTGATTCTAATAATTCATATACTTCATATCTGTTGTCATACATATACTGATTAAACGCTTCATAATTTCCATCTTTATCAGGAAATTCTTCAATAAATCTTTCCCACATTGCATCTGACACCACATTTTCATTGAACAATTTTCCATTGTATTCAAGTTCTGCGTCTGACCATTCTCCGTGTGAAATATATCCAATATCTTCAATTCCGCAATAGTTTGGATATTCTTTCATCGGGAAGCTTGCTACGCCATCTTTTATTACAAAATCTCTTTCTATTGTGCTTGTCATCTTAATCACTCTCCCTTCAAATTAGGACACAAGCCAAGACCACCATCAATCTCAGGTAATCTTCTATATGCATCTCTGTGAATGCAATCTTCCTTCATGCATCTGTGACAACAACATTTCTTATATTCCTCGTAACTCATTTTGTAATTTGTCTCTTTGAATCTCTCTTCTGTCATCATAATTACTACACCTCCATTTCAATTCCAAATTCGTCATATAAAAATTTCTCAAAATTAGGATCTCTCTTTACATATTCTCTTAAAAATAAATCAGGCTCGCATGGCGCAAGTCTGAAATGTAAATCTTCTCTTATGTCATCAATCATATAAGTTGCAATTGTGTCCATAAGTTCCTGTGTAATATTAAATTTCCGTCCATATCTCAACATGATTGTTTGCCTCACTTTCTCTTCAAGAAACAGTTCTTTCATTTGGAATTAAAAAAAGCAGATAACATTCTCTGCTATCTGCTTAATTATTCTCTCTATTAAGTTGTATTCATTGCTTAATTTGCATCTTCCTTATAGAACGGACAATTATCTTCTCCGTTTGTATAATACTTATCCGTTTCATCCTCTGTCATATTGTCATACTGACTACATTCAGAAGTGCCTGTTAAATTATCATACAAAAAATGTTTACAGCTATTACAATTTTTCATTATGCAGCCTCCGTTCTAATTCCTCAATAGTTTCTTTGAGTGTACTATATTCTCCATTAGTTCCCTTAGATTGTACCATATTATCTGTTGTCAGTAAATTATCTTCAATAGTATAATGAAGAAATCTTCCATTAAGTAATACCTTACAAGGTTTCAACACATGTGCATATCCCTTGAAGTTTATAAACCAATACAAATTATACTGTTCATTTTTGTATATTTGATTTACATAATAACTTGTTACAGTTCCTTTTATTTTTTCCAGGGTTAATAACGCTGCACCTTTATATGGACATAACATTTATATCACTCCTTCTAAAAACATATTTTCATTTCTTTTTGTTCTGTCTTATTCGGTGTTCGCACTAACTTATTTCCATCTTTTTCTTTTACAAATAGCAGATTTTCTTTTGCCATATCATCAATAACTTTCATAATATGGTTGATTGTCTGACCGCTTCCATAATTCCGACCATCATTCAAACCAACTCTCCATAATCTGAATTGATTTGCAAGACCTCTACACACATCAAAAGCGTAAAAATATTTAGTTTTCCTTGTAGTAACGCATGTTTCAAATAATGATTTGCGTATTTCTTTGTCTCTGCTTTTCAGATATTCCTCGTATTCGTCATCAGTTATATCATAAACGGTTTCATGTAAATCAACCCATCTTAATGAAAATGTTTTTGCTTTTTCTATAGCTTCTGCGACTGACTTAATCTCATTTTTTAATACTTCGCCACTATAATTCTGTGGATGCATATACAGATGTGATTTACCTTTTGTATATGTAGCGCATACTCCATTAAATCCTGGTTCATTACATTTCCAGCCAAGACTTGTAAATAATCTATCAATTTCCTTTCCAATAGTTTCTCTTTCATCTGCTTCCCAACCACCATTCATGCCATCATATGCTGGCGTATCAATATTAAAATATACATTTGAATATTCATTTCCATAATCTTCATCAGGATTCCAGTTATTTGTAAGTGCATGATCTTCTCCATATTCATAGCCTAATCCGTACTGATGATATTTAATACTCATATAATCAACCTCCTATCCAAAAATCGGTTCTCTTATAACGCTAATACTTCTACATCTTTTCAAATCTACAATGCTTGTAACAGTTTTTCGTTTTGCTTTACTTTCTCCATATGGATTAAATTCACCTTCTGTTACTTCATACCCAGTCTATAACATACAATTTTTACTTTGAATGTATCTTTTCCATTCCTTATAACATCTTAATGCGTCATATAAATTATCTGGATTATATCTAAGCTGCTGTGTATAATAGAACTCGTTTGAATCTTTCTTAAAGAAACAAATACATTTTCCTACAACTCGTGGTTTCTTTTCTTCTGCTCGTAATACTCGTTTTAATTCAATCAACAACTTTTCGTTTTCTCCGCATACTACTAAATATGCCAAGCGACTTCTTACTTCTTCTGGGAAATTTATATGCTTTCCATTTATGGAGAATCCCACTGATTCAGGTGCATATTTATATCCACCCCAATGAAAATTTTCATGCTTTCTCATATCAATCAACCTCACTTTCTTCCCATAAATCAATCAAACCAGGTAATACATAACCTAAGTCTATCCAGCTAAATTCATCAAACTCTTCAAGTTCTTTTAATTCATCTTCTGTTGGAATTTCAGCACCCATAATTCGCTTTACATCATCTTCTGTTCCACCAGCTTCAAGTATTCTATGTAATGTCATTTCTAATGCACCAGAAATATCATCACTTCCTTTTACTGTGATTGCATTCCGTGACCAATATTCATTGCAAAGATGAAATGTTACAAGTGTTTCATTTTCTTCTAATAAATCTTTTAACTCAATCATCTCGCTTACCTCCTATAACAATTCATCAACATGCTTCTTTAACCATGCGTATGCCTTTAACATTGAATCAAATGGTTCAATTCCAATCCACATCAGAACACCATCTCCAACAACTGCTGTTGTCTTTAAACAATATTCTTCTTTATTAATTTCCCATTTCCCATCATGTCGCTTTTCTACAACATATTTACTTATTCGTGGGGTAATTTTTCCAAAACAATTCCGTGTAATCATCTTTACATTCTCCTTTCTCTAAACCTTTTAATTCGTCATCAGAATATTTCGCCCATTTTCCTGTATGAACATCATTCATTATTTCTTCAAAGGTTCTCTCTTTCATTCCATATATTTCTGTTGCAACTTTATACATGTCATAAACAAGATTCTTTTCTGTATCAATAATCATAAAATCTTTAGGATTTTTCAAATTATCCAACGCATACTGCATGAAATCTCTGAATGTAATTAGTCTGTTCGTTGTACACCATACAAGAATTTTATTTTTATCTTTGGTGTCTCTTGTTACAAATTTCATCAATTGCATCTCACATTCTCCTTCCAATAAATAAGACAGACACATTTATTTGCGTCTGCCTTAATTTATTCTCTCTATTACTGTTCGTTATCTTCAAAATCAATATCATCAATCTCAAAATTATCCGAGCATGGAATATATTCTGCATTAGTAGCAACAGGAATTTCATCAATGTGTTCCTGTGCATATTTACAAGCAATTTCCAACTGTTCTTCCTCTGTTTTGCCTTCTAGTAATTCCATAGGAATATCAATTCCTGTGTCTCCTACATATGTGTAAGCCATACCAATGTGCAATCTTTTTGTTTTCTTTGTATCTGCCATAATTATCACCTTTTACCCTTCTAAAATTTCACTGTAAATTACAATTTCATTTTGATTACCACTCTGGCTCTTTATCAATCAAGCCCAAGTAAAACGCATCTTTTTCTCTGTTCCAAAAATGTTCTCGCAAATCAGCAAGTGTTTTAGTTCCATTTTTCAACGCTTCATAATCTGCAAGTACCATATCATCTGTGTAATTTGCATATTCACTTCTTGCAATACCAAGTCTGAATGTCTCACCTTTTCGTATCCAACCAGATCTACTTGTATTTTTAGCTATCGGATAAGCACCAATTGTATATCCGTGTAAGTCTGGATATTTTTCTGTATTTTCGCTATGCCAATCTTCAAACTGTATTTTCGTTCCATCTGATAAAACAGCTTTGTCAATTATTTTCTGCATAAATTTCACTTCCTTCCAATCCAAGTACATAACGATCTCTGTACCCATTCCAAAAATATGATTTCAAATCTGCAAGAGTTTTAGTACCATTTTTTAGTTCCTCATAATCTGCCTTTAACATATCTGATGTATAATTTTTATAGTAACAAATACATGAATGAAATTCTTTTCCTTTCTGTGCATACCATCCCTTGTTTGGTGGAAATGTTTTCTTTGCAATTGTATGAAAAACAATTTCCATTCCGTTATAATCTGGCAGTTTATGTTCTCCACTTAAATCTCTAAGTTCAATTTCTATTCCATCTGGTGTAATAGCTTTATCTATGACTTGCATAATTTTTCACCTCCATTTCTTATATCAGGCAATTATCATAATCATAAATATCTGGAAAAGCCTGTCTGATTGTGTACTTATTACTTCTATTGCTCGCAAATACAATTCCTTCTGTTTCCTTGTTAATGAATTTGCAAAGATAATCAACATCTTTTCTGTGATAATTTCTGTTAATAAGAATATCTGCCATATCTGAATATGACTTTTCATAACAGCAATCACAATTATAAAATTCATTTCCAGTTCTCTTCTTTACATAAAGCAACTTGTCCCATTTCTCTTTCATGGGAAACTTTTTAATAAGTGCTGCAACCACCTTTTCTCTTGCTGTTCTTTGATCGTACATTGTTCCATAAGTCTCATCATCAAACCAATTTCCGAGATACATATAAGACTGAATCCATGCTCTATCTTTCACCCAAGGCGTATCCTGCATTACATAAGGTGAATCAGTGCATACAAACTCGTACCACTCAACACCACAATATTCATGTTTATGTTTCACCTTCGTGAACTGATATTTATGACCTAAATACTCAAATTCTGTATTTGGAATTGGTTCATATCCAATTTCCTTTTCTGCCCAACATCCTGTCCAATTTTCGTCATAATCATTTGCCTTTTCAGGATATAAGTCTGGATCTTTATAAGATAATAACCACTGATTTATTTTCATTGTGGTATCTCCGTTCCAACACTCAGCCCAAAAGTTCTTAGTCAAGTCTTCCGTATTATGCTGAAGCTTTTCCTTTACCTTATTCCACTCTCTTTTAATTACTGTTTCAAATTTTGGAAGTTTATTTCCATCCGCATTTGAATATCTGATTACTTCATTTCCATTTTCATCACAACAGATAAACATTACATCATCTGCAATTGGTGCATTTAATTCACAGTAGCCAAGCGGATCACATACTGAATACCAAGTTCCCTCAGCCCCATATGTATATCTTCCGTAATATCTATGCTTTCCTTCAATTTCTTCAACTGTTTTCCAAAGTTCCACATAATTGTCATCTTCGCCGCTATATAACTGAACTTTAATTTCTCTCATACTAATCAACCCACCTTTCTAATTTCTTTCAACATATTCGCTTTGCACATCATTAAGTTCTCTTTCATATCCTCAATTCGTATATCCATAAACTCTTTAAGTGCCTTGTCAAACTGTTTTTCTGTAATGTTATGACCATAATTTGCAATCACAACATCCATAATTTCTTTATATGAGAAGCCATTAAATAATGTGTCATTTTCATGTATTGGTGAGTTATAAGTAAACTCTTTTCCATTCCGTGAATCCGTTTCAGGATCATATAACCATCTGCTCATATTAAACCTCCTCTACAATTCCGTTTTCTGCGTTACTCCAATGGTACTTCTTTCCATTCTCCATATTCTCAAAGATTACTGAATATGAAAATATTTCAAATGGTGTGAATACTTCACCATCACAAGTTGTCGGTGACTTCTCTGTATTCCAATCAATACCAAGTTTTCCGTTTACTTCTTTCACTGTAAATACAGTTCCATAGTTCCGTGTTTTAATTTCTCTGTTACATGTGTCATACATATGTACTTTTACTTTGTCATTTACTTTCAACATTTTGTGTTCCTCCTTGTAATAAAATAGGCAGCTAGGTATTTATTCTCCTAACTGCCTTTGCGGTTACTATAAATTTACTGCTTTTCCGTTCTCATCATATTCAATCGGTGCAATGTGAACTGCATAACCGATTTCTTTTTCTTTGTCGTAAATCTCCATTGTGCCACCTGCACAAAATTCAAATGAGAACCGCTTGTCATCCGATTCAAGCAGCTTAATCAGATGATCCGTGAGTTCATTTAAGTTCCGTGCATCCTCTTTTGACTTTTCAATACTTGTCATTTCTGCTCACTCCTTTTCATAAATTTCTAACTTGTGTAACAAATCAAACATTGCTACATATCTACCCTGATTCCGTTCTTTGAGTTTATCATTGTCGTTCTGCATTGCATCATCATAATCTTTATTTACTTTCCCAAATTCCTCTGCAATAATTTCAAGAATTTCATCCTTTGTCTTGCTACATGTATATTTAGCCATTTCTCTTCACTCCTTCCTAAGAAATCTTAGTTTCATTTAAAATCCTATCTCACAGCAATCTTCACATGTATTGCCTTTGTTACTCAAACAAATAAGTTCTCTATATTTTCCACAGCAATCACAATATCCAAGAAGACTATTTCTTGTCCATTTTCCATTGATTTTGACGTATCTATATTTATAATTCTGCATTATTTCGGGAATTTTATCAGAATATATAACAACTCTTGCACCTGAATGAACACTTGTATTTGATTCCACAAACACAACCTTCTTTCCTTGTGATAAAATTTCATTTTGTCGCTTTTCTAATTTATCGTAAAAATCAAGTGAAGTAAAACCATAAATGATTTCATTATTTGATTCACAACCATCATATAAATTCATAATATCCTCCAATCTGCCTTTGAAATGCGAATTTCAAATACTCATTGTTCCATCCAAATAATCATTTAAGCCTTCAAAATAATCTTCGTTTGGCTGTTCCTGATGAACAAATCCCCGTTCGCACTGTTCTTCATAAGCTGCCTTCTGTGTCTCTTTATAAATTATTTCATCAATTCTATTCATTTCTCTTGCCTCCAATTTCTAATGAACACGAATTAGTCTAATGTTTCTTTTAACATAGCCTTCAAGTATTCATGTCTGAATTGCATTTCAAATTGAAACATCAAATCATAAAAATCAATATCTGGATATTTTTTAAGAAGATTACTTGCTGTTTCCTTTGCAAATTCGTTAATTCCATTGATTCTTGTTTCCATCATATTATTTTTTCTATTAACATTCTGCCTTTTCAAATCGACACCTCCTACAAAGAAACACGCATTTACTTATATAATTCATCTGTTGTATGTTTACAACCGTAATCTTGCATAAGCCATCTTCCGTCTGATAATTCACTTTCTTTACATTTGCAATAAACATAACCTTCGTTATCTGGATCAGTTCTATAATCACAGTTAATACAAGCACCGCTATAATTTTTATTCTCTGTCATACCTATTTGTTGCATAATTTCATTTCTCATTTCACTTAGCAATCCTGGGAATGTCTCTTCAAATGAACTTTCTTCTGATGAATCCCACGACATTTCACTAACTCCAACATGCCATGCTGATTCAAATATCAATTTGTCTTTCTCTTTTGAGAAATTTACTGATATTTCGTGCCCAAACCGTAACAATCCATTGCTTGTGCTTTTGTCAATAAAGACATTAATACATTCTTTACCTTTATACTGTATATGTTCAATTTTCATATAATCATCTCCTTGTGAAATATCCATTTCTAATTAATCATTACTCCATTCACCATTTAACACTTTATTTATTTTTACTTTGTTTATATCCTGGTTGTTAAGGGTGATAGATGAAATACCTTTAAATTTCTCAATTAATTCTTCTCTTGGCATATCCCAATTAAACACTCTTAAATATGTCATTACATCTTCTTTTTTCACATATTCTCCGCTCGTGAAATCATCATATTTCATTTTATTTTCCTCAATCTTTTCTATGTTTTTACACATACTCATTGTCATACCAAACAACTCCTTTCGCTTCTTCATATAATCTGGCAATTTGTATACAGTCTGAATTTCCATAACCTTTATTAAGTTCCTTACAAAACTCTTCATAAGATAACTCCGTTCTACAGTTATCATCAAAACCACTCTCAAACTCACAATAATCTTTATAGGCTTCTTTTCTGTTTCCTATTTTGATAAATGTTGACATATCCATGTTTTCATTTATCTTATTAATAACAATCGAAGTTTCAATAACCTGTGCAAAATTATCTTTTATGAACTGCCTTATATATTCTATTTCCTTATCATTTTTATATCTTGTGTCGTATCTAATATCATATGAATTAGTGTTTGAATATCCCTTCTCTTTTTCAGCAACATTGAATTTCATTACCTTGCCATTTCCATACTGAAAATACTTGCTTTCACTTATTTCCACTGTTCCTAACATAGTATATTTTTCATCATTGCAATCTTTTCCGCTAAATTCTAAATTATATTTCATAATCATTCTCCTTCATTCTTTCTCACTTTCTACACTGTTTGCACCATCAGAGAACCCATCATCATATCCCTTGTTGTACATTGGGTTCTCAAACTTTGTGTTTGCTATTGGACTATCTTCTTCAATACCGAACCACTCTTTCTCTTTATCTGTCATCTCACAACAATTTTCGAAAAATTCAAACGCACTTTCTCTATCATCGGAAATAAGCCCATCTTTAAAGAGTGTCGCAAGTTCTTCCAATCTACAACGTGGAATATAATCTGCGTTTACCTTTTCAAATAGCTTTTCAGTTGCTTCATTAAGCGCAACTAATTTCTCTTTGTCGTTTGAAAACATGTAATATATTCCGTGTTCCCACTGTCTCCCCCATCTTTCCAAGGCAGAATATCCGCAAGCTACAATATAATTATTATCTGTTTCAATAAGAGAGAATTTTTTACCTTTTTTATTTGATACTACTAATATTTCTCTATGATTTTCTTTCATATCACACCTCCAAGTTATATTCTTTAATTAATCTCTGTCTTACCATATCATTTAGATCCTTATTAACAGGCATTATCCTATGCGTTGTTCGATTAATATATACAAAATGACTTCCTTTGCACCTTGTCGGTGTATATCCGTTTTTCCGTAATATCACATCAAAGTCACGCATTCGCTTTGACTTTCTAAAATTGTGCATAAATCTCACTCCTTTCTGTTACCCGTATAGCCTGATAGTGCAGCTTTATATGTATATGTTCTCTCTTATGCTGTTCTCTTTTTAATAAAAATAACCTTTGTACCTTCAATCACTCTTGACTGTTCAAGTCCAAGTCCTTCTACAATCATATCCTCAACATAAAGAGATACCGCTGTTCTAAAATCTAAAATAGGATATTTTGCACAAGCATTTGCCTTTAAATTTTCTGGTGTAATCTTTCTGAACTCTTCTGATAGAAATTTCTTTGTTTCGCTTCTGTCTTGAGCATATAATTTATACACATCTCTTAATGCACGAGTTACATAGCTTACATATCCACTGTGCTTTCTATCAAATCCAGAATCTCTTATTATGTCATATACATATTCTGCACAAGCTCCGTTGTCGATTGAACAGAGACTCAATGCTTCTGTATATGAACCAAGAACTCCACTTCCTCTATTACCTGCATTTTCTCTATACTCAAAGCCATATATATTTTTCATTTTTTCAAGTGTTTCTGTTGCCGGATCATGTAATACAAGCATTGCACCATGCTTCTGAATTGGCGTTACCTTTCTAACTGATACACTCTGAAATGCATACAGTTCTGCTTCAAATGCAACTCTTTCAGAATCTTCCGTTGGTGCATTTAAAATTAACTGCACCTTTAAATCTTTGTATTTGTCTTTATCTACAATCTGACTTGCAATCCATCTTCCATAGCCATCAACTATATACACTTTACCTTCTTCCCAATGTGGTACACCAAGTAAAGGCATAAGTTTTCTTTCATCCCAATTATTAGTGAGATATTTTAAATCCCTTTCCGTTCTTTCGTCTGTCTGATACCGTGAATCAACTTCCATTAACTCAACAGGTATTCTGATAATTGCAATGTCTTCATGCATATCAGTGTATGCCTTTGTAAGTCCTTCTAACTTGTCAACACTTCCCTTTGACTTTCTTCCTGTTACTACTTCAAACATTTTGCACATAATTAACTACCTCTTTCTTTTTAATATTTTTAATATGTATTTTGTGTATAAAAATAACGGCTTGCCTTTCGGTTCGCCGTTTAGTTACTAAACTTTTCAAACACTCCTGACTTGAGCATGTCTGTTTTCCAACACTCAAAATCTGGATACTCGGCTTTGTCTGCCATATCTCTATATACTTCATGCATCTGCTTTTCTGTAAAGCATTTGCCTTTTAGCGGTTCTTCGTAGGTTATATACTTCATTATATTTCACCTCTTTCTTTCAGATAATTCAGATAATCTTCTTCACTTTCAAACTGCCAATATGCATTTGCACTTGGAATAAATCCCATATAAGCACTCCATGTATAATATCCATTTGGTTTCATGAAAATATCCTCCTTACAAACGATTTAATTCTGCCTTTTATACTGTCAGCTTCTTCAAGTTTCTTATAGTATTTTTCTCTTTCTCTTCTTTGAAACATATAAATTTCTTCTTCTCTTCTGATATCTGCGTCAGGTCGAAAATCTACAATCTGACTTCCATTTGATGCTGTAAACATTATTGCTCTCTGCATTTCCTTTATACCTCCTTTAATCTTGCATCACGCATAATCCGTGAGATTTCATTTTCTGATTTTGCATTATGAATCTGTATTATTACTTCATCCGAATAACACAAATCTCTTGCTGTTGTGATTGCTGTTCTCTTGTAGTTATAGGTTTCTTTTGACATAGTTATATTCTCCCTTCTTTATCTTACAAAACCCGAATATTGAGCTTTGATAATTGTGTCGTCATAGATGATATTCGTATAATTATCATGCATTATTAATGAGCAGATATCTCCCTTGATCCAATCTTCTGTTTTATCTGTAAATGTCCAAAGGTTTCCGTTGAAATCCTTGGTTGTTATTTCGTTTCCGTTTACACACTCAACCACTGTTGACAGTGGGTATGTGTGTTGATTGTAAGTTGCCTTTTGAACTGCTCTACCTATAAATAAGGCAGAAATTGAGAGTGTGACTGTTAAGGCTGCCATGAGCAGTTTTCGCTTTTCATGGCGTGTAAATTTGATTTCTTTTCGCATTGCTTTAGTTTCCTTTCTTATGATATTCTTTTTAGGTATAAAAATAGCACCCTTTGCGTTTGGGTGCTTTTGGTTTGGGTGGTTATTATATTTGACGCAGTTTGAGTGTTATTTATCAACTGTAATAGATATACCTGACTTATCTATTACAAGCTTACATTTTCCCTCATTAAAATATTTCATAAGGGCTTCAAGAACAGTATTTGCCTTCATGCCATACTCTTCACAAGTTGCCTGGAATTGTTTTAAAATCTCTTCATCGTAGGTTGTACCCCATTGTTTTTTTGCCATTTTACATTGTCACCTCCTAGTTGTTTCATTAATTATAGTATGGCATTAACTTGTTGTCAACTATTATGTGCAAATAATACACACTATAAAAGAGCAGACTTTTTGCGTTGTCTGCCCTTCTAACTATGCACTATTCTTTTATTGTATCAAGTTCCGTTACATTCACACCCAAAGCGGATAGAATAACTTTTAAATCTCTATAACGCACCTTCATTGACTTATATAAAGGCGTTTCCTTTTCTGTCATTCCCATCCATTCCTGCAAGCGTGAAAATTCTTCTACACAAATTTTAATTGTTTCCTGGTTATTCATTTCTTCCATCCTTCCACCGCCTTTCTAGTTATAGTATAGCGGATTTATTGCGTGTTTACAAGTTGCTTATTTAACATACATTTCACAGAATACAGCCATAAAAAGCTTGTTAAACTGTGCTTTGCTGATAGCTGTTACAAGTGTATTGTCATTGACAATCTTCTTACTCTGAGCATATCTTGCACCAAACATATCTGACATATTCTCAGCAAGTTTGCTAATCTGAGCCTGAGAACAATTTTCAATACCAAGATTTACAAGAAACTGCTTGATTGCTTCTAAAAAGTCACCACGCTTATGCTCATTAATCTTTTTAGTATAGGCTTCATGCATACCATCGGGAATAAAAATATAAGTCTCTTTCATAGACTTTGTGAGTGGTTCAACAATAGCTTTATGTGCAGTTTCAGCCTGGCGAATTTTATTATCTACTTCTATCCGTGGAAACTTAGCAACTACTTCATCAACATTCATGCCATTATCAATATCATTCTGACGGTTTGCAAGAATAGACTCTAACTGTGCTTTGAGAGGCTTTATCTCTGCTTTAAAGCGCAGATCTTCTACTGCTATTGCAAGTGCTGATTCCTTAAAAGATTTTAATTGTGTTGTTGCTTCCTTACTCATTTTTGAGAAATTAATCTGATTCTTTGCCATAATATACCTCTTTCTACTATTTTACGCATAGTTGCAAAATGATTTTATTATTATAGTTTGAGCGTAAAAAATTTTATTACGCAATCCACTTGTGGGAATTGAACCCACTTCTAAAAGGTTTAATCCTACCGCTAAAGCGTGAAACTACCTGCTAGTAAGTGGAATAATCACTACACTTATTTATTTTATCCTTGCCCCGTGGCTGACAGTCTAAGAAATAATCAGTTAAACACCTATAACTTTTTATACTCGCAGAATGCAAGCAAATTATTCTCATATCTTCAAAGTGTGCTTTATGAAATACACTTCAATCGTTTAATCTTTATGCACTTATTACCCTACACCCTGCTATATATTCACTTATTACCGCAAGCGGTAGCCCTCAAGTGGGTAGACTGGTAGCCCTCAAATTTTTATTGATTGAGCTTGTATTTATTTATCAATGTGCAAATCTACAAAGTGCGTAGGTTACAATAACCCACTATGCCGTCAAACAATCGTTATGTAGATGTAAAAATTGTGTGGACTTTTTCACTGAATCGTGATAGAATAAAGAATGTGAACGGCTTTATTCTTAAAGTCCTTATGTGGTGTAAGTCCTGCAAGACTTATACCACTTTTTAATATTAACTTGTTATCAGGTTATCGCCTTCTTTCTTGTTTCGTTGTGATTATGTTATCACATTGTTGGTTACTTGTCAACAACTTTTTGACAGAAAGTTAAAACATTGTTTACAATCTCGTTTGTTATCTTGTAATAACTTGTTGTTATCTTGTTGTTGACATTATAATATCAAATTGACTTGTTGTTGTCAACAAGTTTTTTAAATATTTTTGAATATTTTTAATTGTTACAAAAGTATTACAAATTGTTAAGTAATTGTTACAATATGTTACAAATTTTTATATTACATCTTTATTACAAAATGTTACAGAATTGTTACAAATTAATTTGATAATATTATCAGCTTTTTAAACGATATCAAAATGATATCGCATAGCACATCAAACCATATGACATAGTTTTAAAAACCACATCTGTTCTGCTCAAAAGTGCCAGTAAAAAGAATGGTTAATATATATCTATTAGCCATTGTTTTTATATATGGGGGGTACTTAAAACTAAAATAATAGTCACATTTTGGCAGCATCCACTTAGCTGGTTATTCCACACACCAACTCAAAAATTTAACCCCTCCCAATATTCAAAATCCCCAATAAAATCAAGCAAAATCCCAACTTTCCCATCTCAAACTCCATATCGTACCCCATATCGCTTAAATCTACCAACCAAGCCACTTTCAGCCACTTCACAACAAAAAAATTAAACTTCCATCTTACCAAAAACCCACCCGTAATTCCAAAAACATCCTTATTTATAAGCACTTTTACCGATAACCTTTTTTAATCCAGAATCATCATTATAATCAATCACATAAATCATAAATCTCTAATCTACAATACAGGGGGGTACATAAAAACCACATCAGAAAAACCCAAAATTACCTATATACATCACAAGAACAGTCAAAAAAATCCAATACAATCCATCAAAAAATCCTACTATAACAATACCAAAAATTCCATTTCTCATCTAAACCCTCTATTATGCCCATACACAGCATTTTCATTTCACCCTACCAATAACACCTAAAATCATTTTTACCCACCTAAATGCTCAAAATACAAGGTCAAATTTTTTCATCACCCAAAATTGCATTAACTATCTATATACATTCATCATATTTACTATAAACAATATTATTAATTCTCACACCTATACAAAAATCCACTCTCACAGCTCAAATTTCAATTTTTACCCTCTATCCTAACAACTAGCCACCTGACATATAAAAATCCAAAATAGACTCAAAATCATACATTTTTCTCCTTGTATTCCATATAAAGAATTTTATCTCAGAACAAATTTAAAAAAGAGAATATAAAACTGTATAAATCACATTTCTAAGGAGGGTTTACAAATGAATACATATTTAATACCAACAACAGCAGCATATTGTTATGAACCATATGATTACATTTATTTTGTTTATGCTGATACACCACAAGAAGCTTATATAAAAGCATGTACGAAATTACAAGGAGAATATATACCACTTGAATCACAAGAATATGAATCATATCCATTTAAATTGTACAAGCCAGATGATACAGATATTTTCCCATTCCATGAATCAAGAAAATATGATATACTTACAGAAGCATTTAAAAATACAAAAGGAGCAGAATATATGGCGTATTTCAATGTAAACTGGAATGATTATATAGAAGATCTAATTAAAATAGCAGATAAAGAAAATTGGTCTAATGATACATATCCTAATAATAAAATTCTTACAAATTATATGGTTCACACATATAAAAAATTATCTTCTGAAAAGAATGTAATTATTAATAATGAATATGCGCTATTTAACACAGGACTTTTTACTGAATTCTATCAACCAATATACGCATATCAAGATAAAAGCAAAAATGGATTAAAGTTTCTTACATCATATGATTTAGGAAATATGAATATTTCTGAGCGCCCACCAAGAGCAAATTATTTTGACGATCCATCTCTCTTATTATTTGATTGGCACTACGAAATAAACATTAACTATAAACATATATTGAAAGATATTAATAATATTGAAAGAATTCCCGAAAAACTTAAAGATAGCAAAAATATTCTTAACAATCTCAATGGTTCAATAGAAACTATGAAAAAGCGAGTATCAGCTAATTATAAATTGGCAATACCACAATATTATGAAAACAAGATTCAGTTATTACTTCCATTATGCTTAGAGGATGATACTACTCCGTCATTAGCTTTAACCGTAACTAAAGTAGGAAATTATTATCAAGGTCACACATGTTTAACACTTGATATGGCATATAATAATGCTCGTCTTATTGCAAAACCAGAATCTAACTGGTTATCAATATAAATCAAATAAATATAAAAAATTAACAGACGGCAATTAAGCTGTCTGTTTTTTTATTGCATAAATTTATATTATTCTTCACTATTCTATTTAATAATTCTTAAAAACTTAAATCTCTTTAAGAGAATAATCTATTGTAAATAATCATCACACCACTCTCATCAGAACAAAAAAAATAAATTTTAAGGAGGACTTATTATAAGCAATTTAGGGAGAAAATCACACCTCACAGAAAAAATTAGCCACTTTTATCTCATACCCTTATAAGTTATCACCTAAGACATAAAAATTTAAAATCACTCTCAAAAACTCATTTTTAACCCACAGATAGGGGTATAAGAAAACTATATACAAGCTCAAAAGATAATATGTGCGTAAGCACAAGATGTAGCCCTTTGATAAGGGCGGTCTTTTCGCAGCGTTAGCAAGAAAAGAACATCTTTGGGATAGACAATTGAAGAGAGAATAATATATCAAAGGAGTAATCTATGATACAAGAATATGAAATACCCAAATATAAAAAACCTAAGAAAAGCAATATCTCAAAAAGCAATTATAAGTCCAAACACAAACATCAATATAAAGAATGTTTAATTCAATATTCGATTGTATTTGCAGGGAAAACATTCATAAACACAAAGTTATATGGATATTGTTTCATCTGTGGAAAAATAGGTTCAGTTAAGAATGGAAAATATAAAGCTGAATTAGAGCAATTAGAAAAATCAAGACAAGGTAACAATAGTTTTCTTATTGCTATATCAGGCGAAGAAATATATGAAAGATATCATAATAAGTTGCCTATATTTTATATTGAAGATCCATTTGCTAATTATGTTGTTTTAGAAAGAGAGAATAATACAGAGAATAATTCAAAAGGAGAATGATATTATGAAGAAACCAATTTTATTTAAGAGAACAAGAGAATCCGTTGCTAAGAAATTATCTAATCATATTTATATAGATATCATTAATAGCCATGACACAAAATTAATAATAAATAATTTTACATTATTAGAACTTATTTATATTGAACGAATATTAAAGAAAATAGATTCCATGTCAGAAGAAGAGATTCAAGAATTAATAAATAGAGAATGATCTTACAAATTTACATCATACATGTACCCAAATGAAAGCATTAATTCAAAACACCATGTACCTAAATCAACCAATAACAATCAAACAAAAAAATAAAGAGCTTGTATGAAGCGTAAGCGAAATACAAGCGTAATATTCTTCTCTTGATAATATGAGTCTATATAGATATTGACCTACACAAATCCACACCTGACATGTACCCAAATGAAGAAATTTTTTATTTTTGGGTACGTCATACATGTACCCAAATGAATTTTTGACAATTTTATAAATGTAAAAGTTCACGACTTTTAAAAGTCAAGATGGAGAATATTATTTAAGAATAGAAAGAAGGTGAAAACAATAATTTGAATTATGTAAAAATTCCACGAGAAATCATCTATAATAAAGATCTCTCATCTAAGCGTGTAATAATCTTCTCATATCTTTGTGTAAGGCGTTCACTTGATGACACAGTGGCATTTTCTACAACAGAACTTTGCCATTGGTCTAAATTGAAACCTAATTACAGAGATGGAAAGATAAATCAGAAATATTATGAAGTTCTATTACTTCTCTCTCATTATGGATACTTTGAATCGTGTCCAGATTTCGAGAAGTGTCTAAAAGAAAACACCAATTCGGTGAAATATCAGCAAGTACAACTAAATATTGAAAAATTCGATGTGCCTGATAATTTTGGAATCATCTATTTTGATGAATTGGACAAAATATTGAATTTTAAGGAAGAGTTAAAAGGTAAAGATAAAGATATAGACCTTACAAGAATGTCATCTGCTTATATTTTACTCTTACTCTCCTATATTCGTGTCAATTTGAATCGTATAGAAGATAAACCCCTCTGTTGCTATCGGTATTTCAAAACGATTTCAGAAGATATTGGACTTTCTGAGAGATATATAGGACGCATAGTTGATATTTTGGAAGAATTAAAAATTATAAAATGTCAACCTATGAAGAGAGAAAAATATATTAAAGATGGGAAAGAAAAATATTTAACTACTCCAAAGGTATTTGTTGATTATAGACATTTTATAAATGATGAGCATGGTCAAAGAATTGATAATAAATATGATCCATGTGAGGAAATCAAAAAACAAATAGAGCTTTTGGAGAACAATAAGTTAAGAACATAAAGAGATATCATCCCCTACGACAATATCTCTTTACCATAAATTTGCGCAATGAGTGTTACACTAAACACTCTAATTTGCAGTGAGGCTTCTAATTCACTGGTGAATTATTATTAAAAAAGTTACTATAAGAAATGAATACAATAGTAATTCTCGTACCTACTATATCCTATTTCTTATATGATATGCCATTTTTCGTGAAGGCGACACGTTCTTTTCCTGAAGTTACAAGTAGCTTCAATTCTTTATACTGTGTAAAACACTTGACACAATATTTAACAAGATTCAAAACTGCGATTATAACAGCTGGTGTAAGAATAATGATTAGCAATATCTATGATCCTCCTTTCATAATAAGACACTATTAAAATAGGAAAGATTATAGATTTCACTATTTTTAATGTGCATAATCACACCTCCGTACCTGATATAAGAATCAGTCGTGACTTTAGTTAATGAGTTACAAGTGTATATACACATCTTAATGATTATACCATATCAGTGAATTAGAACAAACCCTCACATTTTAATTTTTAAATAAAACCCTTTTGCAATAAGGGAATATATAAAAGTAACACATAAACCGTATCACACTATATAAAGGAGCGATGATATGAACAAAAAATTATATTTAACAAGGAGAACAAATATTTATGACAAAGGAAACAGAAAATCATGTAGCAAGAAGAACAATGGAACTTAAGAGAAAGAACAAGCTTGTATGCTATCCCAAGTTATCAGAAGCGGATTTCGGTGGTTGCGATTTAAATATTGCCAGTCGTATAGCTGCGGATTTTAAGTTTGATGAAACCAAAAAGAGAGAATGTACAACTAGAGATTATAACAAAAAGCTTAAGGCTTGTGAAGAAAGACAAAATTTAAAGGAGGAAGCGGTACATGCTTAGATACGAAATTATTGCTAATGTTGGTATTAGCGTAAACTTACATAATAATTACACAGTGGTTGCTTTAGCAAAGTGGAATAAAGAGAAAGAATCTTACTTAGCCACTTTTTATATTAAACAGACAGATATTGACCATTTAGATCTTATGGATGACCAGATTGAAATAGAGTTTTCTTCTGAGATAAAAACAATCAAGAATGATTTAGTGAAGTATATTGAAATGCTTATAGAAAGAGGAATTATTCAGAGATATATAGACAGATACAAATATGAGCTTGATTGTATTGATAGAGGAACTGCTATGTTTGAGTTAGAGAGAAATGTTAAGTAAATCAGATTATAGATATTTTAAAAAAGCTAAAATGGCTGCTACCATCTCGGATTATACAAAAATACATATAGGGTGTATAGCCGTTTACCAAGGAAATGTAATAGGAATTGGTTGTAATACAATTAAAACACATCCTATTCAAAAATATTATAACAGATATAGAAAGTCTTGGAATAAGAACGGTATTAAACCAACATTACATGCTGAAATCAATTGTCTTAATTCTATCCGTCATCTGAATATAAATTTCCAAAAAGTAAAATTATATATTTTTAGAACGAGATTTGATAAAGAGTTTGGCATGTGTCGTCCATGTCCAAGTTGTATGGCAGCTATAAAAGATTTAGGGATAAAACATATTTACTATACAAGCAACGATGGATATTCCTATGAGTGTATAAATTAAAAAGAGAGGTTATTTGTATGTGCAACATTTGTGGTAATAATCCTTGTCTTACAAGATGTCCAAACTTTCATCAGAAATATAATTACTTATGCTGCTATTGTGGTGGGGGTATTTTAAGTGGACAAGATTATCTGAGAAATTCAGAAGGACAATATATACATAGAGACTGTATTCCATGTACTGATTATCTTATAGATTGGTTGGGATACCGTGTTGAAACAATGGACGAGGAGGATTATAAAGATGAGAATTATTGATAGACTGAGAATATTTTTTGATATTGATTACAGTTCAAATAAGGAATATTGGATTCCAATTAATGAGATTAAGATTAGGGAAGAATTTCTTACTACTCCACCCAATTATTATAAATACAGAAAAAAAAAGAAAAGACATTTATTAAGTATGGTGAACTTGGGAAGATTATAATTGACAGAAATTATGAATTGATAGACGGATATTGTTCATATTTTATTTGCAAGAAATATGACATAGGTAAAGTTCCTGTGTGGTTTGAATAATTGTAAATAGAAATTTTTATTTATTTCCAAGGTAAATAAATAGATTTCTATAAAATGAAAAGAGAATATAAAAGTGTAAGAATTGTTTTAGGAGGATTTTATATGAGCAAAACAACTATCTGTCCTATTTGTGGACACAAATTAATTAAAATAGATGATATGAATTATGTGACATCTATTTGCCCTGACTGTCATACAACTGTATTTGATGAAGAAGATGGTAATCGACATGTTATTAAACATGGTATTTCTAAGAAAGATGGATATAATATCAGCTTGGATATTGTGTATAAACAATTTTTATCTGACCAAATGGTTATATCTGGTAGATTAAATGTAAATCCAGGAGAAGTTATGTGTCGAAGAATTTTTAAAACAGATATATATTCTGACTCTATGTTAAATTACTTCTTTCCTATGTTCAAAGATTTTAAAATACAACAGAAATATAATTATTTTGATGGCTATAATAAATATCTTAGAATGTCTGAGAATTATTTTAGAAGAACATTTCCAGAATTTTATGAATAAGAGGTGATAGTTATAAAAAAGGTACAATATACATTAGTTAAAATACCAATAAAAGAGCTTATTGATGGAGATTTTAATATTCAGATTAATAGAGACACAGAAATCAAAAAAGAATATCTTATTAAACAAGGCGACTCTCCTTTATTTGATCAGATTCAAAGACTTCGTGGCGAATCATCACCTCATATAAGTGAACTCATGTTAGTTGTTGCAAAGAAAAATCCAAAACAGGAAGAATCTCTTAGAAAAATTCTAAATGATGGATTCACATATAATGGAATCCACTATTCTCGTTTTGGTAAATCAGCTTCACAAGGTAAAGATGGAATAACTGCATTTGTATGTGATGAAATTTTTGATGAGTTATATTTGATTACTCAGATGGATATTAAAATTGATGAATGTGTTATTTCTAAATATGAAGCTCAGAGATGTTTACCATTCAGTTCATGTACTCTTATTAAAGATTATATGCCTAATATTGTGATTATCGGTGAGTATGAAAAAATATTGAAAAATCAGCTTATCAAATATGTAGTTGAAAGAGAAAAAGAATTTGTTGATGAAAGCACTGGAAAGAAAAAGAAATATAAGACTAGAGAAATTGAAGAAGGATTAAAAGATATTGGATTATCACCTTTTGACGGATGTGGTTGTCATGAAGAAAACTTTATGAATACTGTGAGTGAACAGCTTGGATTAGACTATAAAGTTATTGGAACACAGGTGCGTTTGCCATTTATTAAAGGATATTCTGTGTATGTACCATTTAAACAAATTCTCAAAGAATGGGGTTATACTACTATCACTGATATCTATGGTCATGTTCATAATGTTGATGATATAGATTGTATTTGGAATATTTCGATGTTTAAAGGACACAAAATTTTTAAGTCAACTTATGGTGAAAATGCATGGATTGAATATATGAATACTGTCAGAAAGTATGAGTTCAAACTTGGAATCAGTAAATACAGTCATCATATTAAGCATTTAAATAAATATACACGAATGAATTTTCAGTATTTACAATGTCTGGATCTTTGGAATGATAAATATGTGAAATGTTATACAGATAAAACAAAAAAGGACTACAACATATTAGATTCTAAAAATGATGGAAAAATCATTAAGCTTGCAAAATATACCACTAATATGTATGAAAGAATTATTAAAGGTGATAAATTTTATACATATAAATTTATGGGAATTACCGACACAGAAGATTATGAGCCAGAAAGTAAATATCTTGAAGCTGCATTGGTAAATGATGTTATGCTAAAAGATCCTGCTGTTAAGCAATTTATTTATAGAAAACTTAAAAAGTCTATTGATGAAGCAAAGGTTGGTAAGATTTACTGTTCAGGTTTTTATCATACAGGTGTTGGTGATATGATTGGTTATCTTCAGTATGCCGTTGGTGAAGAACCAATTGGTTGTCTTGGAGAAAGAGAATTATATACAGCAAATTTTGAACCAGGATATTGCTGTTCATTCCGTTCTCCGCTTGTTGATCCATCAGAGGTAAATAAGATTAAGATTGTACGAAATGATATTCTTACAAAATGGTTTGATTATTTTAAAGACCAAGATGTAGTAATGTTTAATATGTATGATGTATCAGCTCCACAACAAGGTGGCGCAGATTTTGATGGGGATATTTTCTATTTAAGTAATGATCCTATTATCATTGATTCAAAAATAGACAAGCACATCATACTTGATATTGAAGATAAAGTAACTGCTCAGTCAAAACCATATACAAAAGAGAATCTTATTGAGTATGAAGTAATGACAAGAGATAATCGTATTGGTGAAATTACTAATGTTGCCACAAGTATAGAAAATAAATATACGACTAATCCAGATATTCAAAAATTGTATTCCGACTACTCTTCTCTTCTAAGAATTTTTCAGGGCAAAGAAATCGACTTCCTTAAAACGGGATTTAGATGGCATATGAATTCAGGTCTTAGAAAGCATCTCAAACAACTTCCATATTTCTTACTTCATAATTATCCAAAGAAAATGAAATCCTATATGAATATAATCAAGAAAAATAAAGATGTGTCTGATGAAGACAAAGAATATCTTAATGCATATCACTCTCCCTCTCCTATGAATGAGTTATGTGATTATATTGAAACTTGGGAAAAGAAAAATATCTTATGGGATAATAAAATTGATTTGGTTGATACTAGGTGCTTAATCATTAATAATGATTTGGATTTATCTGATAAAAAAGTTTTAAAGAAGTGCAGGAAGTTTATAAATATGTATGCTGTTGATATTAAGCAACATCTGAATCTGCATAGAGACAAGTCGGATGATGAAGACCATAAATTTAATATGGATGAAGTTGTAAACGAATACAAAGAAGAACTCCTAAATGAGATTAAATTGCCTGAAAATATTATAGCAAATTATATTATCAAAGCATCCTACTCTTCTGTTTCTATTAGCAAATCTCTTGCATGGTCAGCTTATGGTGATTATATCATTGAAAATCTCAAGAATAACACAAATCCAAAAAGAAATATATCAATAAGAGAAGTCCCTTATAAGACGGACAATTCATATGAATATCTTGGAAAATACTATGAATTTGAGGTAGGTGATACATATTTACGACTGTAATGAAACATTTCTATATGAAATTATAGAAGATTACAAAGAAGCAGAGAACAATGAGGCAAAGAACGAGATATTCAGCTCGTTCTGCTCCTTAATATGGGCTTCTGATAATAAAAGACGTACATATATTAAAACAATTCATTTTAAAGTCAGAAAGGATTTACTTGATACAGAACTTGGACGAGTATTTGATACATGGTCAGGAATTGAATACAGATATTACAAGTCAATGACTAAAGATGAAAATTGGTGCGCTATTATCAGGCAGAAAATTAATAATATTTATACAAGATATTTTGATAAAGAAGTAATTCTCAATAAGGAGTACATGGATTTATTAAAGAAACCAAAGTTAATGTACTTTGATTGGTTATCTGGAACAGAAATGGATGCAAATACCGTTACAGATATAATTGATGATGCAATTGATGAATCTGAAAAACTTAAACAACGTTTTCAAATGGAGAAAATGACTTTATCTTGGAATGAGTATAAAAAAGTCGTTGAAGGATTTCTGAGAAGATGCTTTGATAATTGTAAACTAATTGAGGAATACGAAGATAAGACTCAAATTATAAATAATTATGATTTTATCACTGAGGATAATTTTTATGTAAAATATATTAATAGATCACTTGATGGAGAAATGAGAAAATATCAAAAACAGTATTATGGAATCAGGGATCATAAAAAATATTCTCGTTGTAAACGATGTGGTGGAATTATCGAGAAAACAGGAAATAAACGATTGTATTGTTGTGATTGTGCGACTTTAAATGAACGTGAAAGAAAGCGAAAAATTGCTCATAAATATAGAGTAGCGAAATAGAAAACCTGAGTTTTCCTTGTAAAATAAGGCTTTATAACTGTTTTCAGCTTCGTATATATCACATATGGAAAACAATGAAATCAGCTTTTCTTAATATCCTGCCCTATGGGGGCATTACATAATATTAAAAGTTTATCTTGTAAATTAACCTCTCTTTCTTATATCGGTGGTTACACTATTTAAAAAATGGTGTAATCACTGATACTCTTCCCATATAGTTCAATGGTAGAGCAACGGACTGTTAATCCGTAGGTTACAGGTTCGAATCCTGTTGTGGGAGTTATCCTATTTTTATAGGACTGGTCGGTTTCGGATCAGAGAATATTAAATTCTAAAATAAGCATGGTGACATGTATAAAGTGGTTCTTATCGCATTATAAGGCTGCGACTGTAGTGATATAGTTTGACGGAAAACACAGATAATCTATACCAAACCTAAAATCAGAGGGCTACTGCTAATGATATGGTTTGGTAGGGGTAATGAAAAACGCCCTGTATTAACATGGAAACATGGGTATGATTACTGTTTTATTGGTGCGATTTCCGCAAGAAAAAGTGCTGATATTGATTGTTGCAACGTTTCTTAATGCGAAAGCAAGGAACAGAACAACGAGGCAAGTCGATAGCAAGACGAACAGAATGGTGATGATTGGGCTGTACTCAAAAGGTACAGATGGTCAAATGTACACCTCATCGTTCATATTATGCAAAAAATTACAACATACTTTTGATACTCTTGAAGAAGAAAATATAATGCATATTTATATTAAAGGTAAAAAATTAATAAAAGAACAAGCAAAAGTGTGTATGACCGCAAAGAGAAAAACAACTTATTGTCCTGTAATATGGACGCATATAACACTCGCAAGGTGTTATGTGAGAAAGTACAAGTATATGCAACTCTAATAGACTGCAACCTATGAATCTCGCAAGGAAGAATGTGTAAAAAGAAAATCTATAACGCTTTGTGGTAAGAGTTTGCCAGTTATGTCAAAACTGGTGTTGTTGCTACCTACTGTCTAATCGACAGTGTGATAAATTGTGTCCAACCACAATAGATGGTAGTATATTGAGTCAAATATCTCAGCTCATATTAAGTAAGAGTCTCATACTTCGGTATGGGATTTTTTATTTTTGGGAATTAGTTCAGTTTGGTTAGAACGCCTGATTTGGGTTCAGGAGATCGTGGGTTCAAATCCTACATTTCCAACTACTATCCTATTTTGTAGGAAATAAATCAAGAAAGAAGTGAAAATTATTAAGTACATTTCAAAAAATGAAATTAAAAAATTATTATCTGAAGGTGTAATTAGAAACACAAGACGAGGATATGTAGATTGCAGAGGCGAACATATTGGATATTACAAGACTTGTGGTGGAAAGCGTTACATCGAAGATAAATTTGTCAAGTAGGTTCTGCCTATGAAAAATAGAATTAAATATAAAGGTTTTTATATAGACAAGACTGAAAATGGCTATCGTATCTGTAGGCAAGAAGATACAGAAAAGCATACCCATCTCTCGAATCTTAATCCATCGTATAGGCTCATAGACAATGTATTATCAAATAAAATTCCAACTCGTTGTGGATGTTATTATTTGGAATCACATATTCGTTTGAGTTATGATGAAAATTATATTAGAAAGATTCGTGAGTATATTGAAGTAAAACAGAATAAAAGTAAACAAATGTATTATAATCCTGGCAGAAAACGTTCTGGTGGGAATTTTTAATTTTATGGAGGAAAAAGGAAATGGCAAATTTTATTTTTAAGGAAACCAAGCAGACTTCTATGAAGATTGCAGGTATCATTGACACAGATAATATGATTGTTGAAGTAGATGGCGAAAAAAAGAAGCTTGCTACTCTTCTATCAGTATTTAACGGTGGTGGTGTTGAAATAAATGTGAAGGTAAAAGAGGAAAATGAACTCGATGAACCTACTGAATCTAATGAAGAATAGAGAGTAGGTGATTATTATATCTGATTTTACAAAATTGGAAAATGAAAATTATCATACATATATATGGCGATTAGATCAGTTGATAAATTCTGGGAAATATCATAATTGGAGAGAGATAACACCAATGGTTAATAAAGAATTATTTGGTGATGATGAATCTCAATATAGAGATGAATCTGCTTACAGAAAAGCCTGTAAATACGCAAAAGATTTTAAGGAGGCTGGTGTATTTAATTCTGATAATGAGTATTTAAAGGAATTACAGATTCAAAAACGTGAATTGGAAAAAGAACGCAAGAAGCTTCATAGTGAAAAGCTTGAATATAATAAGTGGCTTAGAGAAGACGCAAGAGATGAACTTATTGCGGAAAAAATTTGTGAGGCAATCACTAATCTCCCTTCTTTAGATATTCCACAATATAAACAACCAATTCATAACACTAAAGCATATTGTCTGGTTTTTGGTGACGAACATTATGGTGCAGAATTTGAATTAAAAGATTTGTTTGGAAATATTATTAATTCATATAGTCCTGAGATATTCGAAGAAAGAATGTATGACTTATTTGACCAAACAGTTGAAATAATTCATAAAGAAAATATTGATACTCTTAATGTATATTCTATGGGTGATTTTTCGGATGGCTGTCTCAGAGCATCACAGCTTATGAAACTAAGATGTGGAGTTGTCGATGGTACTATTCAGTATGCAAATTTTATAACTAATTGGCTTAATAATCTTACAAAACATGTTCATATTAAATTCCAAATGACTGATGGAAATCATACAGAACTCCGTATGTTAGGTCAACCAAAAGGAACTTTTACAGAAGATAATATGGGAAAAGTTGTAAGAGAATTTATTAAAATTAGATTAGCGGATAATCCTAATTTTACTTTTATCGAAAATCCAACAGGTTATATTTATGGACAACTTGCATGTAATACTGTTATGGGAATACACGGTGAAGTACGTGATATGGAGCGAGCATTAAAAGATTTCTCTAATATTTATAATGTTCCAATTCAGTATTTATTCGCAGGACATCTACATCATTCAAAAGTTGAAGAAATTGGTATTAATTCAGAAGTTATAAATGTTCCATCAATTATTGGGGTTGATCCATATTCTCTTTCTTTGAATAAGACTTCAAATGCCGCTGGAAAATTAATTATATTCGAGAAAAATAAAGGAAAAGTATGTGAATATACACTCAAATTAAATTAGAACTTATTTGCAATAAATATTATATAGAATCAGTTGCAATTAGATAATAAACAAAACTAATTTTAGTTAATATATGCAAATATTCTGAATAATTTTAAATTATGTAAATATTACGCATAATTTGGCTTACAAAGCTACTATCAGAGGGAGTGTACCTTATATGGACGCTACCCTCTTTTATTATTAAATCGGCATTTTTTGTTAAAAGTGTCAAAATATTATTGATTTAAAGGAGATTTTTTATTTATGAACAAGACAGAATTAGTTGCAAAGACACAGGAAAATATTGATATCAATGTATCAAAGAAGGATTTAACTACTATTGTTGATGGTGTAATAAAGTCAATAACCGATGAGCTTATAGCAGGCGGTAAGGTTCAGTTAGTTGGCTTTGGTACATTTGAAGTAGTTGAAAGAGCTGCGAGAGAAGGTAGAAATCCACTTACAGGTGAGTCACTTCACATAGAAGCTTCGAAAGCACCTAAGTTTAAAGCAGGTAAGGCATTAAAGGATGCTGTAAAGAATGTTTAATTCTGAAAGGGTGTGATTAAAATAAATACAATAGTTGTAAAAAATATCTATGAGTTAGCTGATATGGTTAATTCCATGTATCATAATGTAACTTCGTATGATAGTTTAAATAATGTTGTTGTTGTTGCAAAGTATTATGAAGCAAAGACATTGATTGAAAATCTTATTTCTGAAAGAGGATATGAGATTTCAAGTATTAAGGAACTCGGTGATTCTAATGTTATTGGTTATGCAGACGAATATATCATCACATTATTTGTTAATGAGATTGGTTGTGAACCTGCTAAAGATAATAATAGATATAAAGATATTTATGCTGAAGCTATTTATGTTCTTGAAAATTGTAATTCAAAGATAATGTCACATATTCACGGTGAGGATAATGTATTCGAAGTGTACATAGATGAAATTGAATGTGAAGACGATCAAGACTGTGATGAAGACTGTGAGAATTGTTGCTGTTTTTGAAGGAAATGGAATTTATGAGATTAATGGTAAAAAAGTTTCTAAAAAAAGAGTTATCAAAATACTTAGAAAAGAATATCGAAGAAATGTCAAAATAGACTGAAACTGTTTCTTCTATACTTTCTGAGTATGAAGCAATTCACAATAGTATTAAGAGAATCTATGAACTTGATGATTTGTTAAGATTTTAAGTAGCAATATGTTGCGTATTAAGGCTTTATTTGGGAGTTAATTAGCAATATGTGGCTAGTTAATAATTAAAAATATTTGTAGTGTGTAGTTATTGGCTGCACACTCTTTTTGTTATGGGTAGGTATACAAGTGGTTAAAGTAGGCAAACTGTAAATTTGTTGGCGAAAGCCTTCGAAAGTCCAAATCTTTCCCTGCCCACTAAAATAATTAAAATAAATGAGATTTTACAAGAAGTAGCTTAGTTTACCACTATTCTGCTTCTTTTTTATATTATAGAAAAGGAGGCTGAAATATTGTCAAAAGAGAAAATAACAAGGGTGAAATATTTCACTCCTGACAAAGAGAAGTTTATTTATGAAGAGAACTGGAAGAAATATGAAAAATATCTACAGTCTAATATTATCAAAAACCGTGATGTAAAAGATACTACATACAAGAGATATAAAGGATTGTTTCGACATTTCCTTATGTGGTTAGGAGAAAATTATGGTGAATTAGATTTATATTCTGATGAATTTATGGAAAATGCAGTTGATATTATGGAAGCATATATGCTTTTCTGTCAGGAAACATTGATGAACCATAAGAAGATAATCAATATGAAGATTTCTGCCGTAAGTTCATTTTATATTTGGTCTATGAAACGTGGATTTGTTAAATATCATCCTTTTGATGGTAAACTTGACAGAATGAAGAAAGCCAATGAGGAACAGATTCTTAATCATTACTTCTTAAATGATGAACAGATTGCAGCTATTAGGACAGATTTATATAAGACAGAGAATAATAAATGGACAATACAAGACCAGTTATTATTTGAAATCGCACTCTTCTCCGCTAATAGAATTGGTGCATTAGAGAAACTTACTGTATCCTCTCTTGACTTAGATAATATGGTATTTGAGTCAATACGTGAGAAGGAAGGATACCGTGTGGAAGTTTCGTTTGACAGTACATGTAAGGATATGCTTGAAACATGGTTAGCCATGAGAACAAATGGTTATGATCATCTTGAATGTGATGCTTTATTTATTCATAAATACAAAGATGAATGGATACCTTGGACACAAGGAATGATTCATGACAGAATGAGAAAAATTGGTAGAATTATTGGCTTGGAGGACTTTCATTGTCATTGCATGAGGAAGACAGCGATCAACAAAATATATGAAGATACTGGTGATTTAAATCTCGCCTCACAATGGGCGAACCACAAATCAACTTCAGTAACTTCACAAAGCTATGTACGCCCTGCTTCTAAAGCTGATTTAAGGGAAAAATTAAAAATTCTAAAGTTCAAACAGCAAGAATTACAGAAAGAAGCTGAAAAAGAAGGTTTATAGAGGATGCCGATGAAACCTTCATCTATTACTTCTTCTTATTCCAACACTTCTTCACATAACAACCAAATTTAATAATTCTAACCCCTAGAATACCTATCCCTTTAATTATAATCTTAATAAGAAAAATAACTAAGAATACCTCTCCGCATACAAATGCATATTTATAAACAGCACCTTTATTATTAAATAAAGCTGCAATCATAAATGACATATAAATAACCAAACTATCTACGCCACAGAAGAATATAAACTTATCATCTTTAGATGAATACATAACACTCTGTATAAAATTAGGTTCAAGATATCCTAATTTTCTGCGTAGATATGAGTTTCTATCATATATGTTGTTTTTAAAATTATTGTAGTTATATTTATTGGGATTGTCTTTTAATATTATATATGATTTATGTGTGGATCTATCAATATATTTGATATTATAATCATTCATATAAGTTGATATATTGTTTATAACATCATCTAAATCTTCTTTATTATATTCTTTATTATTGTTTATAATTTTATACAAAGGATAATAGATTCTATTATATGCAATCTTCATATTATCTAAGGGAACATTTTTATTATAATTATATTTGGTCACAATAAAGGTAAATATACCTGTTATAAGTGTAGGAAGAATTATTTTTAATATTTCTATAAATGATTCCATATATAAAACCTCCGTTGTTTCTAAATAATATTTTTCTTGCACTCCATCTTCGTATGTGTTACAATACAATCCAAGAAAAGATAATAAAAAGTGCTACCCGTATAGCAAGCGGTTAGCCCAAGTTGACTATATATCTAAGATTAGAAAATAACCGTACTTTGGCGAGGGCGGTTATTTTCTTTTGTTATTGTTGTTAAACGCAAACGTATGAATAGTAAAGATTACTATTGTATAAGCAAATAAATTAGCATATGTAACCATTACTGTTGCCCTCCTTTCGTATTAATTTCCTCGAAAGGGTATCTATGAATGAACGTGAGTTCAGTCTCACGAGAGAAGGACTAACCGCCTACCACTTTAGGTAGCACCTTAAAATTAACTATATCATATCTGACATTTTCTGTCAAAATATCCAAAAATAAGAGAATAATATAATATAAGCTGCTTACACTTTATAAGAGTAAGGGCGGTTTATCAATTCGTTGATAGATTTTTTACAAAAATTATTCTCAAACAGAGAGTATAAAAGTGAGCAACAGCCACTCGTAAGGCTGTATATAAAAGCACGAGATAAAAATATTGAGTTAGTTGCTACTCTAAAAACACCTCCGCTACTGCTCATTGGCGTTGCAAACTCGGAAGCGAATCAGAGTATAAAAGAAAGCTATGCGTTCACTGCTAAAATATAAGTGTGATATTACATATCTTGGCATTTGCTATTCATGTAGCATTGTAAGTCCTACTGCTGTATTTTGGTAGAGCCGACTATACAAAGACTCTAGTGCACACGAAACCTTAATGCAGTATATCTAAGCTTGTCCAAGCTACTGAATGGTCTGATAATTCTATAACGAATTCGTGCTTCTCTGCATTAATGAGAACCCTTAATTGACGGATAAGAGTCATTAAATCTTATCAATTGATTTTTACTCCGAAGACCGAAAATATATAGAGAATAATCAGTAAGCATGGATACCTTGTGTGTCTTAGGGTACTTAGTTTGTACCTGAATAATAACTGGATGTGTACAGTCCAATATCAGCTAGTTAGTGCTTTATGCTGATTCAGTGGGTGAGATGCCCACATTAGGTCTGTTCGTCTAGCGGTCTAGGACATCGCCCTTTCACGGCGGCAACAGGAGTCCGAATCTCCTACAGATCATTACGTAGCTGATACTTAAATGGACAGCGAGGCTATACATTTTTTGTATGGTAACAGAGAGTCACTTCATGAGGTGGCTCTTTTCATTGTGGTATTGACAGAGTTGGTAATGTACAAGATTAAATGAAAGGTACAAATATATGGAGGTAGAACTTTACACCTGCTACTCTCTTCCACTTCGTGATTATTTAAGAGATAACGGAATGAGATATAAATTGGCAGCACTTAACCCGAATAGCAAAAAACTATTTTGGGTTTATATAAAAACTAAAGAACTTGATGAATTATTAGATAGGTGGTCTGCAAGTAAGTAGACCACTATTTTTATGTAGAAAAATATGGAGGTATATAATGAGTTTAATTTATAAGATTACAAATGATGTAAATGGAAAAATTTATGTAGGAAAAACTGAATATTCGGAAGATATTAGATTCAAACAACATATTAATGATTCGAAAAAAGACAGATGCAAAAACAGACCTTTCTACAAAGCAATAAATAAATATGGAAGCGAACATTTTCATATAGAAAAAATTGAAGATTGTGAAAATGGAGATATTGCTTGCAAAAGAGAAATGTATTGGATCAATAAATTAAGAACTTATGTTGGGTTTAAGGATTGTAATGGATATAATGCAACATTAGGTGGCGATTCAAGAAAATATAAGCAATATAATATTGAAGAAATAATAAATATGTATAACGAAACACATAATGTACATTTAATTTCTAAGAAATATGATATTGATGAATCACATGTTAGAAATTTATTAAATTCACATGGGGTTAAATTATTACATAAAAAAGATTTATACAAAGAAAGTGATGAACATACTGTCTATCAAGTAGAATTAAACAGTTCAAAAATACTTAATATTTTCCATTCGTATTCTGAAATTTATGATTATTTAAATAAAAACAGCGGTGCTATTGGAGATGCTGTAAGAGGAAGAAGAAACGGAAGTCATTATGCATATGGTTTTAATTGGTATAGAAAGCCTGATTATATAGAAAAATATGGTAATGTTAGTGGGTTTTAATTAATCCCTAACACGGCGTATGCACCTATCTTTTGGCAAGAATGAAGTCTCCAAAACTTCTAACCTGTGTTCGATGCGCAGTGGGTGTGCTAAGTGAAATAAATTGCACTTTCATTGGAAATTTAATATTGGAAATTATGAGGAGTTATTTCGTATGAAGTGGCTTCTTTTTATGTTGGAATAAAAGGAGGTGGTCGTTAGTTTGGCTACGACAAAAGAGACACAGCCCACAAAATTAACGGCTGCACAATTAAAGAAAAAAGTTGAAACACAGGAAGAGAAAATCAAGTCACTTAAAGAGGGAGCTTGGTGCTATATGTGTGACACTCATAAAGCTAAAGATAAATTTTATGTAAGTACAGATCCTATGAGTAAAAGTGGTCTTACTCCAATTTGTAAAGATTGTGCGAGAAAGATAGCGTTAAGAACTACAAATGGTGTTGATCAAGAGCCTACGAGGGAATCAGTGCAACTTGCCCTTAGATATTTGGGAAAACCTTTTCTCGAAAAGGTATGGGACTCAAGTATCCAGGAAGTTGAGAATCTTGCTTCTGGAAAAGTTAAATCTAATGTATGGACAGCGTATGCACGTCAAATTGCTATGCCAAATTATATAGGACTAACATACTTTGATTCAGACCATTTTGTTAAGGATAAAGCTGAAAATGAATCAGTAAAAGAACTTACAACTGAGGAAGAACTTATTGAATCACATGCAGGATTGGATACATATGATAGTTTCTTAAAAAATAAGAACGATGTTATTCGATTACTCAGTTATGATCCTTTTGAAAAAGAAGATATAGCAGACCAACCATTCTTATATTCACAGCTATTAGGATTGTTAGATTCTAGTGAAGACGCAAATGAAGATATGATGCGTACTTCTTCTGCTATCTCTATTGTTCGTGGATTTTTACAGCAATCTAAGATTGATGATACCATATCGAAGTTGATGTGCGACATTTCTAATATTGAACGCAATTCTGCAACAATTAAATCTCTACAGGAGAGCAAAGGTAAAATAACTTCTGTCATTACAAGTCTTGCTCAAGACAGTTGTATTTCATTAAAGCACAATAAAAATGCTAAAAAAGGTGAAAATACTTGGACTGGTAAAATCAAAAAAATTAAGAGTCTTAACCTACGAAGTGGTGAAGTCAATGGTTTTGACATTGATACTTGTAGAGGTATGCAACAAGTTCAGGAAATTAGCGATGCTTCTATTATGAAGCAATTGGCACTTGACGAATCTGAATGGTCAGATATGGTTTCTGAAATGCGTGTTGTAAATACTAGTCTTCGTAAAGAAAAGGATGCTTATCAAGAAATTAATAGAATCTTATTGAGAGAAAATCTTGATTTGAGGGATACATTAAAAGAAAATAATTTACTAAACGAAGAACAGTTAAAAGATTTAAAAGATGTTTATTCTGTTTTTGCGGAATTTGACGAAGAGAAAGAATCTCCTGATGAAGAATCAAAGGAGGTTGTTGAAAATGAATCAGAATAAACAAATGATTATGAATTACTATCAGAATGAAATTCTTGATTATGATAAGGATTTTTATAATCAATACGGAATATATGTAAAACCACATGGTTACTCTATTTCTTCTCGTAAAATTGAATCTTATATTCAAATCGCTGAAATCCAAAAATATCTGCAATGCAACCCAGTAAAAGCTATAGATCTCTTTTTCAATATAGAGCTTTTAGATGGGCAAGCACTTCTTGTACAAAGAAGTTGGGTTTGCCCAAATGTACTTGCAGTATGTACTCGTGGATATGGTAAAAGTACAGTTATTGACCTTGAGATTATGTCTAAAGATATGTGTTTTTGTAATGTATGGACATATATTGCAAGCGGTACAGGTGGTCAGGCTGAACAAACTTTCACTACTTTGGAACGACTCGCCAATGATAATATTGATACATTTTATGGTTCAACTGGTTCTTTATTCAAGAATGAGATAGAAATCAAAAATGCAGCAGGTGACGGATTTTCACACTCGTCCAATGGGTTTTCCTATTCATGTTATAACGGATCTATGACTAGGACATTGAACGGAAATATAGATGCCAAGAGAGGTATGCGAGGCACAGTAATTTTTGATGAAAGTGGTTTCTTATCTGATGAAATGATGAATGTATATGGTGCATTTGCCGTTGTAAATAAAAGTTTAAAAACTGGTAAAGATGTAGATGGTAATTCAATAGATCCAATTCGTCAAAGATGTTTGCCACGAGATTTATCATATCAAAAATATTACATCAGTTCAGCATCTTCAACTGATACTCAGTTTTGGAGATTATATCGTGACTTCTCTAAGCAACAAATCATGGGAAATCCAGATTATTGTGTTTTACATATAGATTGTGAACAAGCGTTTAAACCAACTCTTAGAGGTGAATTAGTTACTCCTCTTCTATCTCGAAATACTGTTGAATCTGAAATGAGAACAAATCCCGAAAAAGCAAGGCGTGAATATTATTGTATTTTTACTACTGATGCTGGTACGGATGCAATTATTCGTAGAGGTGTTATCACACGAAATGAAGAAACAAGGAAACCGCTTTTATACAATGATACAGGTGATAAAAAGTTCGTCATTACATATGATCCAGCCAGAAGTCGTGATAATTCAGTAATTCTTGTTGGAGAAATTTATGAATATGAACAAGTTGATGGAAGCATTGATACAAGAATGAGATTGGTAAATTGTATTAATCTTGTTGATGTTGGTAAAAAAATAAAATCTCCTATGCAGACACCAGATCAGATTGAATATTTAAAAAAAGTAATTCTTGATTACAATGGTGGAGCTGACGCATATGGGAACATTGTTGGTATATACATTGATGCAGGTAGCGGCGGATCAGGGGTTAATATAGCAGATTATTTGATGCCAGATTGGACGGATTCTGCTGGTATTGTTCACAGAGGATTAATTGATAAAGAATACTCTGCTGATTATGTTAAGAAATTTCCTAATGCAGTAGACAAAGTACATCTTATGTCTCCTGCTGGTTATAAATCTGAAATGTATGAAGCAATGATTGAATTAATGAATCAAGATAAAATCAGCTTTACCGCACAATATGATCACAAAGGTTATCTCACTGTTTTCGATGTTGATGAAAAGAAGCTGGCTAAAGAGAAAGAAAGAATTTCTACCGAACTCAGGAAGCAAAAAGTTAATGAGAAAGAATTTGAAACTAAGCTTAATGAAGAATTAGAGAAAATTGAATCAGTTAATACAAAGACTATAAAGCTTGATTGGCAAGATGAAATTGCACTTGCTAACATTGATGCTTTAAAAGAAGAACTTGTTAATATGGTTCGTAAGAAAAGAGATTCTGGAAAAGATTCATTTGAACTTACGCCTGAAAAAGCCAATAAGCTCCACGATGATCGTGCGTATACGGCGTGTATGGCTTCTTACGCCCTCATGTGTGAACGTAGAAAAGCTATTACAAATAGAAAACGTCCAATGGAAGATGCCACAAGTTTTATAAATAAGCTTACAATCCGTAAAGCAAAATATAATTAAGGAGGTGCATTATTAAATATGCCTAGACCTAAGAAAGTAGATGCAAATTCTAATGCACCTGCTAAAGTAAATAATTCACAGAAGAAAACTATTTCTTCTACTCAAAAACAGCCAACCGCAAATGAAATGCGTGAGTGGTATGAGAAAAATAAAAGTAGACTTGAACGTTATGAGGATGCAACAAGTGCTATTACAAGTCTTCGAGATATTCAGAAATCATCCAGATATACATCAATCAGTAACTACTCCAAGGAAGATGTAAAATCATACATAAAGAATATCTCTTCTAATGAAAAGAATCTACGAAGTTTATCTCGTTATCTTTATTATCGTTCAGAAATCTATTATCGTCTTTGTAAATATTATGCAAATCAGATTGATCTTACAATTCGTAATATAGTTCCCCCATTTATAATCTCAGGTGAAAATGATGTGCAATCCACATTACAAAAATATCAAGAAACAGTTGATATAGTTGACACTCTAGGATTAAATTATGAGTTTCGTAAAGCTGCATCTATTACTTTAAGAGAAGATGTATTTTATGGATGTGCTTATTATACAGAGGGACAAGGAATGTTTGTTCTTCCATTAGATTCTGATTATATGAAAATAGCAGGTATGTTTCCTGATGGTTCATTTGCAGGAGCTATGGACATGAGTTATTTCCGTAGCCATCAGGAGCTTCTTGAATATTGGGGAGAACCATTCAATAGTATGTGGAACACATATCAGAGTACAAATGAAAAATATCAGTTAATCCCAGAAGAATATAATGTATGTATTAAATTTAGGTCTGAAGACTGGGAGACCATCGTTCCCGTGCTTACACCTATATTTTTATCATTGATTGACCTCATGGATGCCTCTGATTATCAGGCGGTTCAACAGGCAGCTAATATTTATAAATTAGTGTGGCTTGAAATGAAAACTATGGGTAAAGATGTAGATGATTGGACTGTGAATCCAGATATAATGATTCAGTATTTCAATCGTATGCTTGAAGAAGCATTGCCGCCTTATATCTCCGCTGCTATTGTTCCTGGTGAATTACATGAGATAAGTTTCCCAGATGATGCAACAGGTGATGTTACAAAGGTTGAAAAAGCTACAAAAGAAATTCTCAATACGGCTGGTGGTGCTCAGATATTAAATCTAAACTCCGCTTCTAACTCTACTGCTTTTAAATATGGCGTACTTGCAGATTCTACATTTTCTATTTCAACTCTTATTCCACAGATTCAAGCGATTGTAAATCGACTTTTATCTAGTTGGATATCTGAACCTTGTAAAGTTAAATTCTTTGATGTCTCTATTTATCAGAAAGATGACTTTAGAAAATCAATCTTGGAATCATGTACCAATGGATTGCCAAACAAAATTCTTTATAACACACTAAATGGTGTGTCTGAAAAAGATACGTTATCTATGAACTTTTTGGAAGAAGACTGTTTGCAGCTTAGTTCAAAATTCAAGCCACTATCTAGCACTTATACTCAGACAGGTAATGATAAAGGCGGTGGTCAAGAGAAGGATGATTCGGAACTTACAGATGCGGGACTTCGTACAAGAGACGAGAATTTAAATGATAAATAGGAGTTGATGGAATGAATCAAAAATTTATACAAACGCAAGATGCACCTACTGCTACTCTCCTATCTCAATTAGGATATCAACAGGTGCAAAATTCTAATGGTATTTATGTATTTTTGAATACTGATACCCTTCGGTTTTCAGAAAATATAGATATAAATAAATTAAAGTATACAAGTATGCTTACATTTTAGTCGTCTTCCTTGGGCGACTTTTATTATGTCAGAAAGGAGGAAAAGATTAAGTAGATGCCAAAGGTTATTAAAAAGAAAATTTTAACTGAAGATGATTTACTAAAATTTTGCAAAGAACAGAAATTTGTAAAATTCAGTTCTAAAGATACTGGCTATCAGTTGGCTTTAAAAGTACCTACTACTTTTGAGATAGACGATACCGTAGACGAAAATCATCGTGGAATGATGCGTCTTAAATTCAGAATTTTTCATACAGGACTTAACAGAAATAAGAGTTATGTATCAAAAGATGCTGCTGAGAAAGCAATGAATACAATTGCTGACAGACCTGTGTTGGCTGCAATCCATCAGCTTGACGATGGCAGTTGGGATTTCGAAGGTCATGAGATGGAAATTGTTAAAGACGAAAAAGGCAAAGAAGAACTAAGATATATTGAATCTCAAGTTGGTTCTTTCTCATCTGAACCTGCATTTTGGGAACATGATGATAACTTAGATAAAGATTATGTATGTGCTTATGCTTATATAAGTGAAGAATATACAAAGGCTTGTGAAATTATTCGTGCAAAACAAGGTTCAAAAAATAGTTGCGAACTTTTCATTGATGAACTCTCTTATAACGCCAAGGAGAAGTATCTTGAATTAAATGATTTCTATGTAAATGCTTCGACTTTGTTAGGAAGTCATGATGATGGTACAGAAATTCAGGAGGGCATGGAAGGTTCTCGTGCCGATATTGCAGATTTTAGTGTAAATAATAATTCAGTAAAATTTAACAAAGATGAAAAAATGATTGAACTCTTAGAAAATCTTAACAAGATGCTTTCTAATTTCAATAAAGAACAGACTTCTGTTCAAACACAATCAAAGGAAGGAGGAATAAATAACAAAATGACAAAATTTGAAGAGTTGCTTGCCAAATATGGTAAGACTGCTGAAGATGTAACATTCGACTATGCAGAAATGTCAGATGAGGAACTTGAAACAAAATTCGCTGAGATGTTCGATAATGACAATTCAGACGGAGACAGTTCAGATAACGGAGAATCTGGTGAGCCTTCCAATGATGGAGAAGGTGATGAAGGTGAAAGTCAGACTTTTGAAAAGATTATTCGTACATACGAAATTTCTCACGAAGATACAAGATATGCACTTTATAATCTGTTAGCACCATACGAAGAGTCGGATAACGATTATTATTATATATCAAATGTATTTGATTCTTATTTTGTATATGAGGGTTGGTGTACTGATAAAATCTACCGCCAGAACTATACGAAAGAAGGTGACAATGTTGCATTTGATGGTGAACGTATTGAATTATTCCGTGAGCTTTTAACAGCAAGTGAGAAGGCTGAACTTGAATCTATGCGTTCAAACTACGTTGCACTCAAAGAGTTTAAGGAGACAGCAGAAAAGAATGAACTTCATGCACAGAAAGAAGCTATTATAAATGCTGATAACTATTCTGTTCTTACAGAGAAAGATTCAGATGGAAATTATGTAAATGCTGATTTCGCTGAATTAGTAAAGACTATGGATAATTATTCTGTAGAAGATTTTGAAACAAAGGTAAAGGTTATGCATTCAGATTATATGTCTGCACATGCGAACTTCTCTTCTGTTGACACAAAGAAAAACACAAATTCAGTTAAGATACTTACAAATATTAATAAGAAATCAAAGCCTAAGAAAAACTACGGCAACTTATTTGATTAAAAAACTGAATATAACTTCATTTCATATAGAACGCTTTATGCGTTCTTTTTTATTGCAAAAAAACAAAATTTAAGGAGGAAAACATAATGGCTATTAAATATGCTGCTACAAAATTTCCACAGATGGAAATTGGTAATTTACTTGCTCAGGATTATGGTGAGCACATTTTATCTGTAAAGATTACAGAAGATACACCTAATGGATATCATTTCAAACCAGGTAAGATGACTTCTCTTGATAATTGGGAGATGGAAGCTGCAACTGAAATTGATGCTTATATCGCAATGAAAGATGCGTCAGGAAGATACCTTGTTGTAATTAGAGATCCAAAGGGAGTTGGTGTTATCTATCAGAAACCTCTCAACAATGTCGAGAGTCCTCGTTCACTCGCACTTGCTTCTAATTTCTATAACGATCCAGCAGACGGTGCAGTTCGTGGATACATGCTTCATTCACAGGATCGTTATTGGCTTACAGAAGATAATTTTGATGGCTCACCTACAGTTGGAGCTGAAATCACAACGATTTCTAGTGGAAAATTAAAAATTGGTGCGTAATAGAAAGGAGGATATAGAATAATGATGAGATTTAGTACAGAACATTTAAGAAAAGTTTTTGAAGATGCCGATAAGTATGAAAATTTTAAGAAGCTTACATACAATTTAAATCACGGAATTGATATTTATGAGTATGATGATGACGGAAACCAGAGAAAGGTTTCTAAGCACGAAGCAAATAAGGCAATCCGTAAAATTATTATGGAGGTATGTGACCTTACTGAAGAGGATCTTAGATCCAATAAGAGACGTGAAAGAGCCTTAGAGCTTCATCACACAGAAGTATATGAGTTACTTGAGTCTGATATTGATTTTAAGGTAGATACAGCATTCAAGGAGTCTGAGTGGTTTAATGATTTTGTAGATATGAGAAATGTTAAACTTGGCGACGAGGAAGAGTTTTGGTCAAAAGAAAAGGTTATGCTTGCTGTTGCTGAAATTAGTGGTGACCACCATGATCTGACTTTACAGTACTTAAATGAAGGTACAGCACACAAGATTCATACTAAGAAGTATGGTGTAAAGATTGGTAAGGATATTGATCTTATTTTACTTGGACGTATTGATTTTACTGAGCTGACAGATAAGATTGCAGAAGCGTTTGTATATAAAGTTCAGGAACTTTGCTATACAGGAATTTATGGTGCTGCAACTAAGTTACCTAACAACTCTCAGTTTGTAAAAACAGGTGCTTTATCTGCTTCTACTAAGGACAAGTTTGATACACTTCTTGAGGATGTTGGAACTGCTAATAGTGCAGAAGTTGTTATTATGGGTACAAAGACTGCATTGAAGAAACTTAATGGTCTTACAGAAGTTGATTGGAGAAGTTTGTCTCAGAAAGAAGATGTTGCAAAGACTGGTCGCCTTGGTACATATGAAGGAACAGAACTTATTGAGATTCCTCAGAGATTTGCTTTCAATGATGTAACAAAGAGACTTATTGACGATAAGAGACTTCTTATCTTTGCAAAGAATCAGGAGCAGTTCGTGTGGTTTACAGATAAGGGCGAAACTCAGATTTATGAGTCTGGTACTCAGAAGGGTGAACACGCTGATGACTTCCAGAAATATGAAGTTCAGAGAGAAATGGGTGTTGAGGTAGTATTGCCACAGTACTTTGGTCAGTGGACTCTTGAATAGTAAATAAGGTTGAGTGGTTAGTTTATCTAGCCACTCTTTTTTATATTGGATAGAAAGGAAAAATAAATGGCATATACAAAAAAGACCACCACAAAAGCAGTAGAAAATACTAATACTGATGTGGCTGAAAAGAAATCAGAAAAAAAGAAGTTTGAGCCAACAGAAATGATTCCATGTGTGTCTCTTACCGCAGGAGAATTATTTTATGTTGGACTTAAATCAGATACTTTATATACATTTGCAGATATTGATGACGTTCAGGAAATTGAATTTAGAGATTTGGATTATGCAGCAAGGAAGGGTGACAAGATGATGTTTAAACCTCGTTTTGTTGTACAGGATGCAGATTTTATCGCATTACATCCAGAACTTGATGATTTATATTCTACTCTTCACTCGACAAATGATTTAAGAGATATTTTAAAGATGACTCCTTCGCAAATGGAAAAAGCAATCTATTCTCTTCCAATTGGAGCACAGGAAGCATTAAAAACTATTGCAACAAGTATGGTTGATGACGGAACACTTGATTCTGTTAAGAGAATTCAGACGCTTGATTCTATTTTTGGAACAGAGTTACTTTTAAAATTGAATATGTAGTAAAGGAGGCTCACAATGACGCTTCCATACGAAACAATTTTTTCACGAACAAGAGGACGAATTTCAGATCCAAAGGAACTCTCTCTTGACGAAAACGATTTGCTTGAGATATATACAGAGCGATTAAATAATGTAATTGCTAATCCAAGGGTGCGTAGATTATTCTCTTCTCTCACACTCGATGATGAAATGCAACAGTTGGATTTTACGCTGAATAATTCAGTAGACGAAACGGCTGATATGAATTTTGTTGTAGGAATTCTTGTACTTGGAATGACGATTGAGTGGTTACAACCACAGGTTGATTCTATTATGCACACATCAGTAATGATAGGTGGTAAAGAAGAAAAGAAGATACTTGATAATCATAAAAATATGATTGACCGTCTTGATTCCATGAAAATTGAATTAAATAAACGTATTCGTGATTACGGATATATGTATAATTCCTATATCAATACGGAGTCCTAATATGCAATACATATATGGTGACTTCACAGACAAGCAAATCAATGAAGCAGTTCGTGCAATGCATGGTGATATTCACAAACTACTGCTCTACAAAGACAAGATAATTGAAGAGAAAATATTTGAAGATGATGAAGCATTTCTCGTCTTCTTTGAGAATGTTATGTTTAAATTAGGTGGCACAAAAACCTTATTTAACGACAACGGACTTATGGTAACTCTTATGGCAACCTTACAAGGTGCTATGGATAATTTCAAGAGCGATCATTTTAGTTACAAAAAATTCCGTAGGGCAATCTTAGATTCTCACGGATATATTAAGCAGATGTTTGAGGAGGTGGATTGCGATGCCGAGTCTGCAAGCAGCTAGGCGTGTCGCAAACGCCAAGAACAACGGTGCTAAAACGATTGGTCAGATTTACAAGGAACAGTCTGATTGGGCGATGGAACAAACTTGGGATAATGATATCCAGAGTAAAATCTGTTATATTTATGATTTCTACCATGACGATCAGCCACGATTAGCTGAAGGTATGACATATGAGAATACAACTAAAACACGCATAGATGCAAAGTTTATTGTTAAGTCCTATCAGTCTATGGATAAAGACCAAGTGGAATATTACATTCAGTTTAAACCAACACAGAAAACACATTTTTCTGAAGGTGATGAACTATACTATTTTGAAACTGATTATCGTAAAAAATATCATAATGATAATTTTATCGGCTTATTCATTGATATTCCAAATGATGAAAACATCTATGAGAAATGGATGATTCTTCGTACCGAACCAGCAAATCAATTTCCAAAGTATCTAATTCTTAAATGCAATTATGAATTGATGTGGATTGAAAATAATGGAACAGAAAAAATCAAACGTAGAATGTGGTCTGTTTTAAAAATACAAAGCAGCTATAACAGCGGACTTTGGACTGATTTACGATTTACTTCACAAGAAAATCAAGATAAAGTATGGCTACCATTAAATCCAATTACTGAGAAGATTTGGTATACAAACGAGTCGTCCAAGAATATGCGTGTACTTGTTAGTTCTTTTACTGACAATGCAATAGCGTGGCAAATCAGTAAGGTCGAAAATGCTCAACCACTTGGGGTTCAGAAATTAACTCTATATCAAGATTTCTTTGACCAACATCGAGATTATATCGAGAAAGATTCTGATGGTAATATTATTGGTATGTGGGCTTCATATTTCGATTCAGAAATTGCCCCAACAGATCCAGATACTCCAACTACTCCCCCATTTTCTATTACAGCAAAAATTTCAGCATCTACTTCAACAATTAAAGTTGGTGGTTCTTATAAAAATCTTACAGTAAATCTCTTTAATGATTCCAATGAAGATATTACAACTGAATATGCTGATGCAACCTTTACATGGACTTGTTCTATTGATGATGAAGATTGGACTGGTAAAGTTACATGGCGAGCTGGCACAGAGTACAATCAAAAGAAAGTAAAGCTTACTAATGGCACTTCTGTTATCGGCAAAATATTGTCTGTTAAGTGTGAAATTGTTAAGGACAACTTGCCGATTGAATCTGAAATTTTGCTGTTAGAATTAACTGAGTAGGAGGTGTTTTATGGCAGAAAAATTAGTTACAAAGAATGATTTGTTGAATAAGCTTCGTGCATATAACAACACTCCTGATGATGAAAATATTTTATATAAAAAAAAGATAGAAAAGGCTTTATTATCAAATCCTTGTTTACTTTATGCACTCAATGAAAAAACGTTAGAGTCTGAACTTTTTGATGATGATGGTAATATCAATTGGGAATGGAATGAAGAAAAGAAGGAATACGAGCCTCTTGGAGAATGGGATAGATATTTTTCAGATACAGCAGGCGATGGAAATATACTTCCGTATTTATTTATTCCAGACACTCAGACAAAAGTACGAAATTATCTTTGTTATCAAGTAAGTTTTCAAGACACAGTTAGATATCAACCTGGGTTAAAAGATACATTAGTTACATTTACTATCTTTGTACATGGCAACGATAGAATGGATAAATTAACAGGTATTCCAAGGCATGATTTAATTGCTTCTATTATAAGAGAACGATTTGCATGGTCTAATATCTTTGGAATGCAAACATATCTCATATCTAATCGTGAGTCCACAACAGATAATAATTATCTTGTACGTACTCTTGTGTTCCAACTTACAGATTTAAATAGTAAGATTCAGACACCTTATGGTGGACAATCACAGATGATGAACTATCAGTTAAGGCGGTGATATTATGGCACAGCAAGATACTGATATGTTAGACGGGCTTCAAGCTGCTATCATAGCCGAAGCCCAAAAGAAAAAAGAGAATATACAAGAATATAAATTTGATCCACTTAAAATGTATTTTAAAGAAGATTACTTTGTTAAGGGTATTCGCATTGTGCAACCGACTATAGGCAATATTCTCAATATCGGTGAGTCAAAATTTTATTCTGGTCTTTCGCCTTTTCTGTACAATTCTACTTCTATTCGTGTAATGTTATGGGATTTACCTCAACGAATAGATTGGTGTAAAGTAAAAGATATCGAAGTGTTTGGAATGTTAAAAAGCACAACAGATACTGATAATTCTGCAATTCAATTATTATTTCCAGATTATAGAATTGAACATATGCAGTTAATGCAGTTTCAAGAAAAAGATTCTGACAAACCTCAGTTATGCTTATATGATTCTGAAAATAATTTTATTTTAAAAGAATCTGAATATATGGAAATAGCAGAATATATTAGAACTCTGCTTAATATACACCCAAAAATAGAAAAAGCAAAAGGTAAAACAACAAAACAATGGATGATAGATGAAGATAGAATGAATATGGCACAACAAGAAGTTAAAAACTCTTCTACTCTTTTACCTCTTATATCAGCGTGTATCAATCATCCTGGTTTTAAGTATAAATTACAGGAATTAAGAGATGTTGGGATTTATGAATTTATGGATTCTGTTCAAAGATTGCAGATATATGAATCTACCCATGCACTTATGAGTGGAATGTATAGCGGTTTTTGTGATACATCTAAAATTTCAAAAGAACAATTTAATTTCATGCGTGAAATACATGAATAAGCAAGATTAGAGCGACTTGTATCGCTCTTTTTTAATACAAAAAAATAAAATTTAAGGAGGAATTTAGATTATGGCATTTAAGTTAGGTGACGTAATTATTGACCGTCTTCAGTTCGGTTATGGTGCTACAAAGACTAAAGCTCTTTATGCACTGACACAGTTGACAAATGCAACTATTGATATCACTGCTGATTCAACAGATATCAAAGATAAAGATGGTAACTTGATTTATAGAAAGTATTCAGGTAAGAGTGGTGAAGTTACTGCTACTAATGCATTCATGAACCTTTCTGTAATTGAAGCTATTTCTGCTCAGGATGCTGAGATTGCTTCTGATTCTAATACAATTGTTATGCCTATTTTTAAAATTGTAAAAGCAGGTGAAACACTTGATATTACAGATGCTGTTGAGGATTCATTTATTGTAAATGCACTTTCAGCGAATGGTTCACTTGGAAAGGCTTATACAAAAGGTTCTGCTGTTTCTGCGACAGAATTCAAAGTAGACACAGAAACAGATCACAAACTTACACCACCATCAGATCCAGAGGAAACACAGTATCTTATTAAGTTCAAGAAAAATGTTAAGAGTGGTGCTAAACTTACAATTTCTGGTGATAAATATCCAAAGGCACATGAGTTATACTTCAAGGCTCTTGCGGTTGATAAATGTGAAATTGGAAGCTATCGTGGTTGTATTATTCATATTTCATCATTCATGCCAAGTCCAGAAGTAAGTCTTGCACTTCAGGGTGGAGATTCACAGACAATGGATTATAAGGGTGCAATCCTTACAAATGCATGTTCTACATCTCAGGATATGGTTGAAATCTACTTTGTAGACGAAGAAGAGGAAGTCTAATCTTTATACAACCAAAACATATTTAGAAGAGTGGTCTTCCACTCTTCTATTATATTAAGGAGATGAATGAATGAGCAAGAATGATTTAAGAATGTGCTGCGTTTGTCATGAGGAGTATTCATTTTGCCCAGTTTGTAATCCAGAAGACAGATTAAAACCCACATGGCATTTTGCTTATTGTAGTGAAAATTGCAAAGACATTTACAATATTACTTCTTCATTTGAAGATGGACGCATGACAGATATTGAAGCAAAAGCAAAATTAGAAAAACTCGATTTAAGCAAAAAAGAATATTTGGGTGAAAGTTATCAAAATTCTATTGCTTCAATTATGAAGGCAAAAACACAAGTTATTAAGAAAGAAAATAAAAAGGCAGAAGTTAAATCTGTCAAAAAGGATATTATTACAAAAGTCGAAAACGAGGCTGAAAGTGATGTTGAACAGTGATTTTGAAAACTCTATAGGGGAATATAACATTACTGTTTAATGCTATATTCCCCTATTTTTTACGAATATTGTATGGAATGAAAGGATAATATGGTTAAAACAAATTTAAAACCGAGGGATTATTTACCACATGAGGCAGTTAGAATTGTTAATCCCAAACAGTCTCTTCTTTATATAAAAAATGGTGTGTTTCCTATAGACATGTACGCAAGTATTGATGAAAAAACAAATAATTCAATTCTTGCAATGGTGTTTCTAAAGGAAGACACATATGAAGTATATCAAAAATGGTGTAATTATGAATTAAATTAGGTGGTGATTGAATGTACTTAGACAATGCTTCGACCACTCCACTAAAATCGGAAGTTAAGGATTATATTATATCTCTTTTGGACACATACCAGAATCCATCATCAATGTATCAGTCTGGTGTTAATGCGAAACAAATAATTACCACAGCACGAAATAATGTCGCCAAATTCATCAATACAAATCCAGAAAATATTATTTTTACATCGGGCGGTTCAGCCAACAATACGCTTTTTATTAAAGGTTATACTCAGAGAAATGAATGTAGAGTGTTATACTCTCCTACTTCACATAAATCGGTGCTGAAGTGTGTAGAATCACTTAAATATAAGTGTTCACTTAAAGTTGATTATACAGGAAAAATTGATCTTCAAGATCTTAAAGAATGTTTATCTATAGATACAATGAAGAAGCTTGTAGTTATAGAACATGCTAACTCTGAGATTGGAACAATCCAAAATATAAAACAGATTATTGAAATGTGTCATTTTTATAACGCAATAGTTTATGTAGATTGTACAGGTTCTATTAGTCAAATCCCTGTAGATATAAGAACTTTAGATGTTGATGGTTTGGGTTTTTCCGCACATAAGCTTTCAGCTCTAAAGGGCGTAGGTATTTTATATAAGAAGAAACATATCGAACTTGAACCACTTATATATGGTTCACAAGAACAAGGGTTATTTGGTGGTACTGAAAATGTAATAGGTATAGCTGCACTTGGTAAGGCAGTTGAAAATTATGATTACTCTTCTATTACATCTAATAATCGTGATTATATCTATAATTACATTAAAAATAATATTCCAGATTCATATTTGGTTGGTGCTGACTTGAAACATAGATTACCATATAATCTATACATATGTTTTAAAGGAATACAGGGTGAATCATTGATGACATTGCTTGATATGAACGGGTATCAGGTGTCAACAGGAAGTGCTTGTACAAGTGGTGATTTAACACCATCTTCTACTCTATTGGCTATTAAAATGAACAAAGAATATATAAATAGTTGTATAAGAATTACATTAAGTGGTGAAGAAGAGATTGCTGAACTAAATAAGTTTTGCGAAACATTAAAGAGATGTGTAGAAACATTAAGACAAATGAATAAATAAAAAATAAGGAGGATTAAAATTATGACAGATTTATCATTTTTAACAAATTTTGCAGTACCGATTATTGTTGGTATTTGCCTATGTATAGGTTATGTATTAAAAAATATTGTTACAACAGATGCAGTTAATAAGTATATTCCTGCAATCATGGGTGTATTGGGTGTGGTACTTAACGTATGGATGAATATGGCTTTTACACCTGAAATATTACTTGGCGGTCTTGTCTCTGGTCTTGCTTCCACAGGTTTATATGAAGTATTTAAGAATTTTTTGAAGAAGTAAGAAGGGATGGTACGTATGAGTGGGATCTATAGAAAAACTTGCACATATTGATTATTTATTAGTCATTCTTGGGTTCTTTGCTATCTTATTCGCAGCTAAAGAAATTCTCGAAATATTCGGTTATTTTAAAAAGAAATTTCGCATTAAAACAGGAAACGAAGAAGATAAAGAAACTGTTGAAAATCGTATTAAAACGCTTGAAAAACATGATAATTGGCAGTACCAAGAAATTCAAAAAATATCTAGAGGCATTGATGATATTAAAGACAATCTTGTACAAAAAGAGATATCTGATATTCGATGGGAACTTCTTAATTTTTGTTCTGCTCTTACAGGTGGGCAGAATTATAATAGAGAAGCTTTTGAACATATTTTTCGAACTTATGAGCAATATGAAAAAATACTTGCTGATAATCATATGACTAATGGATATATCGTAGAATCAATGAAGGCAGTTAGAGAAATATACCACAATAAGCTTGTTAATGGTGATTTCAATTAGATGATATTTCTACCACAGTAAAAATTTACCATGATAAAATTTGTATAAACAAAATATACATATACATACTTAACATTATGGAAAATAAATTGTGGTATTACAGAAATCAGAAGGCATTAACATTACAAGAGTTATCAAGACTTAGCGGAATCTCAGTTGCAGCTCTAAATAAAATTGAGAATGGAAATACAAAGGATATACTTCTTAGCAATGCTATTATTCTTTCTCACATTCTTAATGTTGATATATATGAATTATTTTGCATTAAACATTGAGAAAGGAAGAATGAGTATGGGAAAAATGTTTTATAACTTAATATGTGAAGAACTATGTATAACAGGTGGTAAGGTTATATATATTGATACCAATGTTGGAAGTCTTGAAGAAGTACATAAGATAGTAACTGATAATGCTGATAAATACCCAAATGGAAAATGGGAATTATACCCTATGCAATTAGCGGTATAACAATACAATTAAATATAAAAACTTTCAATGAGAACGAGTCTAATTCAGGCTCGTTCTTTTATTTTGTCTAAAAATAAAGGAGGAACTTATGGCTTATAGAATTATAGATGTGTCAAGCAATAATGGACAGCTTGATTGGGATACAATTAAGTCAAGTATTGATGGTGTAATCATTAGAATTGGCTATGGCTCAGATATAGAAAATCAAGACGATTCACAGGCTATTAGAAATATGCAGGAATGTGAAAGACTTGGCATCCCTTATGGTGTGTACATATATTCTTATTGTCTTAATATAGAAGAAGTAAGAAGTGAAGCTGCACATATATTAAGAATGATTCAGGGATTTAATCCTGTTCTTGGTGTGTGGTTTGATATGGAAGATGCTGACGGATATAAAAGAAATCATGGACTTGTTCCCGAACAGAACGGTGAACTTCTTACAGACTTTTGTATAGAATTTATGCAGATTGTCAAAGACGCAGGATATACAACGGGTGTTTACGCAAATTATAGTTATTTTACTAATGTATTAAACGATGGTAGATTAATGTCCTTTGAAGGATTTAACAGATGGCTTGCACATTGGGGAATAGATGAACCTTCGATGGATTGTCTGTTGTGGCAGTGTACATCAGATGCTGTTATTGATGGATCTTCGGCAAGAACAGATTTTAACTATTATTATGGAGAGTTACCTAATGTTGAACCAATTATTCCATCTGAACCAATCGAAGACAACTCTGAATCAGATGATATTAAAACAAAATATCATGTAGGAGATTATGTGTCATATCATACAATTTATGCGTCTTCTACTTCCGAAAATGGATTAACACCTTCAATTACGGGGGGTACAATTACTAATATCATTGCATCTGCAAGAAATCCATATCTTATTAACGATGGTACAGGCTGGATTAATGATGATTGTATTGTTGAAAATAATGAAAATACTTCTGAACCAGAATCTTCTGATGAGGAAGAATCTACAGGTCTTACTCATTCTGTTGGCGAATATGTCACATATTCAGCACTCTTTGCTTCTTCAACTTCCGAAGAACCACTTAACCCACTTTATACAGATGGAACTATTACAGCTATCGCTGAAGGTGCGAGAAATCCATATCTCATCGAGAATGGCAGAGGTTGGGTAAATGATTCTGTTATTAATGGCAGTTCTGCACCAGAAAATACTTACGAAGAACCATCTTATGATACATATGAAGTTGAAAGCGGAGATTGTCTTTCAGCCATTGGTGATAAGCTTGATGTAGATTGGTATTCTATTGCAGAAGCTAATGGTATAGGAGAACCATATACTATTTATCCAGGTCAGTCTCTTATTATACCTAGATAGTATATTAATAATAAAGAAAGTGTGGTTTCATAGTGATTTTGAAGCCACACTTTAAATAAAAAACACTTACCAATCCCACGATAGACGTGTCAAATATGAGAGTTTGATCCACGGCTACAGAATTAACTTAATTATCATTATCGGTTAGGATAAGACCGCCAATGCTGACAAACATGCTCCCATTTGCCTAAACGAAAGCGTTTGTACTGATTGACGTGTACAAGATATGGATATATACAGACATTCATAGATTTGTATTTCACCAAGAACTTTCTCTCAAAATTATGAGGTAAGATTGGTAAGTGTTTATTTATTATAACACATTCAAAATGTCTTTACTACTATCTAGCCATGTAGTAAGGGCATTTTATTTATATGGAGAGTGTGTGGCTAGACCACTCTCCTGCCCCTTAATCAAGAAAGGAATGAAAGATATAGAAATTATTGATTTGATTTTAAACCAAGATGTATTGGAGAAATATAATAAATATTATTTCAAACAACATCCTAAAGCAAGGAAAATTCCTATTGAAAGACCAATGCACCCCTCGATCAACACATGGATGATATTACCAAGAATACAGATGAATCAACTTAAACAAAAATGGAAAGATTTTATTATTTTTTGGATAAAAGACTTAGGTTTACAAGATAAACACTTAGAGTCTTTTGAGATGATATTTACCACTTATATGCCGACAAAAAGGCGTGTGGATTGTGATAACACAGTTCCTAAATTTATCCTAGATGGATTTAGTGAATCAGGTTTTATTATTGATGACGATGGGAAGCATTTACATTCTCTTACATTAAAAACAGGATATGATAAGGATAATCCAAGAACGGAAATAAAAATTATAGTGAAATAAAGGAGAATATTAAGATATGAACAAAACATTAAAGGTATATCAGATAATTAATGTCAATGCAAGAATTAAAAATGTAATTGAAGGTGATTCAGCAATTAATGCTGCATTTAAGTTTAAGTTGCTCAGATTATATTCAGAGATTCAGGGAGTTGTAAAAGATTTTGAAATGACTAAAGACTCACTTGTAAATAAATATGGTAAAGATGTTGTTGACGAAAAGGGGGAAGTTGTTCCAAATCAGAAGAGAATTAGTCCTGAAGATGAAAATTGGAAAGAATTTATTAAGGAAATTAATGCAGTAAGTGATTCTGATGTAGATGTTAATTTCACACCTATCAGTGCGGAAGAATTGTTTAGTATGGGGTTAGATACTGATGCTTGTGCTGATTTAATACCTATTGTAGAAGAATAAAATTATAAAGGAGATAAAAGGAATTATGAATAAGATAACAGTTAAAGAATTTGTTGAGGGATATAATAAGTGTGTAGATTCATTAAAGAATAGATATATACAGGAAAAGTTAAGCATTATATCTTACTTACCTGTAAATATTAAAGATGCTATTGCAATAATCATTACAGATAGAACTATGTTTGAACATGAAAAATATACTGACGAAAATGGTGAAATAAAATTTCGTAAGACTGATAATGTACATGTTAATTCATTTGTTCAGTATATGTTATTTGTTAGAGAAGTTATTGAAAAGTATACAAATCTTGTTTGGAGTAATGACGGTAATTATACAGCGGATTATGATTTATTAAAATCTTCTGGACTTCTTGATAAATTAATGATTGGAGAAATTGTGAATGAAAAAGAAATTCCACCACTTATTCCAGCAAGTGAAATATCTGAAATAAGAACTCTTATTGATATGCATAAATCTGATATTATGCAAAATGTATATGAACCACACGCATATATTAGTCGTCAGGTTGAAAGGTTTGGGACACTTGCAAATATAACCATAGAACCACTTATGAAGCTTATTGAACAGAAGATACAGGGAATTCCACAGGAAGATATTACTAAGGTTGTTGAGCTTGTAAGAACTGGTGATTTTAAGGAAGTAGAATAAAAAAAGCAGTACTATATTTTACATACAATACTGCTTAAATGTCCTTAATTGAGTGAAGATATATGTCGGAAATTCAATTAAGGACTGACAATTATTTTCATTTATTAAATATATCATTACAGTTAAATATTGTCAATATATTAGGCTCTATGCGTGTCACAGTGTATAGAGCTTCTCTTATGGAGAGTGGTTATACTGCTTTCCTATTTTTGCGTGAAAAAATAAAAAACTGGAGGTGATGAAATGGCAAAAAATATGTATGCAGATTTTAAAAAGAAGTTAGACAGAATTGAAAATCATATTGCAGAAGAAGTCGCATCACAAGCAAATGAACTTCTAAAAGAATCTGTCAGATATTCATTGATAGATTGGTACAACGACTATACTCCACAGTCTTATGAAAGAACATATAACTTCATGAAAATTCTTGATTCTACAAAAACAAGAGGTAAAGGAAATGTTCTTCATTTTTTAGTAGATTCAGGTGCAATGGATTTATATGTCGGTTGGTTTGGTCAGAGTTTACAGCCAAGTACAGCTTTCGACTATATGTTTATGGATGGAGAACATGGTCATGGAAAATGGATGATGCATCAATCATTACCTCCATATATGTATGTTGAACGAGACATTGAAAGTGGATTTGGTGGTCGCTTAGACAAAATTATAAATAACAGAATAGAACAAATTTTGAGAAAGTGAGGTAGAAAATGCCAGGTACATATCAGTATGATGTAGAAATCAAATCGAATGTAGCAAAACTACTTTCAGATATGAAACAAGTCCAAGACAGATTAGATACTGTTGAAGGCAAAGAATATAAAATCAAATTAAATGTCGATGAAAAGAAGTTATCCAGTGTAATTTCTAATCTCGAAAAAATGCTTGATTCTCTTGGTAAAGGAACAAGTGATTTTAAACAGTTTGAGAATTTATCGAAAGAACTATCAAATATTGTATCAGAAGTACAAAGTTTAAGTAAAGCTTTTGGTAAGGTGGATGATTCTGGTGCGAAGACACTACTCTCTTCTATCCAGAATATTGACAGGTCACTTTCAGAATTGAGCCAACATATTCTCAATGTTAATAAAAACATGAGCAACATGGGTGGCAATACGGGTGGTGCTGTCAAACAAGTGGAGAATATTAGTAATGCATATCAAGATGCTGCTAAAGAAGCTGAGAAGCTGGCTGATGCACAGAGTAAGATTGGACAGAAAACGAATATTTCATCTGCTTCTACTCCTGCTATTGAACAGCAAATCAAATCTGAATCAGAGTTAAATGCTGAAATTGAAAAAAGAGAGAATATTATCAGAGAGCTACAACAGTTACAAGAGAAATTAACTGTTCATGAAGACTTTCATGGTAATGACAGATATTTTGCAGACCAATTACCTACAGAAGAAGAAATTCGTGAAGCAGATAAGAGAATTAAACAATTAACTGGTACTAATAATATCTTTGATGTTGACAAACTTATACAAGACAGAAACGAATGGTTATCTGAAGTAAAATATAGTCTTGAAGAGTATGATGACTTAATTAAGACAAACGATCAAAAAGCACTTGACGAATATACAACAAGAGGTTTATCACGCATCGGTGGTGCTGAATCATTTTTTGGATATGAAGATAATAATTTTTCTATAGCATCAAAATTTGTTGAAGAAAAAGAAAAAATACAAAATGAAATAAATGATCTGTATGTGGATTTAGATAAGTTGGATGAAAAAATGAATTTTGATACCAACAATTCCTCAGTTGATAATACGGTTCAGTCTCAAGAAAAGCTTCAATCCGAATTAAAGGAAACTCAGGAACAAGCAGAAAAAACTGCTCAAGTTGTCAAAGAAGTCGCTTCTGCTACTGCTTCTACAGAGCAAAAGAAAGACGCATTTCCTGACAAAGATGTTTCTGCTTCTGTAGAATCTGCTACTAATTCCATCAAAGAAGAGAATAATGTATTAGAGCAGAATACTCAGAAAGTTAAGGAAAATGCTGATGCGAAAAAGAAATTAACTGATACTGATAAGGAAGTATCAAATGTTGATTTGTCAAAATATGATAACCGTCTTGAATCATATACCAAGAAAACATCTGGTTACGATACTACTATTGCAAGGTTTGAAAATGGCGGTTGGACAAGCGATACTTATAAGCAGAGGGTTAATGCTGTCAAAGAAGCCGTTAAGCAATATGCAGATATTCTTAATAATTTTAAGAAACATCCCGAATTAGTAAATGATGATGAGCTTGGTAAATTAGATAAACAAGAAAAGCTTATTAAGGATAATATTATTGCTGTTCAGAATATGTCGGCTGCCGAAAAGGGCTACTCTCTTGTATCTGGTCAGAAGGAACTTGATAAAATCAATAATATTCTTAAAGAACATTCTGGAATGTCACGAGAAGCTAAGAATCAGATAAAAGCTTACTACGCTGAAATTAAATCTGGTAACCCAAGTGCTAGTTTAGATGTTATTCATGGAAAGATTATGCAAATAGTCAATGCTGAAATTGAAGCTGGTCGTGGCGGCAAAAGTATGTTTGATGCTATCAAAGAAAAAGCTTGGTATGGTGTCGCTAGTGCTATCGGTACATATTTTGGTTTTAATGATTTAATAAGATACGGTAAAGAAGGAGTTAGTATTGTTAGACAATTAGATACTGCTCTTACTGAAATGAGAAAAGTATCCAATGAATCTGTTCAAAGTTTGAAGAAATATCAAGATACCACATTTGATACAGCAGATGCAGTTGGAACTACTGCGAAACAGATACAAAATTCTACAGCGGATTGGATGCGTTTAGGTGAAAGTATGGATACTGCTGCTAAATCAGCTAAAGATGCAAATATCTTACTTAACGTATCTGAATTTGAAGGAATAGATGAGGCAACCGAATCACTTGTGTCTATGAGTCAGGCGTATAAAGATCTTGATAAAATGGATATAATTGATGTTCTCAATAATATTGGCAACAATTATAGTATCTCGACAGATGGATTAGCAACTGCTCTTAAAGATTCAGCAAGTGCATTAGTAACTGCAAACAATGATCTTAATGAAGCTGTTTCGTTGACTACGGCTGGCAATGCTATAACTCAAGATCCATCTAAGGTAGGGGCAGGTTTAAGAACGATTTCTCTTAGATTGGTTGGTACAGAGGAAGCCAAGGAGGAACTTTCAGATTTAGGCGAAGAAACAGAAGGAATGATAACCACAGTATCAAAACTGAGAAATACTATCCAGTCTGCAACTTCTGCTGCAACAAAAGACGGTAAAGGTTTTGATATTTTTGATTCAAACGGAAATTATAAGAGTACATATGAAATCATGCAAGGATTGGCAGATTTGTATGATGAAATTGTCAAGAAAGATAAAGAATTAGGAACAAATAATCTTAACTTATTATTGGAGACTATAGCAGGCAAAAACCGCAGCAATATTGCTGCTTCTATTCTCCAAAACGGTGATATGCTTCGTTCAGTATACGAGGATGCTCAAAATTCCGAAGGTTCAGCAGAAAAAGAATTAAATTCTTATTTAGATAGTGTTGATGGAAAGTTTCAACAACTTCAAAATAGAACACAAGAATTTTGGTACAATGTAATTGATACTACAACTGTTAAATCTGTTTTAGATTTTACCACAGATTTAACTGAAGGTGCTTCTAAATTTTTTAAATTAGTAGAAAAGCATCTTCCAACCATATTAGGAGCAATTGCAACTATTATTGCTTCAAATAAAAGCGGTGGTTTGATAAGGTTAATAAATTTTATTAACAATTCTCCTTTCCTAGCTACCGTAGAGTTTAACCGTGAGGTGTACGAACTTATTGTATAATAAGCAAGGACTCTAATTGTAAAATAGTAGAGAATGACTGGCACTTAATCGTGGCTATGAGTCAATATGGCATAATAGCGAGGTTCATAAAGAAAACCTTTCAGTTACTATGAATTCAACATAGTACGGGAAAACCAAAAAAATTTGTTTTAGTAACCAAACTATAATACGAAAGGTTATAGCGGCGAATGTGAAAGCATGAGGTATGGTAATATCACTAAAACAAGGTAAATCCGCATCCGACAGTCTTAAACATTTTTGCAAAGACTACGATCATCGAGCATAAGGACTAGACGGTTGATGAAATCGTTAATGTGTGCTCAGGGGAGAATAAGAGGTGTACTTAAAATGAAGGTGATAGTTGATACACTTTACACCATAATTAATATATTGTGAGAGGTATGTTAATTATAATCAACATAAAAGAGAATAATAAAATAGGACTGTCGTGAGACAGCCCTATCAAAAAAAATTAAAAGGAGAAAAATGAAATGGCATATAAAGAGAAAGATATTATAACATCATATTAGTGATGTCTTTTACTTTACTATCAGAAAGTTCAGTATGTTTACAAATCATGTTTGCGACAATGACTTTTCCTAAAACGGAGCGTAAATTATACTTACCATTTCCGATAATACTTGTTAAAAATTTTAACATGTCTCGCCTCCCTTCTCTATAGAATAGAAATATAAATTAGGGAAATATGCGCCCAGAAAGGGCAGATTCATTTTTCCGACTGCCATAAAAATAGACATTGGGACAACCTTCGGTTATAGAGTGTTATGGCACACATCTATGTTGCTTCTCCAATGTCTATATTTTACCATTGTATTTAATTCAATACAATCCAGAACAATAGTTCTAATTATGTAATTGTGAATCAATATACTCTTCTCTTTCGGATTTCGTCATTGAGAAGAATTTTTCAAATTCTATATCAAGATTTTTACATTCAATGTTGCATGTTCTGCATATATATTTAATATAATGCGTGTATGTAATTCTATGACAATTAGGACAGTAATGAATTTTTAACATATGTAACTCCTTTATATGGTATCTAAATTAGTCGTATTATTAAATGTTAATCATTACATATTGTTCTTTTCAATATTAGGCGTTATTTTATCATCACTTAATGAATATTCTCCATGATAAAATTTAGCAATATCCATATCTAATGCTTCAATTACCTTACAAGCAGTTTGAAAAGTGGCTGATTCTATTTTACGCTCTCCACTTTCAAATTTTTGATATTGTTGAGGTAGAATTCTTGCTTTTTCAGCGACCTCTTGCTGAGTTAATCTAAGATTGATTCTTCTTTCTTTGAGTATGTTAGATGTTGTTAATAATTTAAAAAGTTCTGTTTTCATATTTTCCTCCTATCACATTCGTTTGAGTGTATTTTACATTCAGATGAATGTCTTGTCAAGTACGAAAATACTAAACAAATGTTCTTGTAGATATATGCCAAATATTGGTATATAATATCATTATTATATATTGATGATTGGGGAATTCTATATGCAAATACCAATACGAGAATTAAAAACACAGTTAAGAAATAATATAGATGAATGTAAAAATACTCTATCTTATGAAAATATTACTGTATCAAAATCAATCTTTGGGTTATTTTCAAAATTGATAAATAAGTTCGAAAGAACAAAATCATACCAAACAGGATTATTTATTAAAAGTATGAATGATTGGCTTGACAGATATGAGCAGTGTCATAAGCCACTTGATGCTAAAATTGGCGATATTAATGTCGGTGATATATTTATGGTTGATTGGAATTTGTCATATACACCAGAATTGTCTTATGAACATCCTTGTGTAGTAATAGAGAAAGTAGGTGATTTCCTTTTTGTTTTACCAGTCTCTGGGCAAAAACAATATATTGATATGGGATATCATCCAATAAACAATAAATCAGGCGATAAAAATTATAGAATTGTAGATACATCTGATGGTTTTAATAAACAATGTGTAATTCACATTAACCAAGCAAAGGTTATTAGTCAAACACGTATTCTATATAAAATGGGAAATTTGACTACAGATACATTAGGGGAATGTAAGCTATTTGAAGAAATTAAAGATACCATGCTTAACACATATTTTCCTAATGAATATAATAAACTATTAGAGGAAAATAATGAGTATAAAAGAAAATTAGATTATTTATCTATACAAAGAAAGTGTAATCAATCACGTGCAGATAAGTATAGAAATGAAAATGAAAAATTAAAGCGTGAAATTGAACAACTTAAGATAAATTTGAGTAATTTAGAAAATAATTGACAAACTAACATTATAATGTTATTATAATTACACATATAAAATATTTATTTTTATATGTCGGACAGCAAGACTTATTCTTACGAATAAATACCTTGCAAAATTAACAAGATTGTGGACATTAGTTCACTAGGACTTCTTCGATGTACGGAAGAGTCCTCTTTATACTAACAACGAAGAGCAGGAGGTTAATCCTGCTCTTTTATATTACTCTTCTTTTCTATTATCCCATCAGTCTTTATCTTCTCCGCTGCATTCGTCACTATGTTCACAGAATTCACAATGACATTCATCTGTATAGTCGCCTGTTTGCCAACATAGTTCTGTTGGAGACATATCATTATACATAAACTCACCCCCTCTGCTTTAAAATTATTGTAAGGTAAATAAGGAATATTTTACCATTTTATATTACTATTTGTTTTAAAAATCACTCTCAAAAGAAAGGATTGTCTTATATGAAATCAAAATCAAAACCTCCAATTAAAACAGCTACCAACAACAATAATGACAAAGTTAATATTGATAACCGACCACCGTTACCATACCACAATTTGACAACCTCTGTTCCAGAATTACTTTGTATATTTTGTAGTAAGGATAATAATTAATTATTGCGTTTTTCTGTATTTATCAACTCAAATATTTCACTCACTCTTGAAGTAAGATTAGCTTGAGGTAATGGTGGTTTCTGTTGGTTGTTACTGTTATTATTATTTGTGTTCTTTTGACTTGTGTTGTCTGTATTATTTGTTGGCATAAAATTACACCTCCTTATCACCAGGTATATCCGCAATTACAACACTTGAATGTCTTATTAATCTTCTTACTAAACAAACCAAACGCAGCTATTGAAGCTCCACGTTCTATTCCACCCATCTTTTTAATGTTTGTAGAACCACAAGTTGGGCACTTAGGTTTATTAGCATTTTCCTGTTCTTCACGCTTTTGCTTACCAAGATTGAAATAGTAATCCGCTTCTGCTCCACGCATAGATTCCTCGAATTTACGCTTTTCTTCAGCTTCTTCTTCGGGGGTTAGTTTTTGACCAGCTTTTTTGTTACCAGTCAGTCTTGTATATTTGTCATAACGAAAACCGAACCAGAAATCAGGATTGCCAAGGGCTAATTCTTTATATGATTTTTCGTTAAAATATGGTGAGTTTTCAACTTCTAATTGAATTTTAACTTCATATTCATCTTTTTCATCTTCGGTCATTTGTTCATATTGTTCTCTTGTTAAACCATCATCAACAATATGAGTGCTACCACAATTGCAACAATAGTCTTCATAGAACCAACAACAATCTTCTGCTCTAATAAAACAGCATGATAAACAATATTTCATATATATTTACCTCTCTCACTTAATATATAAAATATAATATCATTTTTATATATATACTGCAATATTTTCAGCATATAATTAACGATAGGAAAAATTTTAGCTGATAATTGGGGTATTACTGATAAATTAGGTGGAACAAAGAATTTTAAAGAAGTCGAAAAATTATCTACATTAGATTTTAAAAATTTCAAAGAATTAGAAAATACCATCGCCAATGCTAAAGGTGATACAATTCAACTTCAGAAGGTATTAACTGAAACCTTTGAAGATGGTAAGTATTCAAAAGTAAATGGTCTTGAAGAATATATTAAGAAAAATAAAACACTTGATAGAGGTTCTATCAATGAACTTATTACTAAACAGAATTATGAGAACATTGCAAAACAGTCTTTCAGTTTCCAAGGTATTAATGCAAATATTAAAGAATATAACAGTCTCTTAAAAAGTTCTGTAAAAGAAGGTAATGCCTTTGCTGAAGTTGTTGCTTCTCATAATATGAAACTTGGTAATTATCTTACAAGCCTTAATGGTGCAAATGCTGGACTTGGTGGATATATCAAGAGTCTTGGTATTGCAAAATTAAAGACAATTGCATTATCAATTGCTACTACTGCCTTAAATATGGTTATAGGTGCTATAGCTTCTGCTATTGCTTCATTCATTATAAAGGGTGTTACCAACATAATAAATAGTGCCGAGAATATGAAAAAAGCCGTAGATGATATGGTTACATCATATAATGATAGTTTGAAGACTCTTGAATCACACAAAAAGACTATCAATGACATAAAAGATGATTATGAAACCTTATCAAAAGGTGTTGATGAATTAGGCAATAATGTTTCACTTACGACTGATGAATATAAAAAATATCAAGATATTTGTAACCAGATTGCCGATATTTACCCCTCTTTGATAGCAGGACATACTTCTGAGGGTAATGCAATATTAACCTTAAAGGGCAATGTTGAAGCTTTAACAAAAGCATATAAGGATGAACAGAAAGCAGCCGCTGCAAGTGTTATAAGTGGCAGTGATAAGGAAAATACCAATGTAGTCAAGAATTATAAAAACGAATCAAAAACTGGCATAAAAAGTGCATTTAAATCTGCATTTACATTTAATTCTGATAAATCTACGGTAAATGGATTATCTACAACTCAAAAGATATCTTATCTCGAAAGAGCTACAAATTTATCTATTAATGAGTTAAAAAATAAATCGGGTTCTATAGGTTCAGATAATGTATTTAGAAGTTTATTAAAGACATATGGATTAGATACTGATAGCACTGACCAAGAAGTTACTACTATCATTCAGAATATGAAAGCTGATTTAGCAACTTATCAGGCAGAAGTTGACGAGGCAATGAAAGGAATTAAGACTAAAGCAAATGCTTATTTTGTATACAATTCGGATTATGATAATTTGAATGATGAACAAATAAATCAGATAAGTTCCTTAATTGATAATGCCTTAACTGAAGCAGTCGCTGACACTTTCAATAAAGATTCTGATATCAATAGTAAATTTGTACAAAAAATTATTGATGGTATCGAGAATAATAAAGAGGGTATTTCCAACGCTTATAAGTCTTTATTGACAATTGATCCTAATAACATGGGTGATGTATCAAAAGATAAGCAGGCAATTGATGACTACATTAAGAAAATTGCTGATTATATTGGAACTGATGCAGATTCTTTAAAAAAAGGTCTTGGTTATGATGTAGCTGATGATATATCTCAACAGTATAATAATATTATAGAAGAAGCAAAAAAGAAAGAATCAGACTTTGATTGGGATAATTGGTTCAAAGAACATTCAGTTAATACTCAAGAAGAAATTGACAAATGGAAAGAAATAGCATCTTCTGCTAATAGTGCTGCTGAAGCACGAGAAAAATATGCTAAACAAGCAGATACATTTAAAAAAACTAAATTGTTTGATATGGGAAGTGACAGTGCTCCATCAACATTAAGTAAGCTAAATTCTCAATTAGACGAAATTCAATCTGCCTATTCTACACTCTCTTCTGCTGTTTCTGAATATAACAGTAATGGAAATATGTCAATTGACACAATGCAATCCATTATTGCATTAGGTGATAATTGGCTTGATTACATTGATATGGAATCAGGGGCATTTACTCTCGATCAAGAAGCCTTAGACAAACTTACCCAAGCTCGTATTGAGGATATGAAGCAACAAGCACTTGCTAATTTAACTTCAACCGTTAAAAGTATTACAACCGAAGCCGATGCAACAAAGTATTTAGCTTCAACTAATTACGATGCTGCAAATTCATATCAAGAATTAGCAAAAGCAAAATTATCAGAAGTACAAGGTAATCTTCAGAAGAAAGTAGAAGAAGGTTCACTCTCACAAGATTCTTATGATAAGATAATTTCTAAATTTGAATCTGATGCTAATAAGATATCTCAGATATTTAATAATACAAGTTTTAAACTTACAGCAGATGGATCAATTGGAGATAGTTTATCTGAGCTTGAATCACATGCTAGTATTCTTAAAACTGTACAAGAGGAATTGCAAAATACAAGTAGATTATCATCTTCTACTTTAGATTCAATTGCCAAAGCGTTTCCTGAGTTGAATTCGGCTGTACAGAAATTTAAAGATGGAATGATTTCTTCTGATGAGTTGTTTTCTCAGTTAGAACAAGCGTACCAAGATGATGCTGATGCTTATAAAGTTTCTGAAGAAAATAAGTATATGTATACTACTGATTTTTGGAATGAAATTACAAGCGGAAATGAAGAACTTCAACAAGCATTAACTGACTTTTATGGTGATGATTGGAAAAATTGGAAAAATTTAGCCATAGCCAAACAACAATGTGATAGCAAGTTAATTCAAAGACTTGGTGATATGTGGGATAAATACTATGAAGCACAAAGTGGAGCATTTAAGATAACTCAAGATGCAGAAGGTAATTATTACACAGAAACTAATGAAGATGCACCAATTTATCAACCATCTCCGCTTGGAAATGGAATGACTGCCTTTAATGGAATGAAGAAGGATCTTTTAAACCAAGCTAATGAAGACAGACAGAAAGTCGATGAAATTCTTGGTCAGTTTAACCTTGCAAGGCAAAAGATTAAAGAAGCTGCTGAAGCTGCTGCACCATCATTGACTATTGATAATGATTGGCATTCTATAGGTAAAGACTTATCATCTTCCAACGATTCATCTTCTTCTCAAACAGCCGAAAAAATTAACTGGATTGAACGCTTAATCAATAAGATTTCTACAGCATATTCACGACTTAAGAATATTGTATCTGATACAACAACTACATGGCTCAAGCGTAATAATGCCCTTTCTGATTCAATGTCTACTCTTTCATACGAAATAAACGCACAGAAGCAAGCATATGAGTATTACATGAATGCATTTAACTCATATGGTCTTGATGACTATTATAAGAATCAGATTGCAGATGGTTCTATAAGTATTGATGTTATTTATGATGATGACTTGAAGAATGCTATATCTGATTGTCAAGATTTTTATGATAAAGCACAGGACGCTAAGACCGCCGTTCAGGAACTTAATATTGAGTTAAAGGGACTTGCTAAAAGTAGATTTGATAATGTAGCTTCCGAATTTGAAGAAAAGATTAATAAGATTGTTGCCGTTAGAGATTTATACAGTAAAGATGATGAACTTATGAACGAAAGGGGTTGGTTCTCTTCTACTTTACTCAATTCAGCAATGATTGACCAGGAAAATAAGAATCTTCAAAAACTCGAAGCCGAAAGGGATGCTTTAGTCAATGCATTAAATTCTGCTGTAAATTCTGGAAGCATTATGCCTGAATCAGAGGATTGGTATTCTATGCAATCAGCGATAGATGAAGTTTCTTCAAGTATTTTAGATGCTAAGAAGGCTTTGGTAGAGTATGATAATACCATTCGCCAGATTAATTGGGATGCTTTTGACAGAACTCGTGATGACGTTGAAAACCTTATTACTGAAACAGACTTCCTTACAGAATTACTTAAGGATGTCGGAATAACTGATGATAATGGTAATATGACCAAAGAAGGTCAGGCTGCCCAGGCATTACTTGCACAGAAATACCAATTATACCTTAATCAAGCAAAAGCTTATAAAGATGAAATTGCTAAAATTGATGCTGATTTAGCCAATGATCCTTATGACAAAGAGTTACTTGACAGAAAACAAGACCTTATTGATAAGGAACAAGAAGCTATTAAGTCTGCTATGAGTGAAAAAGATGCCATTAAGGATTTGACTAATGATGCTTATAGTGATTTTATTGATAAGCTTGGCGATGCCATTGATAAATACAAAGAGCTTATGAGCACCATGAAGGACGCTTATGATTATGAGAAGTCTATTCGTGAGAAAACGGAAGCCCTTAATGCTTTAGAAAAGCAATACTCCGCCTATCAAGGTGATAATTCTGAGGAAGGTAAAAAGAATATTCAGCAGCTTAAAGATCAGATTAATTCTGCTAAGAATGACTTGAAAGATACTGAATATGAAAAGCTTATTAGCGACACCGAGAAAATTTTAGATCAGTTACAAAGTGATACGCAAGAATGGATCGATCAGCGTCTTGACGACCTAGATAATCTGATTCAGGATATCATTGACCAATCTAATGATAACGCTTCTGATATTGCGGAAACTATTACTTCTACTGCTGAAAATTATGGTTATAAACTTAGTGAATCAATGGCTTCTATATGGAGTACTAATACTGGTAATATAACTAAGGTTCTTGATAATTTCAGCACAAGTTTCATTGATAGCAATTCAAAGATTAAAGATGTTTGTGATAATATCAATTCCGCTGTACAGGGATTACTTGCAAATAGTAATGCCGAAGCACAGAGAGTTGCCGATGAGATTGCAAGACAGCAGGCTGAACAGAATGCAAGTTCTGATGGCGGTTACTCAGGTGGTAATGATTATTCTGATGATGATTGGAGTGGAAACTGGGATACTGGTTCAGATGATAATGATTCTTCTGGAAGTGACGGTGTTGATTGGATATATAGTAAGGATTATTTCGATAAAAATAGTTTAAATATAGACACATCAATCGTGGATCGCCTTAAGCTACACGATTATGATTCATCATTCGCAGCTCGTAGTCAGTACTACGATCAAATGGGTGGTGAAGGACAGTATTACGCTACTTATGATCAGAACGTATGGATGCTTGATTGGATGAAAAGTCATGGTTATCGTAAAGGAACTAAATCAGCAATAAGTGGACTTCATATTTATGGTGAAGATGATCCAGGTTCAGAAGTACTTGTTACTAAGTATGGTGTGCTTCGTCAGTTTGATTCAGGTGATACAGTATTCAACAAAGACCAAGTCGAAAAACTTTGGAATCTTTCTAAAGGAATCACTACACCAAACATGTATATGGATAATCTTGGTGCTAAGTTACCTGATATCTCTAATATGTCTAACAACCTGTCTAATAAGGTTGATGTCCAATTTGGAGATGTAACTTTATCATTACCTAATGTACGAAACTACGAAGACTTTATGAAAGAAGCCCAGAAAGATCCTAAGTTCGAAAAGATGATACAAAACATGACTCTTGGACAGACTCTAGGTAGGAATTCATTAAACAAATTAACATTTAGATAAAATATCAACTAAGGCATACCATAATTGGTGTGCCTTTTATTTAAATTATCTTATACGGAGAATCAATAATGTCGAAAATAAAAAAAAATAAAGAAAGTAATGAATTGCAGTATTACAAAAGTCACTGCAATCTACTCGAAAAAGAAAACGCAGAACTAAAAGCTAAAATTGCCAATTATGAAATCACGGTTTCAATGAGTGGTAAAGGCGTTGATGAGAAGGTTAATGACCTCGCTCTGCTTATAAAAAAGGCACTTATATCGAAAAATATGTACGAAAAACTTTGTAATGAATATAAATCCAAGATTGCTGTTTTGGACGAAAAAATAGCCGAAATGGATTCAATTAAGGCAGGCTATATAAACAAATTGAATAAATTTTTCAAAAGTTTATTCAGAATTTTCAAATAAAAAAGGATGGTGAAAGACATGTTTACTGATTTTCAATATGCAAACGAGTTGGCAAGTGATTACGGATTAGTTGCGGTTAATTTCGACTCTTCCTCTGGCGGTGCTGAAACTGTCTCATCTGGTTCTAATCTGACATTCAATTCAATTAAATCGGTTGGGCAAGATATATCTGAATTATATGGAACATCATATGAAGAAGATTATTCTTTCACCATCCAGTTATGTAGATTAGATTATAACTGTGAACCTCTTCCAATAACACCAGAAGAATACAGTGCAATCAACAGGTGGCTTAATAGAAAGAGATTTGAACAGTTCAAAATAAATAAAGAAGGCTATGAGAACATATCCTTTTATGGATCATTTAATATCCAAGCAATTAAGATTAATGATGATATATATGGAATAGAATGCACGTTTACTTCCAATGCTGCTTATGCTTTTAATGATGGTAACGATTTAGTTTTCACAAATGTAAAGGAGTTCTGTGTACATGATGATTCAGATGAGATTGGAGAAACTTATCCTTACACGACAATAACTTGTAATGAAGCTGGTAATCTTACTATAACTAATTCAGCAGATAACGAATTATTTATTATTGAGAATTGTTCACAGGGAGAAAAAATCACTCTTGATAATAAGCATGGAATAATTACATCTGATAATCTTAATCACAAGATTGCCAATGATTTTAATTACAATTGGTTAAAAATTATAAACACATATAACAACAGAGATAATTACTACTCTTCTACACTTAATATAAATATAACTATGAATTATCAATCTGTTAGAAAGGTAGGAATTTAGTGCAGAAAATTAATGTAAAAAATTTACTTAGAATGCAGAAAACTGGTCAAGGCATAAGACCTTTACATATTATTCTAGGTAACAGAAATCTTGAAAAATTTGGCGAAATTATTAATATTCCTGCCGATTCTATAACATATCATCCACAATTCAATGTAGTTGACGAATTATCATTTAATGTATATAAAGAAAAAAATGATAATGTTGAAAATCTGTGGGATAAAATCGTTGATTTTAAAACGATATACGTTAAAGAATATGATGAATGGTTCGAGATTACAGTTGGAACAGACGAATCAGAAAAAAATACAAAGAAACTTGTAACAGCTAAATCGTTGTGTGAAGCTGAACTTGGGCAAGTAATTTTACACGACATTGAAATTAATACAGAGGATGATATTGCTCGTGAAGAATACACCGAGCCAACTATATTTTATAACCCTGATAAGAAAGATAGTTCTTTGCTGGATAGAATTTTTGAAAAAGCACCTGGTTATACAATTGCTCATGTCGATGAAACTCTCTTAAAAATTCAGCGTTCATTCAGCATAGATGGTACAAGCATATATGACTTCTTAACAAGCACTCTTTCTCAGGAAATTGGATGTATATTCTTATTTGATTCAAATACAAGAAGTGTCTACGTATACGATATGGAAACTTGTTGTTTGGATTGTGGATATAGAAGCGAAGATGTGTTTACAATTTGTCCTGAGTGTGAAGGAACAATTTTACATGAACCATATGGCAAAGATACATCAATCTTTGTAGATAAAAATAATCTTGGTTCTGAAATACAGCTAACATCGGAAACAGACAGTGTTAAAAACTGTTTTAGAGTTATTGGTGGAGATGATTTAATTAATGCAACATTGAAGAACATTAATCCTAACGGCAGTAATTATATATATTATTTCAATCAAGATACTTTGTCAGATATGCCAGATGAGCTACAATCTAAGATAAAATCATATGATGAACTTGTTGATGAATACACTAATAACAAATCTTTTTCCTTAGAAGCTTCTCTTGTAAATCAATATAACGATATTATTGAATATATCAAAAAATATTATCCCGAAACTACATACTCTTCTATTCAACAGCAGTATATAGGTTGGAGTAATATAACATCTGTGTATTATGATGTCATTGATTTATATTCTTATCTTAATAATTCTATGATGCCGACATGGAAGCAAGAGGATAAAACAGCGGCATCTCAATTAGCTTTGCTTACTCCATCTAATTTGTCTCCTGTAGCGGTTACAGATGTAAGTAAGATATCTGTTTACACTGCTAACAATGCAGTTCTTGCGATGGCAAAAGCAATCATTGATACTTCCATTTATAAGATTGAAATTCTTGATGGTTCTACACTTAAATCTCAAACATGGACTGGTCGCTTCAAATTAACCAATTATTCTGACAGTAAAGACACGGCTGAAATGAAAGATGTTATAAGTATTGAAATCAACGATGATTATATTGCTTACGTTAATCAGCAAGTAGATAAAGCGATGGGTAAGGTTAATGATCAAGGTCTTCAGGATATTTATAATACTAAAGATATTAACAAATTCAAGGAAGAAATTCACAAGTATTCTGCTCAAAGATTGACTTCTTACCAATCTGCTTATCAGTCAGCAATTAATATTCTCACTGAACAAGGTGTCGCATCTAATTCTTCTGATCTACACGATTCTATTTATCTCCCATATTATGAACGTTTTATCGCATTAGAGACTGAATTATCTTATAGAAATTCCCAATTAGACACAATCACAGGACTTGAGAAATATATTGAGGATTTAATATCTAAGACTCATAATGAGCTTGATTTTGAATCGTATATAGGTGAAGAATATTGGAAATTGTTCACTTATTATAGGCGTGAAGATGATTATAGTAACGAGAATTATATATCTGATGGACTGACCAATACTGAATTAATTGATAAAGCTAATGAATTATTGGTAGTTGCCAAGAAAGAATTAGTTAAATCTGGTGAGAAGCAATTCACTATCTCAGGTACATTGCAAAATCTCCTTCTATTAACTGACAAAGACGGAAACAGAATTTTCGAACCTATTCTTGATGATTTTACTTTGGGTAACTTTATCAGAACTAAGATTGATGGGAAAATTTATGTAATGAGATTGGCAGATATTTCAATTTCCTATGGAGATTTAAGCAAATTATCTGTCACATTTTCGGATGCATATAGATATGGAAGTCCAGATGTTAATATAGTTAAAGACATTCTTACAAAATCACAATCTATGGTATCAAGCTACTCTTCTACTGTTAAGCAGGCAAGCCAAGGTGAGAAAGCCAATCTTACATTTGAAAGATTGCAAAAAGAAGGATTAGATTCTGCTCTCTATAGTGTTCACAACACTAATTCAACTGCAATATTTGATGAGCATGGTATTCTTATTAGAAGTTATGACGATGTGATTGATGATTATAAAGATGAACAGGCACGAATTAATGCTAATGAATTTGTGTTTACGACAGATAGGTGGAGAACGGCAATTACTGCATTAGGAAAGCAAAAATATACTCTTAATGGAGTTACACATGAAAAGTATGGTTTGAATACACAGTTTGTAATATCTGGTCTTATGGTTGCAGGTGATATATATTCGGCTAATTATTCTAATCTTAATAATGAATTAAAAGGAACACATATAAACCTTGAAACTGGTGGCTTCGAAATGGCTGACGGAAAGTTGATATATGATGCTAAAACTCAAAAATTAAGTTTAAAGAATGTAGAGTTATCAATTAACTTTAATAATGAAGAAAAAGATATTACAGATATTGTTGGAGATACCATTGTTTCTCAGACTATGCATTACTTAGTTTCAGACAAGTCTGAAGGAATTACTATAGAGTCTCAAGGATGGACAACAGATATCCAGTATGTGTCTAATGAGAAAAGATATCTTTGGATATATATAACTAATACCAAGTCAAATGGTGATACTGAAAATACGTCTCCTATAATTTATGGTGTATATGGCAAAGATGGAGAAAAAGGTGAACAAGGTATTCAAGGGGATACTGGTTCGTCATATTTTACATGGATAATGTATGCCGATGATACTAACGGTACAAATATATCGGATACCCCACTTAGTTCAACTCAATATATTGGTATAGCAACTAATAAAGAAAGCGAAAACAAGAGTAATAATCCTAAAGATTATACTTGGAGTAAATACATAGGAAATGATGGCGTGAGCGTAACAACTGTAGTTCCTATATATTTTTCGTCCAATTCAAAAGATACTGCACCTATTGCACCAGTTAATGTCATTGAAAATAATGATACAGGATATGGACATTGGACGCTGGGCACACCATTGTATAACGAATTATACCCTTATTACTATACATGTAATCAAATTCTATATTCTAATAACGTATATCAATGGAGTATTGTTGTTAGGGATGGTGCAATTGAGAATATTGCCAAAACTGCTTATGATGCAAAAAAGGATACCGAAACTATCTCAGTAAGCATTTCTCAATTTGATAAAGATATCAGTTCTTTGAATACTTTTAGAGAAAGTTCTGACGAAAAAATTAATGACTTGTATGAAAAATATAATGATGAAATCGGTGTAATTAATCAGCATTTTGATTTCACTAAGGACGGTATTTTTATTAGTGCAACCGCCGACTCAGATGTTAAGTTATGGCTGAGAAATAATCAAATTGTCTTTGTTGATAAATATAATAATAAACTAGCTTATTTCACTGATCAAATGCTTAATGTCAATAAGGTTAATACATCTGATTGGTCGCAAATTGGTAACTTCAAATGGATACCATCTGCATCAGGTGGATTAAGATTAGTCAAAGTAAGTTAATGTGAAAGGAGTAATAAATGGCGCAATTAGTAGTTGAAGGTTCAAATGGTCATCATTATTTTGAACTTAATGTTTTTGAAACCTCTTATGACATTTCAAGTAATTCAAGCGAAGTATATTATTCCTTGAATCTTGATGAATATGGTGGAGGGTGGAACTGGGATTGGAGCGGTTCACCAGATAGAATACAAGCACATGTTACAATCGATGATGAAGATTTTTATAGCAATATTCCTGTATTTGATTGCGAAAAAATTACCATTATATCTGGATATAAAACAATACATCATAATTCTGATGGAACAAAAAATATTGATTTTAGTTTCGAAGTAAACGATACTACTGGTCAATATTATACTTGTGGTGATGCAAGTGGTTCTAGTGATATTGATTTAACGACTATTCCTCGATCTGCATCATGTGAATCATTTTCTAAACCAAGCGATTTATCTGGTACATTTTCTGTATCATGTGCAACTCAAACAGACTCTTATTATTATAATCTAAGAATTAGTATCCCAAATATAATTAAAATTAAGGATATTGAATTAGGTAATAGAGGGGCTTATTCTTTTTCTGCTACTTTTTCTTTTAACAAATCCGAGAGAGAAAATATATATAATAGATATAATAATCAGAATTCTGTAACGATAGGAGTTGTTGTTGAAACATACTCTGATTCTGGATATTCAAATAAAATTGGTGAAAGTGACGAACTTACGCAAGTTGTAAGTTTTGTTTCGTCAGAGGTGCAACCAGATATATCTTGTGTAATTTCAGATCCAACAAATTTTAAAGATACTGTTGGTGGAGGAAAATTCATACAAAACATTTCTAAGGTTATGATTACTCCGAGTGCCAAAATGAAATATGGTGCAACTTTTTCAAATGCAAGAGTATCTTTAGATGGAATGACTTACACAAGTAGTTCCTTATCTTCAATAACAAGTAACGTTATTAAATTTTTATCTCTAAATTCTATATCTGACAATCTTCCATTAACACTAACTATAACAGATTCAAGAAATATATCTTCTACTTATTCAACTAATATCGAAGTATATAGATATATATATCCTTATGTAGATATTTTTGAAGCCGTAAGATGTGATGATAATGGGACTCCAAATGAAGAAGGATATAATATAAGATTAAATATTAGTTCGTACATATATAAATTAAATGACAATACGCATACTTTTACGGTTAAAATTAAGAAAGCATCTGACTCTACTTATAATAGTATTGATGAACTTACTGATTTACCTGGTGTATATGATACTTCAACTGGAACATATAAATTTGAAAATAATGCCATAATTAAAGGTGCGTCTACCGAATATTCATATGATATAATCTTGATCTTAAATGACACTATCAAAGGCGAATCCAGCCGCCATATTAGATTAGGTGTGGGTTATTCTTTAATTGATATTCATCCTTCGGCAAAAGGCGTAGCTTTTGGTAAAGTGTCGGAATATGAAGCTTTTGAATGTGCTATGCCATCCAGATTCACAAAAGATGTTTTGATTACAAATAATCTTAATGTGGGAGGAACTAGCATAGTTCAAGATCTTATTGGTGACACAGCAAAATTCACTGATATTAAAATAGATGATGGCTTAGAAATTCCTGTACTCTATGATAAATTAAATCAACGAGCCACAACAACATCATCAGATAAAGAGGCATTCCAGCGTTCATGGACTATTAATGGCACTGGTTTATTTATTCTTAATGCCGCAGTATGGACTGATACGACTAGCGATTATGGAACTACTGCTTGTGCTATATATGTTAATAGTGCATGTGTTACGGCAAATACACATCGTTATGGAGAATCATCAAATGCCGTTGAATTAGACGCAGGAGCGACATTTGTGTACTGGTTTCAAAACGTAGAAAATGTAAGTGTATTGCTAAAAGCAGGTTCAACAAAGACTGGAACAAAGACACTTACTTATACCTCTCAAGGTTTATTTGGTTTAACAGTATTGGAAGCTGCTTAAAGGAGTATATATTTCATATACTCCTTATTTTATTAGAAAGGAGAAAAAGATGCAAACAATTGCTAAAATTTCACTGGATTTGTACAACAAGAACATTGTTAAGGTATCGGCAAAACAATATGATACTGGACGTGGAATCGAAGTTACATGTACACACAATGGCATAATATACGATGTTGATACTAATACTACAAGTGCCTTTGTACGATTTAAGAAGCCAGATGGTTTTAATGTCTTTAATCAATGTGAAATTGTAAATAATAGAATCATGATTGAATTAACACAGCAAATGTTGGTCGTTCCAGGTAAATGTGATGTAGATGTCATGATTATGCGTAAAGTATATTCATTAGGTGAAAAGTCGATTGATGATATTATTCAGTTAGATGCACCCATAGTATCAACTATGAATTTTACACTCAATATTGAACCGATTCCTATTGATTATGATGATATTGAATCTTCTTATGAATTCGATGCACTCACAGAAGCTTTGGCTCATTTAGACAAACAAGATAAAATCATCAAAGACTTCCAAGACGATTTGAAAAATCATAAGTTTGTTTTAACAGATGATAAGAATGTAGCAAATGGAATTGCCCCTCTTGATATAAACAAAAAAATTCTTAGTGAAAATATAAATTTTGGTACTACAACTGGAACTGTGTTTGAAGGTAGTCGTGGTAAGACTGTTGAAAGTAATTTAGATGCACATGTTACGAATAGGAGTAATCCTCATTCAGTAACAAAGTCTCAGGTAGGACTTGGAAACGTTGATAATACAGCTGATGCAAATAAATCTGTTAAATACGCTACAAGTGCAGGTTCAACTACTACAGCTACAAAAGCGACACAAGATTCAGCTGGTCAGCAGATTAATACAACATACATTAAAAGTTTATCTGTAAGTGGCAAAGTAATTACTTATGCCAAAGGCGATGGAACTACAGGTACTATTACTACGCAAGATACAAATACAACGAATACTACGGGTTCAACAAATACATCAAGTAAGATATTCTTGGTTGGTGCTACTTCACAAGCAGCATCTCCCGTAACATACTCTCATGATACGGCTTATGTTGGAACCGATGGATGTTTATATAGCAACAGCACTAGAGTTGTGTCTGAAGTAACGCAATCTACAGAACCAACAATACAAAAAACTGGTGATTATTGGATCATCGAGGGATAATTGAAAGGAGGAAATAAAATATGGCACTTTCATCTGGTTATAAAAAAATAACTAGAACACAAAAACAGTCCGATGGAAATTATAAAAAAATTTCTGAATGGACATCTTCTACAAGTGTTGAACGTGATAATGGTGAAACAATAGAAACTTCAGTATCAAAATTAGAGAGCGATCTATCTTCTCTTTCTAAGACGGTTACGAACAATAAAACTTCGTGGGGAGATAAATACACTAAAAATGAGATTGATAATAAATTTTCTACTTTGGAAACAAACATTGATTGGAAAGAGAGTGTAGCAACGTATAGCGACATTGCAAAAACGTATCCTAATCCTGCTGATGGATGGACGGTAAACGTAAAAGACACAGATTATACATATCGTTACAATGGTACTGGATGGGTTGCTATTTCTGCAAATGCAATTCCAAAGGCAACTACTTCGGTTGACGGTTTATTAAGTAAAACAGACAAAGCACACTATGATGATGCTTATTCAAAACGACACACTCATAGTAATAAGTCCGTTATTGACGGAATTACATCTACTTTGGTTAATAACTGGAATTCTGCAAAAACTCATGCCGACTCAGCACATGCTCCAAGTGATGCACAAGCAAACGTAATTGAAACTGTAAAGGTGAATGGGACTGCTCTTACACCTTCTTCTAAAGCTGTGAATGTAACTGTACCTACAAAAGTTTCTCAATTAACAAATGATAGCGGATATAAAACAACGGATAACAATACAACATATTCATTGTCTAAATCAGGAAGCACTATTACTCTTACTGGTTCTGACGGTAGTAAGACTTCTGTATCCGATTCGGATACTAATACATGGAGAGGTATACAGAATAATTTAACAAGTACTTCTACAACGGATTCATTATCTGCTTTTATGGGAAAACAATTAAAGAGTATGATTGATACACTTATAACAACAGGTTATTATGATACCATGTGGTCAAACGACGCAGGTAGTATGAATTATTATATAAGATTTTCGACTGGTATTATGATTATGGTCACAATAATTCCTGATGGATGGTCAGTAGAAAATAATACTCATTATATTTATCCTGTATCATTTATAAATAACAACTATGCCTTAATAGCAGTAGATAATACAAGTACTAATGGACAAACTAGTGGCGGCTTTGATAGAAGAATCCCTATGATACGTCATGAAAGAAATTATTTTACTGTATGGTCAAATTCAGTAACTCCTGGCGATGATAACTTTTACAATGAAGGTATAGAAGATAGTATGAGCGTTATTTGTATAGGAAGATGGAAATAGGAGGTAAAAATGTCAGACACAGCAATAGAAAATACATTATATGTTGTATACACTTCTCAGGGTGTTTTTATTGGATTTTATGATGATATTGAAGCAATTAATTCAATTTTGCAAGAAAATAATGAATACATATATAAGCCAATTACTCGTGAGATACGAGATTTTATATTGTCAGAACCATTTAATCCAGCAAAAGATATTTTATTTAATATGAATTTTCTCACATCTGAGGTGAATATTATTGATGATAAAAAGTATTTGTTACAAGAATATTCTAGTGCCATTATAGATATGGAGAAAATAAAAAATAAAATGTGTAAAAACATTAAAACAAAATGTGGTGAATATATTACTAGCGGATTAAGTATACAACTGTCAGATGGTTCAGAAAAGGACTTTACATACTCTTTAGAAGACCAAATAAATATTAAATCATTTGTTGATAATTTTAAGTCTGGAGATATGCTTGTATATCATGGTACAGGTGAAATGTTTAATTTATATTCATATGATGATATCTTAAAAATATACAAAGAACTCGAAAATAATAAGATATATAACCTAATTTACACAAGTGTATTATGTCAATATATTATGAAAGAATACACTGAAGAAATGTATTGCAATAAAGAAATAATTGGATATGGTTATTCCAATGAACAAATTCTAAAGGAGGTAAATACTCAATATGAAGCACAATTATTACAGTGAAAATGGATCACAAATAAAGATTATTCATCTTCCTGGTAGTGGTTTAGAAGAACATCGTGAACTTGCAGAATATAACCTTGATAGAAGTTTTAATATATCAAAAGATTTATCAATTATATCTGTTATGAATAGTCAGTGCGAGAAAGATTCGTTTATTCTTAAACAGTGTGAATTTAATAATATTAAATTACTTAATACTGCTTCTGATGTAATATTTTGGAATAACCCTATTAAGATTGAACATATTCTTGAATGTTTAAGAAAAGTTACAACTAAGTATGCACTTATTCTTGATGGCAGAGATACTGTAATTACTGGAGATTTAGATGATTCATTTATAGAAAAATATCTTGCATTTGATACTCCAATAGTTTTTAATGGTACACCAGTTGCTTATCCAAGTAGTCCTATAATTGAAAGTTTGCAAGAAATTATTAAAATCAAAGGAAAACAAAAATATCTTAATGCTGGTGTATGCATTGGAGATAAAGATAGCCTTATTTCCTTTTACACAAAAGCACAAGAAATAAAAAATAATATGTTTAATAACAATAACTCAGAACAATATCTTATTAGACTGACAAAGAAAAGAAATCCTAAGTTAGCAACTGTTGATTACAACAACAATATATTTAGAATTGTTCATAAATATGACTCTAAAATTATTGAAAATGAAAATGGAGATTTTATTATCAGTTAATAAAAAAGGGGGAAGTAATATTGAATATACTGATATGTGGATATGGCAATATTGGAAAACACATAGAAAAAGAATTCTATAAGTTAAAACAAGCAATTAGTGTATATGATAAATATAATAAATCTTTCTCAGACAAAGATATATTGAATGATAAATTTAATTATGCATTCGTTTGTGTTCCTACAGAAATGAAAGAAGATGGTTCTTGTGATACGTCTGAAATTGAATGGATAATACCTAAAATTAAAGCAGATGTTATTATAATTAAATCAGCTATTCCTGTAGGAACTTGTGAATCTTTTCATCTTGAAAATATAGTAATAAGCCCCGAATATTATGGAACTACACAGCATAGCCTTGAATCTCCTAATTTTGTTATTCTAGGAGGAAATAAAACATACTCTTCTATGTGTGTAGAACTATATTCCAAGGTAAAAGATGGATCGTTTAGATTTATTTTTACAGACTGGCGTACGGCAGAATTGGCAAAATACATGGAGAATTGTTGGATTGCTACAAAGGTTACATTTTGTAATGAATTTGCCAAAATTGCTGAAGCATATGGAATAAATTATCCTGAATTAAGAGAATGCTTTGTTGCAGATGAAAGAGTAAGTTCATCTCATACATATGTTTATAAAGATAAACCTTATTATGATTCTCATTGTTTAAACAAAGACATTCCTGCACTATTAATGATGGCAAAAGATAATGATATTCAAACACCTCTTATGACAAGCATTTTTAAGATAAACAACCAAATAAAAAATAGTAATACATCGGACAATAATACCATTTAAAGTATTAATTATGCGCATAATGCAAAATTAAAAATGAGATTTATATAATGAAATAGGGTAGTTGAGATTTTATTCTCTTCTACCCTATTTTTTACGATTTTATATGGTATAATTATTTCAGTTGATATTTGTGGAGGTATTTATGAAAGAGGGAATTGAAGCTTATATTATTGAGAGCAATTTAAAGGTTAGAAAGGTAACTGTCGCTCATGTTACTGGTAATCTTGCTACTGTACGATTTGAAGAAGGTGGTGGTATTAGAGTTCCTATTAATAGATTATATGGATCTGAGGAAGAGGCTGCTAAAGAATTGAAATATAAAACCGAAGCGAAAAAACCGCCTCATAACTATTTGAACGGACAATTGTTATAAAATAAATTTAAAGGAGATGTATTTTATTATACACCTCCTTTTTTCTTAAAATGTAGAATGTAGACAATTTCGGAGTAAATCAATATAAATTATTTAAAGCTACATTACCAGTTTCTTTAATTATATCTGTATAATGATTTGTGTATATAAGAATTGTTGTCTTTAAATCCTTATGTCCCAACCTCTTTTGGATATACACAAAATCTGCACCGTTTTCTCTTAGCATCATTCCATGTGTGTGTCTTAAGCTATGAGTATCATATTCGGGGAAATTTAGTTGCTTATGAACTACACTTGAAATATTTTGAGTGGTTCTTGAAGTTACATAAGATCCATCTTCTCTCCTGCAAACGAAATCAATCTCATTTTTTGACGGTGTTTGAGATATTTTATTTATTGGCACAACATCATCTGTTTTAGCATATACAATTGTATCTTCGCAATAATAATGATTGTAATGTTCATCATAATAATCTCTTGCTTTTAATTGTTTATTGTATTCTTTTTGTAATGTCTCTAATAAAATATCATCAATTTCTATTGTTCTATATGAATTATATTTTGGAGCAGAAAAATACCAAAAGCCATTGGATTCTGATGTTCCATTTGTTCTCTTCTTTTCTTCCTCTGTTCTTTTCTCTCCTTCATCCCACTGCACCTGTCTATTAACAGAAAGTGTTTTATTTTCGAAATCAATATCTTTCCATGAAAGAGCATATATCTCACTTAATCTTAAGCCTGTATGATAACCAATCATTAATGGAATATACGCTGATGTACCTTCGGGAAACCTCTTAAAAATTTTATCTATAATATCTTGAGGGATGTATACATGTTTCTTAGTTTGAGTTTTTACGTCTGGCTGCATTTTTGTTGGTATAACCAATCTAGTTGCAGGAGAAGATAATATATAATGTCTATCAAGTGCAAAGTTAAATGATTTTGTTAATAATCCTTTTATTGTACCAATAGTGTTGGTAGAGAAACCTTTATTGTACATGTCTGTAATAAAATCCTGCAATACATCTTTTGTTATAGTCTTTAATCTGTATGATCCAATCTGAGGCTTAAGATACAATCTTATCTTTTTTTCATAAGTTTCTATTGTAGTTTTCTTACAAGTAAGTTTACAATCTTTTTCTATCCACAAATCGAGAAAGTCAGAATACGACATATCTGAAGGTTCTACAACTTGTCCTACATGTTCATAAGCTTGTTGTGCAATCTTACCTGCTTCTCTTGCTTCTCTTTTAGTCGCAAATCCTGATTTAGTTTTTCTTTTTCGCTTACCGTCTACAGATGCAATCTCAAAAGCATATTCATACACGGTTTTACCCGATTTAAGTGTTCTAGCTTTTATAAATAATTCGCCCATATTGCTCCTCCTTTTTAATATAAAAAGTAATATGTACGATAGCATAATAACACCTAGAGTCTACAATGTCTACACGAATCTGAAGTCTACAAGAAAAATTTTCGTAGACTTCTCGTAGACTTTTGTGTGGTATTAACTTGTAGACATTAAAAAGACCTCTATGCTAAATTGCACAGAGGTCTTGAAAACCGCTTATTTC